CCCATTCAGACATAATCTGTTCATATTCTTTCATATCTAATGAAAATAATTGAAAAAAATATCTAAAAAATTCCCATCTCCAGTATAATTTTCCTGTTTTTCTGTATTCAAAATACCAATATTCTTTTTCACGGTCAATAAACCATATAGAATTATTATATGGAATTATTTCCACATTTGATAAATCATCATATAATTTATCAAAAATTATTTTCTTTAATCTTAAATTCATAATTGCAAACATAACGAAATTAATTTAAAAAAATAATTTTGTTATGTTAATTTTTAATTTTACAAAATTTTGAGTCGTATCCAAAAACAATACAACGAAGAATGTCCATTTCTTTTCTATTTGGTTCAAAAAAATCGTTTTTAGTTGGTTTATGTCCATCAAAAATTAATCTCATATTTTGATATTCTAATTCAATAATTCTAGATATCATTTGATTTCTGTTCTGTTCTGTCATTGTTATTTAAATATTCTGAATTTATTATTCTTAATGATTTTGATAATATTTCTGATTCTTGTAATGAAAAGACATTTTTAGTGTAAGCCATTTCAATTGCTTTGTTTATCACATAATAAGATTGATGTTTATTTATGGAATCAATAAAATTATCAATATCTGATGGAGAATAATATACAATACTTTCAAATAGATAACCTAAAGGTTGTTTTTCTTCGTTCATAACGTAATGTTAATATATTTATATTAGTGAAATATATGAATAAAAAACAAATTAGTGAAGCAACAGGTTCAGGAGGCTCTGGACATTTTAAAGTTCCAATAGTACTTGCACCTCAAAAATGGGAAAAAGACCAATTAGAACCTTATACAAATCCTGTTTATAGTTATATAAATGCTGAATTAGCTTACGAAGAAGCTGATGAAGATTTTATAGAAACTCCTGAACAAAGAAAAAAAATTGAAGCTAAAACTGAAAAGATATCGGCATTAGATACTTATCTAAAAAAATTCTATACATACCAAAATGATGACGATGGTAGTAGTATTGGTCAGTTAGAAGATGAACCTGGAGGAAAAATAGAAGAACAACTAATTAGAGAAGATTTAGCTGTTTGGTTTGGAACAAAGAAAAAACCAAAAGGAAGTTCTCAACCTAAAGGACCTTGGGTTAATATATGTAGAAAAAAAGAAGGTGGCGGTCATCCTCCTTGTGGTAGACCTGATGCAAGTGATAAAGGTTATCCTAAATGTAGAGCAGCTGGAGTTGCGTCTAAAATGACTGACTCTCAAAAAAAATCAGCATGTCAACAAAAAAGAAAAGCAGAAAAAACTCATTCTAAATCAGGTACAGGAAACAAACCTAAAATGACTCACTATAAACCTAGAAATGAGTCATTAAAAGAATTAATTAAAAAGATTATTAGAGAAAGTATTAATTAAGATTCTCTAAAATTTTCTTTAAAGAATGTTTAATATTATTAACAATTTTTTCTTCTAATTCAACTTTCTTTTTTTCAGAAATATAATTGAATTTATCTATAATATCTTGAAAACATTTGTTATCTTCTATATAAACACTATAACTATAGATATGGTTTATAATATGAACAACTCTATTTTCAATAGTTACTGACATTTCTTTTTCCTCATTTACAACAAATCTTTTGTTTGATATCGGAGTATATATAAATTCTGTTTCAGGAAAGTCCATCAATTTTAAAACTATCTGAGTACAAGTATTAACTTCCTCAGTAACTGGAGGCTTTGGGTCAAATTTGTCTCTAAGATATAAAAAAACATTAAACAGTAATCCAGATTTCTTTATCATTTTTATAAATTATAAAACAAAGATAATAAAATTTTTTAACAATAAGCTCCTGAGCAATGTTTTTTTCCGTCTAATCCTTTTATTTTACCTTGACATACTTGAACGGCAAACCCATTTCCATAAGCGGAGGGGTAAATTTTAAATTTTGCCTTTGCAGCTGCTTTTCCTCTTGCACATAATTTAGTACCAGTTTTTTTTGCACCCTCAATCATCACATCTTCTTCATCATTCATATCACCTCTTTTTGTTTCATTCATCATAAAATCAAACACTTGGTCAATATTTTCCTTCGCAACTGTTACATGGTCATCAGCCCAATCGTGACCATTCATTAAAATATCATCAATTTGATTTGGGTCTAATTCCATTAATAACTCACACTGTCTTTTAATTTGTTCTAAATTACTAAAAAACATGTAGTTTGGTGATTCTTGTTCTTTTAAAACTTTTTTAACTAAGTTTTGTAAATCAGTTTCTGTTAGTTTAATTATTTTACTCATTTTTTATTTACTATTTGAAAGGTTAATTGTTTTTTATAAGTATCTTTTTCTCCGCTAGTATTCACTTGAATATCAACATAATATTCATTAGGTATTTTATCTCTCATATCGAATATAAAATAATATTCATTTGGTGTTCTATTAATTGGTGTCCAATCTTGAACTTGAACTTCGGTTGTTCCTTCTTTAACATATACTCTATAAAATGCAGAAACATTTAATAATAATTGTTGTCCTGTATATGCCTTTTTGATTGTTACACCAACTTTTCTTATATCAGAATTTAATATTTTTTCATTTTGTAATATCCCATAAAAGTCAAATCCATAAATTTCCGGGTCTTTGGATTTTGAACCTATTGTTATTCCTGCGGTATAATTTTGTAAAATAAATTGATTTGTAACATTAGGTATACTTTGACCATTTATTGTTAATCCAGACCATATATCAAAATATTCGCAAGGAGTGGGACTACCAGAAAAACCATTTGGAACTATAACTTCATAAACACCTTTAGTTCTTAAACAAGTTGTTAGTGAACCCATACCTGAAATTGCAACACCATTCCTATCTTCAATTCTAACAAAAGGTAAATTGTCTAAATTAACTAAATCTCCATTTTGATATATATAAAGAAATAATTTATTTTCTTGATTTTTTAAAAATAAATTTCTACCATCTTGAATTAAATCATTATAATTTGTTAAAAGATATGGTTGATAAAATGTTTGGGTATGCCTTGAAAAGAACGCAACACTATAACTGTCAGTAAGACCTGTTATATTCTCAATTTGAGGTAAATAAGCAATTCCCCAGCCAGTTACACCTGTAATGGAACCGTCTAATACACCTTGAATTTCATCTGTCATATCCATTTCAATATCTTCGTCACCAAATTCAAAATGTTGTCTTGCAATGATAGTTAAACCTGAATAATTAACTACTCCACTATTCTTATTATCATAAATTCCTGGCTGAGACCAATTTGATATTGTTGTTGTTTGATACCAATTGGATGGTCTTGTTGAGAAATCTCTACTATCAACATAAGTTAATGGTGTAGACCCACCATAAGGACTATTTTTTGTTATATTAAAATCGTTATAGTCATATCCAACGCCCTCATCCCAATATTGTGAGTTTCCTGTATCTCCTGATATTTTTGGAATTCTAAAAAGTATTAAATCGAATGACGTTGCCCTTCTTCTTTCATTTGACATGAATGTGTTTAATAACTCATTGTCAAATGATGATGTATTGGTCATTTGAAGTGTGTGAGTCATCGCTGAAGTACATCCTGTTGATATAACACCTGATTGGATATCATTTCTTAATAAACTTAAATCTAAATCAAATATAAATCTAGTGTATCCGTAATTTGGTACGATTAAATCTGATGCACCAAAGTTTAATTCAATAACAGGATTTCTACCTGTATTAACAATTGAATTAGAAACTATTGTATTATTCTTATTTATGTATGACCTTAAAATTGACATCAATCTTTTTCAATAAATATCAATTAATTCGAATATTCTCATTAAGTATTTTATTTACGGCATTTTGTAGCTCTGTAAGTATTTGTACAGTTGTTGTTCCGTCTTGAGTTACAGGTACGGGAGGAAGACCTGGATAAGCGTGAGTATGTGTTGTAAGGAATCTAACAATCAAATTAATCAATTCTAATAATTCTTCTCCTCTAACCATACTTGAAGTTTTTGGAATTATTTCATCTGAAAATTTTTCACTTGAGATACCGTATAATGTATCATTAAAATTTATTGTTCCTTTTCCTGGTATTGAAGAAAAATGCGATAATAAAAATAATTTATCTGCACCTAAAGCGCCATATACTGTGGGGGAATTAAGATATTTTGATTGTGGTACTTTTATAGTTTTAATATCTGTTGGTTTACCTACTTTATTTTTCGCATAAATTAATCCAAATCCACCTTGATTTAATGCGGGGAATAATTTTATTGAATTAAAAATTTCTGTAACATTGTTAGTTGCTTCAGAACTTGATTTATTAAAACTTGATGGATTTATTGAAGAATATGTTAAGTTATTTGGTCTATAAAATATTGGAAATTTATTATTGTTATCTGAAAACAACTGAATACCTGAAGTAGTTGTAGTCTTGTCATTACAAGTTTTAATAAAATTATTAATAAATGCAACTGTTTCTACTTTAGATAATGACGAAAAATATTCAGATGCGATTACTTTTTTTAAATTTTCATCAATAACGCTATCAACTGTAATATTTTGTGAATTTGTCGATAAATCAGGTTTTAATTGATATAAATAAACATTTCCTGTGAACTTATCTTGCATATTTTCAGGATTAGTAATAACCCATTCTATCAAATATTTTACACTAACAACTAATTCATTTAATTCTATTCTAGTTTTTGTTGGTTGTGGTATTTTTACTGATTGAAATTTAGATAATTGTAAAAATCCTCTTTGTGGGTTACCAACAGGAACCATATTAGGTTCAAGAGTTTGACCTTTAAATTTACCTGCCCTTAATAAAACTTCATTTTCTTTAACAATTAAATCGGCGCCACCTCTACCTAAAATAGCATTATCTCCTGGTTGAGGAAACACTCCTTTATGAATTTCTTTATCCGTATAAGTTCCATCTTGATTTTTTAATGGTTTAGGATTTTTTATTTGCATACCGGTACCTGTAAATTTATTAGCACCTTGACTAAATTGAAAACTAGAAGATGTTGGAGAATAAAAATTACTTTGTACGTAATATTGATTTTGATATGGGTAATCTTTGTTTAAAAAAATAATTTGAATTAATTCTGCAACCTTTGGGACTTGATATACAAAATATGGTAATAATGGAGTGAAAATAAAAGGGTCTCTCTGTGTCCATTTATCTTTTTCTTCATCCCACGGAGGAGATGTAATTGCAGCTAAAACTGCTTCATAAGAAGTATTATTTGGAGGTGCAAGTAATTTACCCCTAACTCTTCCCAACATTAATGGGTCTTCATTATCTAAAACCTCGCATTGAAAAAGTATTGGTCCACTCATTTTGTTCTTGTTTGATATTCTTTAAGTGTATTATTATATAATTCTTCTACTGTATCTAAATAAATTGTTAGATTTATTATATTTTGTTTTGTTATTTCAAAATCAGAAGATAAGTCGTCCATAAATTCAATTAATTTGGAATTTGGTAAATTCTTTAAATTACTTTGTTCTTTAACAATATTTTCAAAATTTTCTTTTATCATATTATACGGATTTTCCAAAAATTTCAACGTAACCTCCTGTTAATGGTGGTACAAGACCAAATGCCTCAACCTTACCATTTTCTGATTGTTCTTTATCTGACCCAGAATGAATTGATTCCATAAAAATGTTCATAAAGTTAGGAGAACCATCAGGCATTGGTCCTGTTGGTACACCTAAAGATTGTAATTCTTGTAAAGTGTTTATTGTCGCTCTTTCAGGTGAAAACCCTGGTAAAAATTTAGTTAATGCAAGTAATGGTATTGGTATTGTATTTTGTCCAATACCAACACCATTAATTAATTTTAACAGAGCTAATATATCTTCAACTAATGATTTACATTTTCTATAATCGCTTAATAGTTGGGCAATTGCTAAAGCGATTCCAACCAATCTTAAAATAATTGTATATTTTTTGGCGGATTTTGATTTTCCAATATCTTTAATAATAACACTAAGTAAATTTATAATATCTTTTTTTAAAATTTCAAAAAGTACTTTTAAATAAAGAGCTCCTATTTTTGAAACAACATTAATATTAAATTGTTTGAATACTCTAACAAAATCAACATTATTACCAACAATATTATTTACTTGACCATTTAGAGTATTCCCTGATTGAATATAAGTATTTCCAGAAGTTATTGCATTATTGTATGTATTTTTTGCGCTAGATTCTACAACTGATAACATTGTGAATATTGGTAATAAAACTTTTGGACTTAATACAGAGGAAGCAATTGCTAATGGTAATTGTTTTAATATATTTTTATTAATTGATAAAGAAATATTTACATTTGAGGGTATTTTCCATGAAGGATTTTGAGATAAAGTGTCTATAATTTTTTCTATTGACGAAACTTGTTGTTCAGGAGTTTGCCCACTTAACGCATCCCTAAATAGTACTAATTCGTCTATAATTGTATCATAATTAACAGGAAGTTTAACGTTATCGCAATCTTCGAATTCAACAACACCATTTTGAATATTAGTAGTTCTTAAATTAATTTTTCTCAAATCTATGTCTGTAAACTCAAAAAAACTTTCATCAACACCATCCAATTCTGCAATTTTTGAAATACCACTAACATCAATTTCTTTTCTTGAATCAAAACATAACCCTAAAATTCTTTGAAGTAATAGATAAAATTTAGATTGATTTGACACATCATTAAATCCAAATTGGGCTTTTATATCAACTACTCCTGATATTATATTCATTAACTGAGCAGTCCAATTGACAGAATCAACTAATTTTATTGTACTATAATAATCTTTTAAAAATTCGCCAACTTTATTTACTGTGACGGCTGTATATGTACTACCTGTATGTGTGAAAGAATCTCTATTTATTAATATTACACGATAAAAATTACCTGAAACTCCAAATTCATTAGTCGTTGTATATTGAATATCAAATAAATCTTGTTGTGATTTTCCTTTATAATTTTTACCATATTGGGTGTAAAAAGACGTATTTAAACTATCTAATCTTAAATTAAGAGTTTTATTCATTGGAAATGGTTCATTTCCTCCAAATGGTTTAAATTTTATATCTACTGAAGGTTCTTGTTTTTCATAAAAAATTTTTCCGATTTTTGAACTTACCGGAGATTTTAACATATTTGCAATATCTAGTGATTGTACTGGAATATAAATTCCTTGTGATACAGGTTGTAATGGTAAAGGTTGTAATTCTAAACTATCTTTAGATATTCCAACATATGATTGTTCTTGAGAACAACCAAGCACTTTTAATGTTTCTTCGCTAAGAATTGTTTGTATTTCAGGTTCAATTTTTACAGAAGCTTCTAATAATTTTTTTCTTAAATATGTGAAAGATTCTGGTCCTTGACCATTTGTTGTACCAAATAGATTTAAAAGTTGGTCCATAGAAGTAGGAGCATCTCTTAAATATCTTTTTTGTTGTTCTGAAACTTGATTAAGTTGTGACGATAAATCTCCTATAGATTTTGAAACTGAATCACCTGCAGAGCTTTTTAATTTTTTCTTAGAACTAGAAATATCATTATATGTCTTAATTGATTCAATTTGACTATTCGCACTTTTCCAACTTTCAGCTAAATCTGTAGATTGCATACTATTTCATTTTATATGTTTCATTATCCGCAGAAATATCTTTTTCTAATAGATTCTGAATCAAATCGTCATCTAAGTCAGAAATAGTAAATGACTCTGTATTATTGTTAGATTTTTCCCAAATACCTGATTGTAATTTTGATAAACTTATCTTTTTTTCAACACAATCATTAACAATTTTTTGTTGTTTTTCTATCACAGGTCCTATAGTTGTCATGTCTTCAGCATCTTTTAACATGGCTAACATTTTATTTTGAATCCTTATCGCAGTATTTCTTTGTTCTACAAGTTCATTGTAAATTTCTTGCATTAGAGACAATATTGACTCTTTAGTAAAATTAATTTCTTTTCTTTGAGGTCTTGGCATAATGATAAATAGTTTTTAACTAATTTTTCATTTTAATTTGTATTGTTGAATACAATTTCTTAAATCTTTTAATGGAACCTCTTATTTCTTTGGTACTTAAATTTGTCATTTCTCTTAAAGAGAGTAAAATAACATTTTTATTAAATTTATTATTATCTGCGCTTGAAAATATTGTTTGATAATTGTCGAATAAATCTACAAGAGCATATCCTAATTTTTTTTCATTATCGTTTAAATTTTCCGTATCAACAAATTTCTTTAATTCTTTTAAATATTCTACAATAACAAAATCATTTTCTACAACATCATCATCAATTCTATATATCATGTCAGGTCTTTGTTCAATTACTGAGGATATATCTTCATATGATATTTTTCTATTTGTTTCTTTTTGGTCTTTAATTATTTGACCCATCAAATAATTCTTACATATTGTACCAAAATAAGAATATGCTTTTTTATTTTTTGAGGGTTTAAATTTATCAACTTTAGTCATCAAAAATGAATGAGTATCCATATTGATTTCTTCAAAGTTCATATCTTTTCGATATAATTTATATCGTCTAATAATAGATGAAATCATCTTATCTAGAGGACCTCTTAGAAATTCATTATATATTTTATTTTTTTCCTGAGAAGTTTCAGCAATTAAAAAATTTATAACAGCGTTTTCTTCTCGAATATCAAAATAATTTTCTTTAATTGATTTTCTACCTCTTTTTTTTGACGAAACATCTTCTGTTGTTGAAGATAGTGTTTCTTGCATTATAAGTTTTCTGTTTGATATTTTATGGACCTATCATCTACAAAAAAATACTCTTTTTTTGCTGTTTGAATCCAAAACTTAACTTCGTCTTCTAACATTTTTTCATCACCAAATTTATAATTCCAGAAAATAGAACCTTCTCTTAAATTAACATGTTTGTATCCTAATTTAGGTATTGTTAAAATTGGTACCGAATTATATGTTAATCTTAATAAAAATTCATAAATAAATGTTAATTTAATGGATGGTTTAAATCCTCCAAAATCTTCTATAGTTTGTTTTTTTATTACAGAACCAGCAGTTTGAAAATTTTGATAATCTTGTAATGTTTCATTAGTTAAATATCCCATTTCTTGTGCAAAATTTGCAGCAAAAGTAGCCTCATTTGTAAATCCGGCAAATGTATTTTTATCATCTGTCTCAACAACAACAGGTAAAAAAATCTGTACTTCAGGATACGATTCAATGTATTTTTTAACATTTTTAAACCATATTGATGAATATTCATCATCAAATTCAAATAAAGAAACCCATGTAGAATTTGAATTTTTTATACCAAAATTAACTTGGTCGGCGTAATTTGGAGTTTTGTCCCATAGTAATTTTCTTACATTCAATTCTCCAAAATCGTAATTATCTAAATGACTAATTAATGATTCTTCAGTAGTATGAATGATTAATACTTCTTCAACTTCAACTTGCTGTAGTTGAATGGATTTAATTGCCTTATCAAAATATTCTGAAAAATCTCTTGATTTTGATGATTTAATTGGCAATATGACGGAAACTGATAATTTATTACTCATATTATTCTTCGGTTTTAGAAAGTTGTTGTTCAAAAGAATCTGCTCTATTACTTATATATCCCTCAAACGTGGAAATAATTTTAGACTCAAATTCTTGTTTATTGGTATACTTTTTAACAGTATTTCTCATGTGTTCATATAGTTCTGGATTTATAGCGTCTTCTAACCAATTTTGTATAAAATCAGCAATAAAATCCGTAATTAATGTACTATCTGAAATCCAAACTCCATTATCTTCTGTCATCCATTCTGGTTTTAAATTAGGTATTTTACCAATAACAGGAACATCAGATGCCATGGATTCTAATGGGAAAGTTCCAAATCCACTTTCATTATCAATCCATACACTTAAAAAACATTCTTTTAGAGAATTGGCAAATTCTTTTTGAGATAACCCTCTTAAATCTCTAAATGTAAACCACCTATATTGTGGGAATTTCAAATAAAATGTTTTTATTAAATTAATAGTATCACTTTGTTCTTTAGAATGAACGCCAATAATTGGCATTGCTGGAAAATTTTTGGGAGAAAAATCTTCACTAATTAATGGTTCAATAATATCAAAACTAGATTGTCTCATTACTTTCTCAATATAACCTTTTTGTGTCTCACTTGTTGTTATACACTTTAAAAATCCAAATTGATTCCAAGATTGACCTGGTTGTAATGTTTCTAACATATATGCGTAAGATTGTGTTAATACAATTTTAGCACAAGGTAATTTTTTTATTTGTTCCATAATATATCCAAAAATTTCTGGAACAATAATAAAATCTTCTGGAGAAATTTCTAGATTTTGACCTTCAATTACTTTGTGTGGTAATTCTGTCATATATTCTTCACCTAACCAAGATGATACAGAAGTGTAATCATTTTTTTCATGAAGAATTATAGAATTAAATCCATTATCTTTTAATGTTTTTGCCATTTGGTAAATTAATCTTACCGAAGCCTTTGCATTTCCTTTTGTGTCTTGAACAAGGAAATAAATTCTGGCTTTTTTCTCTTTTAATATTTTAATAGAGTTTTTAACTTTTTCTTTTAATTCATTTTCCATATTAATAATAATTAATTAATTTTTTATTTAGTAAACTATTAAATGCTAATTTAAATGGAATACTAATATTACTATTCCCTTTAGTTCCTAATTTTTCATCCATTTCAATATCTTCACTTAAAATAATTTCTAATAATATTTTTACCATTTCATATTTTATAATATTGATTCTCATTTCTGTTCCTCCTGACATTTCAAAATCAGGTATGTTACCTATATCAATATATTTTTCGATTTGGTCTAAATCGATAAAATAATTTTCACCTAAAACTTCAATCATATATTTCTTTAATTTTATTCGTTAATTCCTTTAGATTTGATATTGAATTTGTAACATTAATATCTTTATTATACGAAGTATTAAATTTAATCACTTCTTTATCTTTTGGATGGTTTAATAATAGTTGAGGATTTGCTGTAAGTAAAATATCTATTGAATTCCACATAGAATTAATTGTTGATTCACTATAAAATTTTATAGTTTCTATTAAACATCCAAATTTAGATATGAAAAATAAAGAAGCTGGTTTTGATTTTCCAATTTCATCAGAAACAATTAAAATATCATGGAAATCTCTCATATCCAAATAAAATTCATTTAAATCCATCATACTTGAAATTTCAACAGAACCAGAATGTCCAAAAATTTCCATAGTATGTTCTTTATATAAAAAATCATAAAGTTCGTCATCATTTTTAAATGATAAATGATTCATTATATTTAATGATGTTAAATCAGAAATAACTTTATACTCAAATTCAGTTTCTTCTTTAAATGGATTTTCTATGTACCATTTTTCGTATTCCTGTTGTATTTTTTTTAAAGTGTCTCTTAATACACCATTTAACTCAATTCCAATTCTCATTCTTCGTATCTTTTTAAAATTTGTGTTATTAATGGATTCCTTACAATATCTTCAGATTTAAATTCAAATGTCGCAACATCATTCATATTTTGAAATTTATGTAATGCATCCCACAAACCCGTTTGTGTTTTATCTTTATGTCTATCAAATTGTTCCAAATCTCCAGAAATAAAAAATTTAGAATTAAATCCTATTCTTGTTAGAAGTAATTTCATTTGACTTGGAGTCGAATTTTGTGCTTCTTCAAATATTAATATTGAATTATCAATATTCATACCTCTCATATATGCTAAAGCAAAAACTTCAATCGCTTCAATTTCTTTTAATTTTTCTCTAATTTCTTTACCAATTATTTTATTTAAAAGATAATACGAAGGAAAAATATACGGGTCTAGTTTTTCTTCTACATTACCTGGTAATGAACCTAATTTTTCTTCGGCTTCAACTGCGGGACGAACAATGATTATTTTTTCATATGAAGTTTCTGGGTCAATTAAAAGGTCTACAGCGCATTTCATAGCTATATAACTTTTACCAACGCCTGCGGGACCAGAACAAAGAGTGATTTGATTTTTAGATAACTTATCATAATACTCTTTTTGACTTTCACTTAAAAACTTATCTTTTGTTTTTTTCTTAATAATGTTGTTGATTAATTGTTTTTTAGTTTTTTTTACTGAACTTTCAATTGCCGGTATTTGTACTGTGTTCTTTTTCATTTGTCTACCCATTATTTGTTTTTTAGTTTAAATTAATATATTTTACCCCATTTATGTATTGCTCTTTCATATTCTTTTTTGTAAATACCATCAATACTTTGTCTCATGGCTTTTGCTCCATCTGTAGTACCATTAGGATGTCCGTGAATCGCTCCACCAACATTTGCCATATAGTCAGTACCAATTTTATCTGTAACCCATTTAGTTAATCCAGGATGAAATCCACAACTTAAAGCTGGCATTACATTATGTTCGTTTAAAATTTTTACGGCATCAATTGTTTCAATTTCATCCCATTTATAATACCCACCAATCATACCTGCATGAATAAAATCGACCCCCATCATTCCTGCCAATTTGCAGATAACTCTCCAATCAATATGAAAATCATGATTCTTATTGGTTATGATTTTATCTCCTGATTTTTGAAAATGAACAAATATTGGAAGGTCTAATTCTCTAATTGCTTTATATACTCCAACACCACACCAAAAATTAACGTGGACTCCATTACCACCTAACTCATATACTTGTTTAACTCTATCAATTATGTATGGATAATCAGAATGAATTGAAACACAGTAAATTACATTTTTATCTTTTAGATAATCCATTATTAATGGAACTCTTTCTTCTATTTTACAAAAAGAAGGATTACTCATTATTTCATCTTCTTTAATAAAATTAACCCCACCATCAACTAGTTCTTTAACCATTTCTAAAAGGACCTTTGGTGAGATACCTGTTTTTGGTTTTATAATTGCACCTAACAATGGTTTATTAAAAACTTTTGTATATTCTCTTATACCATTAATTCCGAATTTGGGACCTAAAAAACAATCTTTTACTGATTTTGGAAATTCGATATCTATTACAGAGCATTTATTAATATTATCAATATCCATCTGTCCCCCCATTATATTAACTAACAGATGTGAAATACCATCAGTTTTAAAATCTATATTAATAATAGGGAAGGCGATTTTTACAATTCCTTTAGAGAGTGTTTCTAATCTTAATTCATAATCTAATATAATGCAGGAGTGATTTTCAAATAATTCATCGGTTTCCCATTGATTTCTTACGTTTGGATTACCAACACTTTGACCTATAGCTAAATTCCAAGATGCGTCTCTTAAATTACTTTGGGATTCCAAATAATATGTAACTATAAAATATTTTTCTGTATCTACATTTTCTCTAAAAATATCTACCATATTATATAATATATTTATCTTTAGGTACTGATGGAGTTTTAACAATTAAAACTGTACAATCTTCAATAAAGACCGGGTCAGCAATTTCATAAGGTTTTAATATGAATATATCTCCAGTGTTTAATTCTTTGTTTTGAATAATCATTTTTCCATTAACCAAATAATTTATTTCAGTACTTTCTTTATGATAATGAGAATCCCATTTTTCACCTTTATAATGATGTTTATAACAAACTTCAAACTGGTCTGTTTTGTATGCTGATGGTTCAAAGTTTCCTATAAACCACCCACCCAACATAGTTTTCATTTTAATTATATCCATATAAGTTTTGATAAATTTTTAAATCTTCAGGAGTTCCTATTGGAAAATGTAAATTATAGAAGTATGGTAATATTTTTTTATTTAATTTTATTAAATGATTATAAGATGGTGCAATATAAAATTCATTATTATATTTTTCACCTGATAAAATCATTTCTTTAGCAGAAGATATAAAATCTTTACCATTTTTCCAAAAATGTAATCCATTAGTTGCAATATTACTTATAACAATTTTTTCTTTTACTTCGGTTACTTCACCATGGGGGTCTAATTTCATGTAAGAATTTTTCTTTGAAGAAGAAATAAATGCACCTAAAATACCATCAGCATTATTTTTTTCACTAAATTCAAGTAATTTATTCACATCAAAGTCGTGTATTATTTGGTCACAATTAACAATAATCAATGGATTATCGTCAATATATTTTTCAGCTAATAAGGCGGTACATGCGGGTCCATCGGTTAATTCATCTATTGAAATTATCACACATCCTGGACTAATACTGTTTAAAAAAATTTCTAAATTATTACCAATTGAATGTTGTTTTTGAATTATAAAAATATAATTTCCATTAATATTTAAATTTTCAACAACTGATTGTACCATTGGTTTTTTGAAAACGGGGATAAATGGTTTTGGTATTGTATACCCTGCGTCATAAAATCTTCTTCCTGCACCTGCCATTGGTATTATTACATTAACCACAATAATATATTTTGTATAAAATTAATCATGATTATTAAAAAGTATACGATTTTAATGTTCTTTATAATTTGCAATAAAATCAGAACAAATTCCTAAACAATTATCGATATTAGTGTTAAATATTTCTGGCATAACCACAATAGTATTTTCACAACTTTCTTTTCTTGGATAACTCCATATGTAATTTTTTGAAGTAAGAGTAAATTCGTCATTTTCATGCCAAAAACAATTTATATCATAATTTTTCATTTTTAATAACGCTTCTAAATTTTTTGCATGGCACCATAATTTATTATTAATTAAAAATAAAAAATCCACTTCATAAAGTGGATTATCATGACCCAAATAAAATTTATTATCAATAACCCAAACATCAATTTCAACATTATAACCCATATCAAGAGCTTCTTCGATATATTCTATTGAGTTTTCTCTATCAGAATTTTTTCCATTAATATTTCCTCTATGAGATATTAGTATCATATAAAATAATCTTTAAACACCGACTTTATTTGTTCAAATGACCATAATTCCATTGTTCTATATGGGTAATATAAAAAATTAGAATTTTTTTCATCATAATCTATAATAGTGTCTATTGATTTTGGAAAATTCCAAGGAGGTAATTCCCAATTAATGTTTTCATGAAAATGACCATCCATCGAAATACTAACATCTTTATTATAATTGTGTTTAGGATGATTACTTGTTAATATGTATTTGAAATTAGATGATAAAAAATTTTTAAAAAATTTTAATTTAAATTCATCGGTTAAATGAAATAGACAATCTCTCACAAAGAGTAAATCTTTTGATGGTAATATATCTTCTGTAATATCAATTACCATAAAATTTTTTTTATATAATTTTCTATTTCTTTCTATTAAAGATTCATGTAAATCCCCACCTAAATAATCGAATTCTTGAGGGAAATTAATTTTACTCATCCATTGGAAATCTCCACAAGGAGCATCTAATATACTATTAATATTATATTTTTTTAATAAAGGAAGTAATTGATTACGAATTGGTTGAGTATACCATAAAGTTGACCCTGGTCCACAATGGTCTTCATTTAATTCAATTCTACCGTATGAACCATAATTTCTAAAAATTTGTCGTAAATTATTATTTAATTTATATGCAATTCCAATACCATAATCATCTTCATTTTGGAAATGTTTTTCTATTCTATATTTTGTTTCATCTATTGATTCCATAAGAACATATGGACCCGGATGCCCATTTGTGTCGTGAATTATTACAATACCATTATCTGATAACATATCAGAATACATCCAATCATTTATCGCAGCATTTAAAGAATGCCAACCGTCAATAAAAAGTATTGATATTTTTTCTAATCCTATTTTTTTTGCATAATTTCTAACAGTTCTTTGATTAAATGAATTTTCTTTAATTGTGAAAATTTTTTTAAATTCATTATTTAAATATGTTTTATCTTCTATATCAACACCTAAATAAGGTATGTTATTTGGTTTGTTATTTAAAATTGCATTTGTAAAAGACCCATCACCATTTCTGGAAATACCAATTTCCATGATACCATGAGTCATATAATTTGATGTTATTTCTTTTACAAGATTATAATTTCTTTGGGATACTTCTTGTGTGTGAGACAAAGTAAATGATTCCCAATCAGCATCATTATTGTAATTTATATCAAATTGAGGCCTGAATTTTAATCCATTAATATCTGTTTCATATTCTATGACTTTAACAAATTTTCCATTTATTAATAAATCCATGTTATAATATTTTATAATATAAAATTTTTAGTCCTTTCTATTCCTAAATGATAACAAGAAGTATTAACCAATGCTGCGGATTTATAGTTAAATTTTCTTACATAATCGGCGCAATTATATTCATCACCAAATTCGGATAAACCGTTAGGAAACATTTTTAAATAATCTGATTTACGCCTTAATCCAGGGTTCCAACTATACCCATTCCATACTTGTGTTGGCATACTTCTGAATTCTTGACTTAAAATCCAATATTCTACCGATGTACTAGTATATAGTTTATCTCCAATAGGTTTATGAGGACTATTATAAGCGTGCCTAACACTTACTTGATGTATATCTGGATTTTCATTTAATATATCTAAAGAATTATTAATTAAATTAGGATTACTATCAAACATCCAATCATCCTCGCAATGAAAAATAAATTCATTTTTTGAAGTTTTAAATAAATTATCCAAACTTTTTGAGAGTCCTATTCTTGGTGAGTTTGAAATTATTTTAAATTTATCTCCGTAATTAATTTTTATATGATTTGAAATTTCTGTATTATCAGAATCATCAGATAATATAAATTCATCAATTATATAATTGTTAATTGATGTAAAACTATCTATTGTTTTTTTTAATAAATCAATTCTATTACAGGAAGTAATAGTAAATGTTACTGGTATCATTATAAATTATCTACAACATTTTTATTTTTTTCTAAGATATCATCCATCAGTTTTATAAATTCATCTATTTTAGAATAATGAGTATTCCATGCGTTCATTTTACTTGAATGGCTTAATCTTTTAAATCGTTCTTTATATATGTTAGTAACATATTCTTTACCTAAACACTTGTAATGCAAAATTTTAATATCATCGTTAGGGGATAAAACTGTATTATTGGAAGTAAAATTATGTGTTCCTATACCAAAATTAATATCAATATTTGGATTAAAAATAGTATTTTTAGATAACATTTTCATTTTTTCAGAACCTATTTTAATTATGTTTGGCAATAATTGTCCATCATATTCGGGAAATGTTACACTAGCCATTTCATGTCCACTTGTTTGAGCCACTGTGATACCATTTTTTTTATATTCTTTAAGCTTTTCAATTAAATTAGGATGGTATATAAATTCGTCACAATCGGCAATAATTACCCAATCAACATCGCAATTTCTACTATATTTTTTATACTCATTTGATTTAATATTTCTTGTAATAATTTCATCTTGTGTATTTTGAGTATCAAATTTATTTACAATAACTTTATTATATTTTTTATAAATCTCATCAGAAGAGTCTGTTGAAAAATTATCGTAAATAAATATTTTTTCACAGAAAATAGAATAATAATCTAAAGTGAATGGTAATAATTTTTCTTCATTATATGCAACGATGTATGAGTGTATTTTCATTTTATAAATTTATAGTTCAATTAGAAATGATTCTGGTACATTTTTTTTTATTAATGATAACAAATCATTTTTTAATATTTCATCACTATTTATACTAACTTTTTTTATCAAAGGTATTAAGTGTTCAAATTTTTTAATATTTTTATCTTTCCACCATTCATAATGAAATGAAATCCATATTTTCCACCCATATTTAGAACCAAATAAAATTAATTCTTCAAAAACATCTTCATCACCACCCTCAATATCAACTTTTATTAAACCTATGTTATATGGGTCAATATTTTCTATTAAATTAATAATATTAATTGTATCGATTAAATAATCATTATCTATTTTTTTTTCAGTTTTAGTCTGACTTGTTGATGAACCTAAAATAGAGTCAAATTCAAAATTATTAACACCAAAAAAAATATTATTAGTTTTACTGTTATGGAACGCTTTATTATGCAAAGTAACATTTTCACAAAAATTATCTTTAATATTTTCGGATAATGACTCAAAAGCGATAATATCTGCTTCAATTGTTATTACTTCTTTAAAGATTTTAGATAAAAAAATTGTTGTAGGACCAATCCATCCTCCAATATCAATGGCAATTTTATCTTTATCTTTAAATTTATTAAAAATTTTAAAAGTTTCAGGTTCCCATATTTGTTTTTTTAACACATCGATAAACCAATCAAAATTAGGTATTTTTTTATTTTTTTGATTATTAAAAATAAAATTTATTCCATAAGAGTTAATTTTCATTTTATAAAATCAATTTAAAATTTTTATTAACAAATTCAGATATACCGTCAAAATTATTTTCTCTTGGTTTTCTTAGGTAGATATTAATTTTATCAGTTTTTAATTTTAAAGTTTCTAATAAAAATAAATTTGATGTGGATACAGTATGAATTTCCAAAGCATTTTCAATAATTTTAGACCAATCAAATAATGAGAATCCGTTTAAAATACTCATTTCAATTCTTTTAAAATTAGATTCAGTTTTAATTTCAACATTACCATCACTCCATTTACCGTTAACTAATATATAGTTTTCATCTTTTATTAGTAAATCATAAAGTTCATTTTCTTTAGTTAAATTTCTTTCCCATTTAAATGTTCTCCACATATCTTCAGGAAGATTTAACATCCTATATTTATCTAACATTGTGTGATATTGGTCAGAATAATCGTGAGGTCTTAATTTCCTAACAATTGGATTTGCAAATCGTAATGGTACAAAATATGTATTTGAATCAAGTAACCCCAAATGTAATGATTCGTAATTAATATTACAACTTGATTTAGGAACAAAATTAATATATTTTATGTAGTCAGTTAACCACATAAACTCATCATTTACTGGCCATAAAATTTCATTATTCCCATCTTCATAAAAATATTTGGCAATAGGTTCACAAAATAAAATATCCCCCAATCCTTGATATTGATTAAATATGTATTTCATTTTTCCGCAACAATCATAAAGGAGTTATTCAAATCAATCCCACTATAAAAAATATTTTTCATATTCTTATGATTGAAATAATCTGAAATTATTTGAGGTGTAAAAATGTTAACATGTTTTTTATTATTCCAAGGTCTCCAATATTCTTGCGAATAACTGGGAAGATAAAGAAAAATTACTCCTTCTTCTTTTATAGAATCGTACCAATAATCTAAAACGGAAACCCAATCAGTTAAATGTTCTAAACAATGACTTGAGAAAATGTAATCAACATTATTGTTTGGTAAGTTGGTTGCGTCATATTTTTCATTAATTACAGGGTCAATTGGTATTGAACCAGGAAAAGACCATTCAATTCTCTTACATCCAATATCATAACCAATTCCTTTACAAAAAAATTTTGCGTATGGTATTGCAAATTGAGAGGCGTATCCTATAGACTGAAAATATGGATAGTCTTTATTTTTAAAATTTATTAAATCCATCAGTTTTATTTTTTTTAGTTATGAACAAACAAGATTTTGTTTATTTTTATTATTGAGGGATTTTTTTTAATTACATCACTAAAATAATTCCAATCTGCTGCAAATCCAATCGAATTAAATCCTACAGATTTAGCAATACTAGTTCTAACAACAACACATCCCATATCGATATTAGAAATAGATAAAATACTATTCATGTAACCATATGAAGATTTATTATGATTCATTATGTTATTGTGTGAGTGAACGCAATCAAAATATATTAAATCCTCTTTTTTATTTAATACTTCACTAACCATATTTGGTGTATAGTAATTATCCCCATTAGTTAAAAGAACATATTCATTGGTCACTAAATTTTCCAAAGCCCATTTTCTTAAAGAATGACCATAATTCATAGTTCTTTCAGGATATTCTATAAAAATAACATTTTCATTTAGGTAACCATTTTCTCTCAAATCATTATGTAATTCATTATTTTTACCATCATGAATCAAAAAAAGTCTCCAGTTATTATTGGTTTGCGCTTTTATTGAATTGATAAAACATTTTAATATTTCATTCTGTCCGTATGTTACCGCAACAATATCTATAATATCGTTATCCATTAGTGATAAAAATTTTATTGGGTTTTATTTTTGAATAGTTTGGATTAATCATTAAATTATGAGGTAATCCTAATTTTAAATAATTTATCGTATCAATATATCCACCGTGAATCATAAAAGGTTTACTCTGACCCTCGAAATGAATCATAGGCGAACTGGTGATATATGCTAAATCAAAACCTTTATTATATAAATTATAAAAAATAAAATCATCGCCACAATAAGTTTTTAATATCTCAGGTATTAAAGTAAATAATTCTCTTCTAATACTAAAATCCCATCCTTGCATGTATTTTTTTGGTTCAACAATTTTATACTCAACAATATCCTTTTTTGTTGTAAAGTCATCATGATTTGTAGAATGTACAACAATACCGACATTTAATTCGTTTTCAAAAACATGAATAACATCTGATATAAAATTATTATGAATTAAAACATCATTATTTAAAAAACATAAAATGTCCTCCGTATGATTTTTATAAAACCAATTCCAAACAGAATTTACAGGGTCGTTTGTTTTATTTCTAATAACATCAACATTTTTACTTTCAAAATAATCCAACATTTCATTAGTCCCTTCTTCATTAGAATTTTGGTCAAATAATGTTATTTTGAATTCATTAAATTTTTGATTAAATAATGAGTTAATACAATTAGTTGTATAATTTTTATTATTTAAATTTATGATTAATACTCTTAATTTCATATTATTTAATTTATTTTAATTTTACATCCTTTTAAATTTGAGTTTATTTTAAAAAACTTAATTCTATTGTTATAAGATTCACTCAAATCATTTAAATCTTTTGTTATTTTTTCGTTGTTAATAACATATAAAGTATATCCCTCTTCTAATAAAGAAATACAAAGTTGATATTTTTTAGAATTCTCAATTGTATTATTTGTTTTTTTAAAACCTATCCCATCAATAATAAATGGTATAGTTTTATCTGGATTTAAATTTAGATAATAATTTTTTAAAAAAATTAAATGTGACTCATTAAAATTTTCAACACCTTGAATTAAGCCGTTATCTATTTCTATTTTTTTTATAAAATAATTTAATGATTTATTATCCCCATGTAAATGTGGTCCATCAAATCCAAAATTATAATTTAAAGATTTTTCACCGATTCTTTTATCATTACCTATAGCTTTGAATATTAAATTTATTTCGTCTTTAAACCCCATTTTAGTTGCAATATCACCTATCATATTAGAATACGATAGTTTATAAGCAACCATAGAGTTTATTGATAATTTGGTCATCTCAGACGCTTTTGTAGACATTACAAATGCGTTAACTGATTTTGTTTGAATTTTACGATATAAATTGATTAAATCATTTGATAATGTTTCAAATTCAGTTCCAATTAAAACGATGTCCGATTCCTCAATTTGATTCACAGTATTATCTTCATATACAAAGAACGGATTATATGCCACTTGAATACTGAACATAGATAATCTTTTTTGTATTTCTTCTACTTCACCAATATTTGTTGAAGAACAAATAACAAACTTTTTATCATACAATGGAATATCTAAAGAAGAACAATCGTAAAAATATTTTAATACATCAAAAATATTTTTCGTATCATAATATCCATCAATATTTAAAGGGGTTTGAACAAATACAAAAATAATATCACTATGTTTTATTATATCTATAACTGATGTTGTTGTTGGTGAAGTACCGATTTCAAATAAAAGTTTTTTAATACTATTATCATTTGGTAAATAAATTCCTTGATTTAGATTCAAAATTAAATTTTCATCTTCATCTGAAATCATCACATTGTATCCGTTTTTTTTACATATGAGTGAAAACGCAAGTCCTTCTTTTTCGGCACCAATAACACCAATTTTCATGATAATATTTTAATATATTCTTCTTTTATTTGATTGGCAACATTTAATGAATAATACTTTTCAATGTCGGAGGGTGGCTCATTTTTAGTTATTTCTAAAATATCACCATTAGAATCTACTTTATATATCCATCCAGGTTTATTACACATCCATCCCTCAATTGTGGTTCTTCCTAATTGTATTCCTGCAGTTTCTTTACATTTGGTAACATACTGCTCTACATTCCATGTTGGAGGAAAATGTTTCACATGCGAATTTTGTAAAATATCTTCCAAATAATTTGATTTATTCTCACCAATTAGCCATAATTCCAATCCATCATTTTTTGTTTTTTCAATCAAATCTTTAATCGCCTTTTCTCTCAAATAATCAATTGTTCCAACAAAAACTAAACAATTTTCTTCTTTAATATCTTTATGTTTAAATTTTTCATTATCAATAGGATTGTAAATGATTTCAATCATATTCTCAGGAATATCAAAATTATTGATAAGATGTTCTTTAATTTCAGGTCTAATTGCGATGTATTTTTTTATTGAATTATTGATAATTGGGTCCTCAAGATTTTTAGACATTACTTCAGAGTGTATTGTACAAATCATATTTATGTCAGGATACATACCAAGAATTCTTTCAGCGACTGGTTTATGTTGGACATGTATTATATCAAAATCAACATCTGATATTTTATATAATGTATTTAATTTTGAAACTTCTTTTCCGTTTGGTCCATTAAATGACCAAACCCCATCACCTAATTTAAACCCTGGAGCGTTCTCATAGGATAAACATTTAATTCCTATTTTTTTTGCCATATCTGTTAATGGACCTCCTATTTGAGACAATACAGTAACACTGCAATTAAGTTTCATTAAACTTTTAGCGAGTTCAAATACATATAATTCAGAACCAGTAAATCCTCCGAAAAATAAACAAGATAATAAAACTTTTATCCTTTTATTTGGGTCAAAAGGTACTTTTGCAGGGAAGTTATTTTTATATTTTTCGGCAAATTGAATTCTATTTTCTTCCCATTGTTCATTAGTTTCTCCGATAGATTTATGTGTAATTCTAACATTTGTGATAACCCCAACTTTAACCCCTTGTATATGATTTTCAAAACAAAAAGAAATGTCATAAAAGTGAAACCCTTTAAAAGATTCAATAAAATTACTTTTAATTCTTTGTTTATTAACTGCAATAAAAAGTCCATCAACAATTACAGATTGTTTAATACCGTTATTAAAATCTTCAGAATATTTTGATGTCCATTTTTTACCACCACTTTCATGATTAACAATTCCAATCATGTTTTTTCTTTTATTTGTCTCCCACCATCTACCAGTTTCTGACATATCTGTTGTTCCTGCAACTCCTAAAATACCATAATCAGTTTTTTGAAAATGTTTTAGTAATTTATAATACCAACCAGGAGTATCAAAATAAATGTCGTCATGACAAAAAACAATTATGTCAGTTGTAGATTCAGATAATATTTCATTATAAACTTGAGACAATGATTTCTCACCATTATTTATTTTTTCAATAACATTAATTTTTTTAAATCCAGAACTTTTTTTCAAATATTCTGTAAATTCAGGATTTGATTTTCTTGTTGAATAACCTACAGTTATCATTTGTCCCATTTTTCTTTAGATTTTTTTATAATTTCGTGAATACTCATTTCAGGATGTTCTTTTGCAAAAATTAAACAAGATAAAATAAATTCAGATAAATTATTTTTTTTATCTAATTTTTTAACCAATTTGTTTAAATCTCCTAAATTTTCATAATATTTACCCATACAGATTTATTTAAAGTTTTATACCAGTACTACCAAATCCATTATCTCCCCTATCCGAATCTTCTATGTTATCAACATCCTCAATTTCAACATATTTTCCATTCATTACTGGACACAAAACACCCTGAGCAATTTTCATACCTTTTTCAATCATAACTGAATTGTTATTTGTATTGAATACAATTACTTTAATCTCTCCTGTATATCCTTGGTCGACAGTACCAGGAGTATTTAATACGGTTAATCCCATATTTAAAGCTAACCCACTTTTTGGTCTGACTTGAATTTCAAGATTCTCATCAAACTGTACAGATATTCCTGTAGGAACTAATGCTCTTCCAAACGGAGGTATTGTTATTCCCTCAATAGAGTATAAATCAAATCCGGAGTCACTACCATAATTGTATTTAGGTAAAACAGCATCCGGATGTAATCGTTTAACTTTTATTTTTTTAAGTTTTAAAATATTATTCATTTCATCGGTCATTTCATCAAATGAAAGATTGAATAACTCATCTATACTATTTTGAGTTAACTCATCAGGTTCAATTTCCGCATCAGACTTAATTTTTTCAAATTGTTTTTGAATTTCTTCTAATAATTTAGAATCTAAATTTTTTTCCATTATTTAAGTTTTATAAGTTTTTTTATAACATCGATTAAAACAGCAACATCTTTTTCGCAATATTTAACAATCCCATCAATATCTTTTTTTACCCAAAAAGCTTCATGGACTTTATTACCTGTAACTTCCATATTTTTAGATGACTCAACACCTAAACATACACACATAAGTTCTAGAGAAGCAATTGAACCATATCCACCGTATTGCCAAAGGTCTTTAGTATCAAGAGCTTTAATTTCCCATGGTTTAGTATCATGGCCTGGCAAAATTTTTGGAGGCATTAATCCATTCATTATCATTCTTTTAGCTAACATTGGAATATCAAATCCTTTAACATTATGTCCACATAAGAAAAATCCAAGCTCACCTATTCTATATAATAATTTTTGAACATCTGTAAGTAATTTTTTTTCATCAAAATCACTAAAAGATTGTGTTTTTATTTCATCTTTTTCGGTTACAAAAGAAACACTAACACATGCAATTCTTGCAAATTCTGGAACTAATGCCGCTCTGTTAACAAACATTTCACCCACAGGTTTATTTGCATCTTCAGGAAATCTTTTTTGAAACCAATCAAAATAGTTTTCAAACTGAAAAGATAATTCTTTTTTATTTTTGACCAATGAATCCCAATCGGGTTCAACACCAACAGTTTCAATGTCTAAAAATAATAATTTTGTAATTGGTACATTTATCATATAATTGATTTATAAAATTCTGCTCTATTTTTTGTTACAACATTAAGGTCATATGTGTCTTTTACTGTTTCATATAATCTTTCACCCATATCTTTAACCATATTTCTATTCTTAAGTAATTTTTCTATGTTCTTAGCCCAATCAGAATGATTTCTATTTTCATCAACCAATAAAGCGTTTCCGTCAACAAAATTACCATTTTGTAAGCAATGTTTCAAATCTATTGTATATGGTCCTAAGTTAGATGCGATTAATGCCTTTTTATAAAATCCTGCTTCAATAACCTTTAATTGTGATTTCATCCTATTAAACATATGATTTTTAATAGGGGATAAAGATACATCAAATTTAGAATAATTTTTAGCATATGAATTAACAGGCCTTGTCCAAACTCTAATATATGATTCATTTATTTCATTATCAAAAACTTCTTCTTTATAATTTAAGAGATATTTTTGATATTCAGGAGATACAATAGAATAATTTTGTGTGAATATTTTTTCATATGTCGACCATACAGTTTCTTCAGGAAGAATATTTCTTTTTTTATGTTCACCCGTTTCTTTATTTATTTCAGTAACACTTCCTCTTGTATCAAATCCGCACAATACATATTGTAAATCATTTTTTAAGTGAGATAATTTACTAAAGGATTGATTCAATAATTCTAAATCATGTAAATGCGAAGAACCTCCTAACCATCCGATTCTTAATCTATCAGATTCTAAAGTTGGTTCACAGAATTGTGATTCTTTGGGGTTAATTGCGTTTGGAAAAATAAAAACATTTTTATTTAACTTCTTAATTTCATCCGCAAATAAAGTTGTTGTTGTAGTAACATATTTTGCAACTTTTAAATTAGCGACAATTTTCTCATGAATTTTGTTTTCAACAATTATATCATGAATAGGATGTTCTTTACCTGGCATCCAATAATCATCAATATCACCAACAGTTGCAATTCCTAATTTATTTAATTTTTGAATTAAAATATTAGACTTTTCAAAGTCAGGATGAAGACTTCTATGAAAAGCAACAATTTGATATTCTTTCCAAAAAGAAAGGTCGTCTAATGGTACATCGTAAATGATGTCTACATGAAATTCATTAGGATATAGGTTTTGTAAGAAAATATGAGGGTCAACTGACCTAAATTTACCAACACCTGTTCTATCTGAAGGTACTACTAAAACTTTAATTTTTGACATAATAAATTAATATATTTTATAAAATATAGTAATTTAAATTAGAGAAAGAAAGATGCTATTATGAGATTTTTTTAATTTTTGTAACTTTACCTTCAAATATATGTTTACCAACTTTAAAACTAAAAACTTCATTAGATTTTTCAGAACTTTCTATAAGTAATCCATTTTCTTTTAATGCTTCATTAATTGAAGAATCAATCATTTTTTTAATTAACTTATAATCAATAATTAAATTGTTTGAAGGTTGTTCTTGTACAGTTTTTGATTTTGCCGATTCAGGAATATAGTTATTATTTATTCCTTTCATTAATCTAGATGCTTTTTCAACAAGTTCATCTGATATAGTTGTTGATTGCATTTGTGGTTGTGCTATCGGATTTTCAATCATTAATCTTTTAATTTCATCAGGTAATTTAGAATTTTTTATTGCATCTACACTTGGAACACCAACAGGTTTTGTATTTTCTTTTGGTATTTGAGATAAGTATGGTTTAGTCTCTTGCGATGGTTCTTCTTGTAAAAATTCCGAAGGGATATTATACTTTACATTTGGAACATCAAATTGCTGAAGAGATGTTGGAGGTAGTCCTCCATTAATCACATTACTATTTTTTATAGTATCAGCTCTATCCATAATGGCCTTTGCCATTATTAATTTTTCCGTTAGTTTGTCCATAAATTAAAATTTACTATTAATAATAACACTTTCCATACTTTTGTCACCATTAGGATTAAAATTTGGTCTCATTTCTGTAAAATTTTCTCCAGTTGGCTTTAAAGAAAGTATTTTATCCAATCTAAAAAGCCTCCAACCTGGTAAAGGTTGTTCTCCTTTATAACTGGTGTGAGAAGCTCCTTCATTGTCCCAAGCCCTCACAACTTTATTACCTGATTTACTTACGCCTAAACATACTGGTTCAATCTCTCTAAGACCTCTACCACCAGGTTCATCACCATCATAATATATGATTACTTTTTGCTTCTGTTTTATAGAATCAATTACGCTATCAAGAGACGCAATTTCATATATTAATTTTTTTAATGATTCTTGAAGTTTCATATTTGAAAATTCGGATAAGGTTTTGATGAGTTAAATTTATTAATTTTTACCTCGTTTTTTCTTTCAACCACATCATCTATAGTTCCAGCTGCTGTATTGTAAACGTCAAGAAAAACACCGGTTCCTCTTCCCTTTGAATCACCATCCGCAACTGCATCAGGACTTGTTGATGAATATTGATTTCCTTTTTCAAAGTAATCATTTTTAGGTATTAATCTAGCTCTTTCTTGGTCTGCAACAGCGGTTAATTGATTTGCAACATTTTGACTTAAATCAATTGATAATTCATTTGCCATATTGTTATAATTTTATTATTAATTCGTTTATTCTTTTTAAAGATTCTGTAACTGCAGTATCATATTTTTGAACAGTATTTTTGTGAGTTTGAGAAGGTCTTACATTAGTAAAATCCTTTTTTTCGTGTGGGTCAATATATTGATTTTGCATACCAGTTTCCATTTTATTTTTCTTTGTATTATCAATAAAATCTCTCATTTTTCTTAATTCGTTATTTACCCAATTTTTTATTTCAAAACCGCCATTAAGAATAAATGATGGTTCATTTTGATTTCCCTTGAAATTATCAAAAAAGTTTTTTATTCTTTTAAGCTGCTGATATGTAATAAATTCTTTATTTTGTAATTCTTTATTTCTATTAAACCCTTCAATGTTAGAATTCGCATTTTTTACCATTAAAAAACATTTTTTAAAATGTTCTCTTTTTTCTTTCGGTAATTCAATTTTTTTATCGTATAAATGTTTATTCATCTTTTTTTATAAGTTTGATTAAATCTTCTTTTGAATATCCATTTTTTTCAACATGATTCAAAAGACTTTTTAAATTTTTTCTAATTAATAATGGTAATTCATCAATATTTTTAGGAAGTTCTTTTTTTCTAATTTCAGAATTGTCTGAATTTTTTTTATCTTTTAAAATATCTTCAACTACTTTTATCATTTTTTGTTTTTGAATTTCTGATAAAGTTTCTCTTGAGATAAAATTTGGGTCATCATAATATTTTGATTTTTTATCTTTATTCCCTGATGGGTCTTTTCCTTGTTGTTTTGTTCTTTCTTCAGCCTCAGAATCATCCATATCTAATTTATCTTTAAAATATTTGTACGTTTCTTTTCCATCTAAATCTTTTGTTTCTTCATATCCAAAAGCTCCCGACATATCTATTTCATTCACATCTTCCTCAACAGATTCGCCATAATAAGTTCTATATCCACGAGTAATGGGGTCGTTTGTAATTCTTGCAGCAGAAACCGTTTGGTCCATAGTTTTTTTAGGGTGTAATCTTGGGTCTAAAATTGGTATTTTTGAATTTGACATTGCTCCATCAGCATTTACCAATTCTTCTATTTCACCTTTAATATCTTTTGTAGATTTTTTATTTTTTTCTTTAAGAATCTTTTCAAGATAATTTTTAATATCCTTAATTTTTCTTTTTGGTATTTTAATTACTTCGTCTTTTTTTCTTGCCTCAGTTAATGTTTTTTCTGAAGAAAAATATAATGAATACTCTTTTCCTTTATCTCTAAGGTAAAAATAGTATGGAGATGAAAAAAATTCTTTATCAATTGTAATCATTAGTTCTTTTTTACTATAAATACTCGTTAATAAAGTATTTATCATAAGTTTATGTCATATCAAAATATAAATCAATATAATTTTCGCAAATGGTATCTCCAGCCACTAAGAGAGATATACGACATTTCATTAGCATCAGATGAAAAAGATTACGACCAAGAGGTTGTTTTTTCCCCATTTATTATTGCTATTGATGATGGAAATAGAATGCCGTTAAAATTTGACATCAACAGTAATGATACTGTTGGGTGTGTTAATTGTATGGATTTTAACAAAGATGTTATTGTTTCTGAAAATTATTGGAACCCAAAAAATTTGGACCTTTTAAATTGTGGCAAAATAACTAACATTTGTAATGTTGGATTAACTGGAATTGATAATGGTCTTGTTAGAAGTTTTTCGGGACAAACAATTCAAGTCAATACTGGCTTATACACAAATGAAAGCGATAAATTTAGTAGATACAAATACGATAGAAGATTTAAGATGCACCCTATTCAAGGGTTTACAACTCCTTCTAATAGAATTTTTCAAGACGATTCGTATGACTATAATTTATTTTATTCTGTTGACCCTGTAGGTGATGTTGGAAGATTTGCAACATTAAAAGGGGGATTCTATCAAGGATTTTATCAATTATTTGGATACGACTATCAAGTTTTACCTGAAAGGTATAGTTTAGGTTGGACAACAGAATTTCTTTTAAGATATAGATGGACAGGAGATACTAATGTAGGATTGAATGCTAGATATCCTGATAATAAAGGAACTTTCTTTTATTATGGAGCAAGAGCTGAAAATAAATTTTATCATTATGCGAATGGAGAACCTTTTACTGATTCTGATGCAAATGGTATTTGGAAATTATATATACAAGATTTTGAAGGTAATAATATTGGTTCATTAAGTTCTGCAACATTATCTTTATGTTCTTCAAACATATGTGTAGACCATCATTCAAAAGAAAAAAATATTTTAATTAATGATGATTCAATCGCTTCGATATATCCAATCACTTTTGAAGTTTTAAACTATGATTCTAAAATTGAAATAGTAAATTTAACATTATCAGGGTATAGTCATACTTACCCTGGAAATGTTGGAATGCTATTAGTTGCTCCAAATGGAGATTATTCAATAATAACAGGTAGGAATGGGTCAAGTAATAGTATTGAATCAATTAATATTACATTAACAAGTTCATCAACAACAATATGGGATGGATATTCTGAAGGAGTATTTTTAAATAATACAGAAGCATACGGTGACATGCCATTTGCGTCACCATGTCCATATCAATTTGTGGAAGGTAATATTACCGAAAACTTGAGCGAATTTACAATTTATTCAAACATAAGAGTAACACATGGTTTAAATTGTTTAAAAACCTGCGAATGTTTGGATGAAACTCTTTCAGGGTTATCATCTTGTCATCATGTATATCAACAATCAGGAATTACAGTAACAAATTGTAATTGTTCTTGCGGATGTGATTGTCCGGTAAGTTCATCTATTCCTGAAATTAATCCACTTTATGATGAAGTTTCAAACGCATTGTCTTTAAGATTAAGTGGGGATACTGGAAATCCTAAATTATGTGCCAAAACTTTTACAATAACTGGTGGATGTGAAACAACTGGATATTGTTCAACAGGTATAACTTATACTACAGGTACTTCAGTTACTGAATGGTGCTCAACAAGAGGAATTTTTGATGATTGTTTATTAACAGATTATTCTGATTATGAACGTTGGGTACAAATAGACGCTGTTTTTGAAAGGAATACATATCTCGATAAATGTGATTTAGAATTTAAAGGAGGTACAGGTCAAATTATTTTTGACGTGTATGAAGCAACACTTCAAAATAATAGTGTTAGTTTAATTGAACCTCCAACAACACATGAAAATCCATACAATCCTCCTAAAGTTGAGATTGTTAACATGAACGAAACTTGGATTGAAGAAAAGAATTTTAGATTAGGAAAATTAAAATTTTTTGTTAATGGAAAGATTTTCATGGTTATTGAAAATTTTGAAGAAATAATTCCAAGACCTCTCAATACATCAAAAGAAACACAAATAGGTGTTGCATATAATATTTCATTGGGTGGTGGTACACAAGGATTACATGATAATTTAACAGTGAGTGGATGCGCAGATTCCATATCTGGAATAACATATCAGCAAGACCCTGAATGTTTACCAACAGAAGTTTTAAATAAAACATCTTATGAAGGTCTTTCAACTGAAATTCATTTAGAAGAATATTTTGGTGGTAGTTTTATTGGTGATATCAGTGCATTTAGAATGTATACAGAACCATTAAACGCTTCTCAAATAAGACATAATTTTAAATTATTAAAAGAAAAATATAATTTATTAGACCCATTCTGTTTAAAATGTGATTTAGTACCTTCTTCATTTGATAGTTGTAAACTATATTTAACAACTGAAAATGATGAAGATATTCTTACTCAAAATACTGAATTTATACTTGCAGAACAAGATAATTGTTCCACAACTCCAACTCCAACTCCAACACCTACACCAACTTCAACAATTTCATTAATTCCACCTACAAATGATTTTACGTATAAAATAATACCAAATAACGACTTGTATTATGAGATATTAGAACCAATACCCCCAACTCCAACTCCAACACCTACACCAACTTCAATAACTCCAACACCTACACCAACTTCAATAACTCCAACACCTACGCCAACAAATACACTAACGCCTACTATTACCGAAACTCTTACACCAACCACAACTGTAACAGAAACTCCTACCGAAACCCCAACTAATACTCCAACATCAACAATACCCCTTACTTGTGATTCAATTACATTATCAGGAGATAATGTTACAACAACAACCAATTCTGTAGTAAAAACATCAGAAGGAGGTTGGAATGCGTCGGCATATTCATTAGAGACATATTCAAATGCAGTTTCACTAACATTCCAAATTTCAGGTAGCGGTTACCTTATGGGAGGTTTTTCATATAATCCAACAAATTATTCTGAAACTTATCAAAATATTTCATACGGATTTTACATACAACCCGCATTTTTAGAAATATATGAAAATGGCAATCAAGTTACAGTTCCTGGTTCTATGGTTAATACGGATAGTGATGTATGGAAAGTGGACTATAATGGTATGGATGTTAAATATTACAAAAATAATATATTATTGTATACATCTTTAAACTCGGTAATTCAACCATTACATATATTCTTCTCAATTTTAACAAATGGTTTTGGTGTTACAAATGTTTGTGCTATTGGGGTTCAACCAACTCCAACGCCAACCATCACAAATACGGAAACTCCAACTCCAACAATTACTGAATCTGAAACTCCGACTCCAACTCCAACTATAACCGAAACTCCTGCAGAAACTCCAACTCAAACTCCTACAATGTATTATTATGATGTTAATGGTTATAGTTGTGGAACTCCTTGTAGTTTGGTAGGTACATATACTGTTATGTCACCAACACCTTTAACCATTGGATATTTCTATAATAATCCTGAAAATAGAGGTTATACTTTTGAAATTTTATCATTAATACCTGCAGTGGGAGGGGCTTATGATTTAACAGGTGAACCAGGATATGTGGATTGTGTTATGGCTTGCTACCCATCTTCACCAACACCTACACCAACTTATACTGAAACACCAACGCCAACACCGACTTCAACTTCTATTGTACTTATTAACCCATTATTAATAAGTGTCGACGAATATTTAATAGTTGGGGATAATCAATATTTAGAATATTAAAAAAAAACATCATGTTAACAGGAAAAACTATAGGTCAATTAACTAACATTAGTGCATCAACTAACAACACTTTACTCGTGGTTGAAGTTGATGGAGTTACATCTAACATAAACGCCCAAGATTTTTGGAAAAGTGAGCAACCATTTGGTGTTATGTATCAGGATTTAATTCCTGATGCACCAAGTGCTCACACCATAGGGTCAATTGCCTACCCATTAAAGTCAATATATGTGTCAACAGGTTCAGTATTTATTGGACCAAATAATTCATTGGCGATTGATGATAGTGGTGTTTTATATTCAACAAATGTGTTTGCCGCACCAACATTCCAAGTAGGAAATATTACAAGTTCGGGTGGTGTTGTAAGTACAAGTGGTTATACATTTTCAGTTATAAATAATGAATTATTAGTGCAAAACAATAGTGGAGGTACAATCTATAGTATTACCGACCAATTAGTACTAACAGGTGGAACCATTAATCAAGTATTAACTCAAACAGGAAATACAAATTACGAATGGGGGTGGAGTAGTCCGTATGTATTATCTCTTGGGACTCAAGATGGTAATCAAAATCCTCCTGAAATATTAGATTTAACTAAACAAGTTTTTACATTTGGTGATGGGTTATGGATTTTACCTGACGGTGCTGAATGTCAGATTTGTTATTTTGTGTTAAACACTGGAGGTTCTCCTGCGGATATTACGGTTAGAGTAACACATTTAAGAAAAAGCAATGCTTCAGTTATTACTAATGCAAATTGGCAACCATTTCAACCAGACCTACCTGCGAATTCAGTGCCTGTATTAGTAACAGCCGTCTTTACTCAAGGTGCTTGGAATGTAAGTTATGGAACAATATATTAATATAATTTAAATTAAAATGTATATAACAGATTTTACACAAGGACAATTTATTTAAACCAACTTATGTCTAACTATTGTCTTTTGGGTTTTAAGATAATAAAAAAATAAAAGATATTTATAAATAAAAAAAATGAGCTCAATTCCTATATCCCAGTTACCTGAAATAAATGTTACGGACCCAAACGCTCTTTTGGTCATAGTAACTTCAGGAACAACTTATAAAATACCTTTCAGTGCGTTAACCTCCACATTAATTAATAATGTAGATGAAAATTATTTACCTATTTTAAGTTCAAATACAACATATGTTTCATCAAAAATATTTCAAACACCTTTAGAAAGTGTTAGAGTTGCAAATAACCCTACGGTTGAGCCAGATGTTCCAGAAACATTTGGTGTTCATGCTGGTGATACTAATTCATTTCTACTTATAAATGGAACAGGAAGTATTGATTTTGCTTTAGGAATTACAAATCAAAATACAAATACAGGACATTCCGCGTCTTCAGATATTGTTATTATTGGAGATGTTGGAAATTTTGATACTGGATATATTGATATGGGTGTTAACTCATCAACATATACAGGATTTACAGGAGTTACTGCTTTGGGTGGGGCTTCTGATGCATATCTTTTTAGTACAGCAAATGATTTATATATTGGTAATGCAAGTAAAGAAAAAAGGTTGGTATTTTTTAATGGAGGATTTGAAACAAATCTTTATTCCAAACTTTATATGCATGAACAAGGGACAATAACAATCAATGGAGCAAACTATGACCCCGGAAATCCAGATACTTTAAGGATTTATCCACCACAAAATTCTACATATAATTTAATGACCGCATTTGGTAATGTTGATAACTATACTCAAATTAATTTGCAAAATGTAAATATAGGACCTCAGGCTAGTACTGATATTGTTGCAACTGCGGATAATGGAACAGAAGAAGAGTTTTATATTGATATGGGTATTAATAGTAGTAATCATGTAATACCTGGAGGTGTTGGTTTTCAAAATGATGCTTACTTATATAGTACTGGTAACGATTTATATGTTGGAAACGCAACTCCAGGAAAAAAATTAATTTTATTTAATGGGGGTTATGATAGTAGTTTATATTCTAAAATTTTTGTTCATCAACAAGGAACAATTACAATTAATGGAGATGGATACGATGAATCTAATCCAGATGCTTTAAGAATTTATCCGCCAACAAATGCTACATATAATATGGTAACAATACTTGGAGATATTGATTATTATAGTCAGATTGTGATGAAGAATTTAAATTCAGGAACTACAGCCTCTGCAGATATTGTTGCAACAAATGATATAGGTACAGAAACAAGTTATTATGTTGATATGGGTATAAATAGTAGTACTCACACTCCTGATTTTACATATAGTGTTGGAGGAGCTAATGATACATATTTATTATCTGTTGCAAATAATCACTATATCGGAAGTCCAACCAATGGAGACATTGTAATATTTACAGGTCCAAACTTTGACGGATACGGAAATGGAAAAATAATACTTAGAGCAAATAATGAACATGATTTAAATGGAAATACAACTATATCAGGTAATACGACAAATGTTGGAAATTTTTCTGTTACAGGCGGTACCATTAATTTTGGAGAAGTTATTGAAGCTTCAGATAATTCTGATGCGATTCTAAGTGGACTAACAATTGGAGATGTATATAGAACTGGAGATTTTTTAAAAATTGTTCATTTATAATTTATATTTTGTTTTTTTATAAATTATTGATATTTATATATTAAATATAACATTATGGCATGTAGCAAATATACTTTAATAAATACTGGCTCAACAATAGTCAATTTTAATTATAGAAGATGTGATGATTCAATGTGGGAATATCAAGTAGAATTAGAACCAAATCAAATTAAAAATATATGGTTAATTGATAATACATATTCAACAGCATTTAAATCATCGATAGAATTTATTGATGATGGAGCATTTCCTCCAACATCTTAATTTTAAAAAAAAATAATTTAAGCCCTATCTTTTTAGATAGGGTTTTCTATTTTTAATACAAATTATATTTTAATGAGTAAAATTTTCATTCAAATCGCATCATACCGCGACCCTCAACTTGTTCCAACAATTAAAGATATGTTGGCAAATGCCAAGCGTCCAAAAAATTTAGTATTATCAATCGCTAGACAATTTAGTGAAACAGATGAATTTGATAATCTTGACGAATATAGAAAAGATAAAAGATTTAAAATAATTGATATTCCATATCAAGATGCTAAAGGAGTATGTTGGGCAAGAAATTTAACACAACAACTTTATGATGGTGAAGAATATACTCTTCAAATAGATTCACATATGAGATTTGTTAAAGATTGGGATGATATCCTAATTAAAATGATAAAAGGGCTTCAAAAAGATGGATATCAAAAACCTCTACTTACGGGATACGTACCATCTTTTGACCCTGAAAATGACCCAGCAGGAAGAGCTCCAGACGCTTGGAGAATGGTATTTGATAGATTTATTCCTGAAGGAGCGGTATTCTTTTTACCTGAAACAATTCCAGGATGGAGAGAAATGAAAAAACCAGTAACTGCAAGATTTTATTCCGCACACTTTTGTTTTACTTTAGGGCAATTCTCAACAGAAGTTCAACATAACCCTGAATACTATTTTCATGGTGAAGAAATTTCTATTGCTGCAAGAGCGTATACATGGGGTTATGATTTGTTCCATCCACACATTCCTGTCGTATATCATGAATACACTCGTAAAGGTAGAACAAAACAATGGGATGATGATAAAGGATGGGGAGAAAGAAATAGAATATCTCATTTAACAAATAGGAAATTATTCGGTATGGATGGGGAAATACAAGAAGGTCATGATGGTTTATTTGGTTTCGGACCTTTAAGAACTTTAAGAGATTATGAGAAGTATTCTGGTTTATTATTTGAAAGAAGAGCTATTCAACAATATACTATTGATAAAAATTATCCTCCAAATCCATACAATTATGATTCAGAAGAAGCTTGGAAACAAGATTTCGCATCCGTATTCAAACATTGTATTGATATAGGATATTCTAGTGTTCCAGAGAAAGATTATGATTTTTGGGTTGTTGCATTTCATGGACCAAATGACGAAACATTATTCAGAAAAGATTCTGATAAGAATGAAATTGATGGGTATTTTAGAGACCCAGATAAATATTGTAAAGTTTGGAGAGAATTTCAAACGGCGACTATGCCAACATATTGGGTTGTTTGGCCACACTCAGAATCAAAAGGATGGTGTGATAGAATTACAGGACAATTAAATAATGTTGTTAGTTAATTTTTTATATGGTATCAACAAAAATTGAGGATAAAATTAATTTAATTTGGCAAACATTTAATGGAGACCAAACAACTTTTGAATTTGAATATACTACGGAAATTTTATTTAAAAACTTTAAACAAAAAAGAATTTTTGATGATGGTAAATTATTAACAGTTTTAGATAATTCTGTGATAATTTATTCTAACAATTTAAATAATATATCTGAAGAATTTAATAATTATTTAAATAAATTTGTCGAACTTGGATATACGTTTTATTTATTACATTTTTCTAATGAAAGCTTAGAACATAATTGTAAATATTACTCAAAAGCTAAACATGTTTTTAGAAATTATTATGATTCTAATATTGTTAATAATAATGTTACATTTATTCCTTTAGGTGTTAAATCAGGATTTATTAATAAAAATAATAATATTACTTCGATAATAAAAGAATATGAGTTTTCATTCATTGGTCAATCAAAGTCAGATAGACAAGAACTATTATCAATTATGGAACAAATGGAAAATGTTTTTATTCATAAAACAAATTCTTGGAATTGTTCAACATCGTTAACTCAAAATGAATGTATTTCAATTTATAATAAAACAAAATTTGTTCCTTGTCCCATGGGTTGGGTTCATCCTGATTCATTTAGGATAATGGAATGTCTAGAATCAGGGTCTATTCCAATTTTAAAAAATTATAATAATTTAAACTATTTTATTAAAGTTTGGGGTAATTCTCCATTACCTATTGTTAGTTCATGGGATGAAATTAAAAAATATTACATGATGGATAATGAAAAATATTATCATTTACAAAATGAATTAATAAAATGGTATTTTGATTTTAAATTAAAATTATCAAATAATATATATAATATAATAACTAATGGAACATTTTTATAAAAATATTAATAGCGAAAATTGGTTTGGTTATGAAGATTTATATTCTTCAATGGTTTCTAAATTTGGTGATGGTTCTCACTTTGTAGAAGTCGGTGTGTGGAAAGGAACTAGTGCTTGTTTTATGGCTGTTGAAATTATTAATTCTAAAAAAAATATACAATTTGATTGTGTCGATACTTGGGAATATGTTGAAACTTCAAATGAGATTGAAAAAGATATGTTTTATAATTTATTTGATATTTTCAAAAAAAATATTGAACCTGTAAAAAATAATATAAATATTGTTAAAGGTGTTTCATGGGAAACATCTATAAATTATGTGGATAATAGTTTAGATTTTGTTTTTATTGATGCAGGACATGACCATGAAAGTGTTACTAAAGACATTAATTCATGGTATCCAAAAATAAAAGAGAATGGTATTATTGCGGGACATGATTATCATTATGATTGTGGTGTTTATTCTGCAGTCAATGAATTTTTTAAAGATAAAAAAAATATAAAACAAATGGGGGCTTGTTGGATATATGAAAAATAATTTTGATATTGGAATTACAACTTTTTCACTAAGATTTGATTTTATAAGTTCATTGGTTAAAAGTATTAGAGACATCGGAGTTAATAATAATATTATCTTATGTATAAATGGTGAAAAAAATGGGGAATTTAATGAGGAATATAGGAAAAATATATTAAACATTTGTTTATCATATGAAAATGTGTTTCCAATATTTTTTGTGGAAATGAGAGGTTTATCTAAAATGTGGAATACATTAATAGTTCATTCAACTAAAAAAGATATTTTAATTTTAAATGATGATATTCAAATATATAACGATAATTTATTTGAAGTTGTTTCGTCACATATTGATTCTGAAATGTATTACGGTCTATCAAAGATAAACGATACTTTTTCATTTTTTGTTACCAATAAAGATTTAATGGATGAATTAGGGTATTTTGATGAACGATTATTAGGTTTTGGTGAAGAAGATGGGGATATAACTTATCGAATGTTAAATAAAAAAAATAAAGATGTTTATCGATTATACGCTCAAGGAATTCATAATATAATTTCAGATGTAAGACATGAACACGTAAAACCTGGAGTTGGAAAATATTCTTTTTTTAATAGAAATTTTACGTTTAATGAAAAATATAAATGTGGTAATTCTAAAAGTGGGATAAGTGGTATGTTTGGAATTGATTGTGACCCATTATTAGAAGACGTTAATTTATATCCATATGAAAAATTTTTTAAAGAAAATAAAGATAAATTATGATTCATTTTATAACACCACTTTATCGTTATAACAATATAAAGATAATATATTCAACAATTAAACATCAAATAGACGATTTTAATTGGCATTTAATTGAGGGTAATAATACTATTGGAGAAGATAATTTTTCTTTTTTAAAAGAAGATAAAAGAGTTAAATTTTATAAAATATATACTTCACATATTTGGGGACATGAACAAAGAAATTATTTTATAACCGATATTCATGTTGACGATAATGATTGGTGTTATTTTTTAGATGATGATAATGTTGTTACATGGGATTTAATTTCTACATATAATGAAGAAATAAATTCAAATATTGATTTAGTTTTATTTTCACAAAAAGCGGGGTTAACAGAAAAAATTAGATTGTATGGTGATGGTGAACATAGATTTGATTTGGGTCTTTTTGATATTGCGTCTTGTATGATTAGATATCGTATGTTAAAAAAAACATATATACGTGATGTTAATTATAGGAATGCTGATGGACATTATGCTTTAGATATTAGAAAGTTAAAAAATGAACATACTTTTAGATATTGTCCTGATAAATTTGTAAGATACAATAGTTTATCTTTAGAAATTATATGATTAAAATAAAATTAGAGTGTTGGTGGACAGATACATATTCATTGAATACAAGAATGATAAAACAATTTGTACCAAATGATGATTTGATTAATTATTCATTTGTTAATGAAAATCCTGATTTTACCATAGTTTTTGGTAAAACTGATTGGACTAAAATTGAAACTTCAAAAGATAAAACTTTTTATATTTCACAAGAACCATTATGGTCTCCAAACCAACCAAAAGATGATATACATAATTATTGTTCAAAAATTTTAATATCAGATAAAAGAGAATATCCTGATAGAGAAGAATATATTGAAACACTATTACCTATGTTTTATGCCGGAAGAGGAGAGAATGATAGTAGAGAAGAATTTGATTGGTCTTTAAAACTGAAAAATAAAAATTATTCAAAAGACAAAATAATATCAATTATTGTTAGAAAAGACCATTATAGTCATTATAATCATTTACAGAATCCAAATACTAATAAAATAAATTACGAAGAAAGAACCAATTTGGGTATTAATTTATCTACAGATGAACGAATTGATATATTTGGAACTTATTGGGAAAATAACGGTAAAAATATTAAAGGTGAAGTATGGAATAAACATATTGGTCTTGACCAATATAAATTTTCAATAGCTTGTGAAAATACAATTCAAAAAAATTATATCAGTGAAAAATTTTGGGATGTTATTTTAACAGATACTGTACCGATTTATTTAGGATGTTCAAACATTAATGATTTGTTACCTAAAGAATGTTACATTTCTTTAAATGCCATGACAATGGATGAAATGGTACATAAAATTAAAGATATAATTAATAACGAAACTGAATTATATAATTTTCACATTAACAATGTAAAAAAATTAAAACAAGAATATTTTACAAATTCAAATTATAGCGTTTGGGAAAAAATTAAAACTTTAATTAATGAATAGTATTTCTTTAAATATGAAATTTTGGGATGATGGTCATGAAAATTCAACAAGAATTAGAAATGTTAATTTTTCATGGAATGAATTAAAAAAATTAACAAAGTATCTTCAAAATAATGGAATTAATGTATCATCAACTCTATACGATTTTTCTCCTGAACAAATTATGCCTGATTCGATTCATATATCATATCCTTTAGGTGTTTATAAAAAAGCGGAAAAAACTAATATTATTTTAAAAGATAAAAAAAATTATGATTTTTTTATGATGATAGATTGTGACGCTTTTTTTTATGAAAAAGATTATGAAGTTTTATTTAATTTAATTAAAGGATTGAATAAAGGAGATGTTTGTACTTTTGATTTAGCAAAATTAGAAGACAATATATCTGATTATATTATCGATGGTAATTTTATTATTGATAAAGCTAATTGGTCTTACGCTTATTCAGGGGCGAGAGAAAATGGACCATTAAGACACCATACAGGTGGACTTGGTGGTGTTTATTTATGTGATACCGAATTATTATTATCGTTAGGTGGATTTGATGAAAAATATGAAGGATGGGGTGGAGAAGATGGAGATATGATGGGTAGAATTTATTATACACATATAACACATTCAATCAAACCAACAAATAATTTTGCACCATTTCATTTGCCTCATTTTTCTGATTGGGGTAATAAACATTATTCACAAAGATTTAATAATTAATTTTATGAAAATTAAATTTATAACATCAATTTATAGCGATTTACATGGAACCAAATTTGGTGGAAGACCAAGTAGAGGTGGCCATTATAAATATAGTTTATTGTCACTACTAAAAATGACTGATGCAGATTTTTTATGTTACACATCAGATAGGGAAATAGATGACTTAATTAATTTTTTTTATAAAGAAAATAATATTTCTTCAGATAAATTAATATTTAAAATATTTGATATATCAGAAACAAAGTTTAAAGAATTAATTAATCAATATAAAAATATTGATGAAACAAAAAAATCTGACAGATGTATTGAAATACAATATAGTAAATTTCATTGGTGGTGGAATGAAGATAAATCTTATGATTATTATTATTGGATTGACGCTGGATTATCACATTGCGGATTAATTCCTGAAAAATATTTGGTTAACAACCATTCTCAAGCAAGATATTATGAAAGTATTTTATTTAATAATAATTTTTTAAAAAATCTTATAAAAGATACTAATGATAAATTTTTATTACTTGGAAAAGAAAATGACAGAAATTATTGGTCAGGTACTGTTGACCCTAAATGGTATAAAGAATATGATAGAAGTATTCACATTATTGGTGGGTTATTTGGTGGTCATAAAGATAAGTGGGATGAAGTTGTAAATATATTTGAAGATTATCTTCAAAAGATTATAATCGAAGATAAAGTAATTTTACATGAGGAGGTTATTATGAGTTTAATGAACGTAAATCATAAAGAATTATTTGAAAGAAAAGATTTTGATATTTGGTGGTATAAAGGAAATGCTCCTCAAGGAGTTTCAGATGAAACTCTTGAAAAGAATAAAAGTTTTTATAAAATTTTAGAAGAATTTAATAGAATATATGAGTAATATAACATTGGTAACAGGTATTTGGGATATTGGTAGAGGAAACCTCACCGAAGGATGGTCAAGAACTTATCAACATTATTTAGATAAATTTGAAAAACTTTTAGAAATTGATAACAATCTTATAATTTTTGGAGATGAAGAACTTAAAAAATTTGTTTCAGACAGAAGAAATGATTCAAATACCCAATTTATTGTAAGACCATTATCTTGGTTTAAAGAGAATGAATTTTATGATAAAATTCAAAAAATCAGAACTCAAGAAGATTGGTTAAATAGGTCAAGTTGGTTAAGAGAATCTACTCAAGCAAAATTAGAAAATTACAATCCACTTGTAATGTCCAAAGTATTCTTATTAAATGATGCCAAAATTATGGATAAATTTAATTCAGAATATATGTTTTGGATTGATGGGGGTTTAACAAATACAGTACATCCAGGTTATTTTACACATGATAAAGTTTTAGAAAAATTATCTAAATATATTTCAAAATTTTCTTTTATATGTTTTCCATATGATGCTGAAACAGAAATTCATGGATTTGAATATAATAAATTAAATTCAATCGCTGGTGATAAAGTAAATAAAGTTGGTCGTGGAGGATTCTTTGGTGGACCAAAACATACGATATCTGATATTAATGGATTATATTATAGTATATTAAAATCTACATTAGATGAGGGTTATATGGGGACCGAAGAAAGCATATTTTCCATCATGGTATATAGACACTCTGATTTGATAAACTATTTCGAAATAGAATCTAATGGGTTAATTGGTAGGTTTTTTGAAGATTTAAAAAACGATACTTTATTAGTTAAAAGCGAAAATAAAACTAATCCCGTTAGTGAAATAACAAATAATTTAGATATTAATAAATGTGGGTTATATGTTATAACATTCAATAGTCCAAAACAATTTGAAAGATTAATCCAATCAATGTTAGAATATGATAAAGATTTTATTCTTAAACCTAAAAAATTTTTATTAGACAATTCAACCGATTTATCAACAACTACAAGATATAAACAACTTTGTGATGAATACGGATTTGAACATATTAAGAAAGATAATATTGGAATTGTTGGGGGGAGAGTATTTGTTGCAGAACATTTTGATGAAACAGGATTGGATTTTTATTATTGGTTTGAAGATGACATGGCATTTTATCCTAAAAAAGGTGAAGTATGTAGAAATGGTTTTAATAGATTCGTTCCAAACTTATATCAAAAAACACTATCAATAATTAAACAAGAAAATTTTGACTTTTTAAAATTGAATTTTACTGAATTTTACGGTGATAATGGTACGCAGTGGAGTTGGTACAACTTACCGCAAGACAAAAGAAGAGAGTTATTTCCCGAAAAACAATCATTACCTGTGCAAGGATTAGACCCAAATGCACCAAGAACTAAATTTAAATCAATAAAGACACATCAAGGTTTGTCATATGTTGATGGTGAAATCTTTTTGTGTAATTGGCCAATTCTTTTAACCAAAAAAGGTAATTATAAATGTTATTTAGAAACTAAGTGGGCTCATCCTTTTGAAAACACTTTGATGTCTCATTGTTATCAAGAAACAGTTAAAGGAAATATTAATCCTGGTTTGTTATTGTTAACACCAACTGAACACCATAGATTTGAACATTATGACCACTCTCTAAGAAAAGAATGTTAAACTAAAATCTTATCACTTTTTATAAGATTATCTTTGGCCCATAGTGGTTGAAGATTTGTATAATGGTAAAGTTTGTAAATATCTTCTTCTGTTTTAACAGATGAGACGGGTATTATGTGGTCAATATGCCATCCATAATAACCATAATTATCCCAAGACATACCTTCGGTAAATTTATTTTCAATATATTTTATTAAAAATTCGTAATCACAACCAACAAGTTCAAGTGTTCTCGGATTTTTATATTTTTTATTAAGTAATTGATTTATTCTAGACCTCAAAGAATTTTTAATTTTATTTTTTGGGTCTGAATTGTACTCATTTATATATTTTTTTCTGCGTTCTTTATTTTTATCTACCCATTTTTTAAAATGGTCAGGATTATTTTTTTTATAAATCCGACATTTTTCTTTGTTAATCTCAGGATTTTCTAACCTAAATTGTTTTCCCTTTTTAGAAATTATTTTTGCATTTTTTTTCTTATAATCAAAAGAAAATTCATTCATACATTTCTTACATTGACATCTATAAATGTTTGGTTTTTTACTGTGTTTATAAAACTCACAAACATCTTTCTCTACCTTACACTTACTACAAATCTTTTTTTTCATAATACGATTTTAATAGTTTGTTTAATAATGTTGATTTTTTAGTTTTTTCTTTAACCATCCTATCAAATAGTTCTCTATCTAAACTAATACCAAATTTTACTTTTCGGTCTTTTTCTAATTTTTTTGGTCTTGCCATATAATATAAATATCTAATAATTAATTAAAGTTTCACTTTATCTAAATAAATATACAACATATTTATTAATAAACAAAATATGGAATTTTTTATAAAAAAGGGAGCGACACTTCCAGTTCTTAAGATGCAAATAGTTCGTGACGGTAGAAGTGGATATGACCAATTTATGAATGATTTGATAATATCATCAATTTATTTTTCAATGATTGATGTTCAAACCGGAATACCTAAAATTGTTTCAGCCCCTGCAGATATTGTTGGATTAATTTTACCCGAAGGCTCAACGACCGAATATTATATATATTTTAAATTTACAAGTAGAGATACAAATACTCCTGGCAGATATCAAGGTCAATTTTTAATTAAAAATGATGAGGGTAATCTTATTTTACCATTAAGAGAAGAATTATATATTAACATTCAAGATTCATTTATTTCTGAAACGGCTTGTTGTTAATTTGATTAATCAAAATCATTTTTTATATTTATTTAATAAGGTTAACTTCATTATAATATGAAAGCTAATGAACCATTTTAAATAAAATATTATGATATCTAACGAAGAGATTGAATCATTCCTATTAGGTAATGACCCCGAAGAATTTATAGTAGCAATCGAATTTGACTACTTATCTAATTCAATTTACAAAATCAAAGAAATCCCTGGTAAAGGAAAAGAAATTAGAAAAGATACATTTATCCCATTTGCTTGGGTTGGTGATTTACGTGGATTAAAATTCTATAACGACTCTAAATCAGTTCAGAAAGAAGCCATGACTAAGTATGGTATTATGATTGAGAAATTAGATACCCATAATAATGAAAGGCTTAATAACGGTATGACTTTTATGGTTAAATCATTAAAAGGTTATAGAGAATTAATTCAATTTTTTAGAGACGGTGGATGTGACCCTTGGGGTGATAAGTCAAAAGATAAGATTATAATTCTACCTCCTGTAGAACAATATTTAATTGCGCGAGAAAAAAGATTATTTAAAGGATTTGAAGATTACAATCAAATAACCAGACTTGTATTTGACTTGGAGACAACGTCATTAGAACCTGAAAATGGTAATATATTCATGATTGGAATAAAAACTAATAAAGGATATCATAGAGTTATTGAGTGTATTGATGAGGACCAAGAAAAAAATGCAATTATAGAATTCTTTAAAGTTATTGATGAGTTAAAGCCAAGTATTATTGCAGGTTATAATTCCGCAAATTTTGATTGGCATTGGATATTTGAAAGGTGTAGAATTTTAAAGATTGACGCTAAAAAGATTTGTAAGTCCTTGCACCCCCAACATTCGTTCACAAGGAAGGATAGTATGTTAAAACTTGCAAATGAGGTCGAAAGTTTTGTTCAAACATCAATATGGGGTTATAATAGTATTGATATTATTCACGCTGTTCGTAGAGCTCAAGCAATTAATTCAAGTATTAAAAGCGCCGGATTAAAATATATTACAAAATATATTAAGGCGGAATCTACTGACCGAGTTTATATTGAACATGAGAACATTGGTAAAATGTATAAGAATAAAGATGAATATTGGTTAAACGTAAAAAATGGTAATTATAAAAAGGCTACAGAATATGCTGATTTGGATATACGATTTCCTGGTATCTATAAAAAAATAACAGGCGATAAATTGGTTGAGATGTACCTTGAGGATGACTTGGATGAAACTCTAAAAGTTGACCATGAATTTAATCAAGCATCATTCTTATTGGCATCAATGATTCCAACAACATATGAAAGAGTATCGACAATGGGAACCGCAACATTATGGAAAATGTTAATGTTGGCTTGGTCATATAAACATAATTTGGCAATTCCTGCCAAACAAGGTAAAACTGATTTTGTCGGTGGTTTATCTCGACTATTAAAAGTAGGATATTCAAAGAATGTTTTAAAACTTGACTTTAGTTCCCTGTACCCATCAATTCAATTGGTTCATGATGTATTTCCAGAATGTGATGTGACAGGCGCAATGAAAGGAATGTTAAAATATTTTCGTGATACTCGTATTAAGTATAAAGAACTTGCCGAAAAGTATTATACTACTGACCCTGAAAAATCTGCGTCATACGGAAATAAACAATTACCGATTAAAATATTCATTAACTCAATGTTCGGAGCTTTATCAGCCCCACAAGTTTATGCTTGGGGTGATATGTTTATGGGTGAACAAATAACATGTACAGGTCGACAATATCTTCGTCAAATGATTAAGTTCTTTATGTCTCGTGGATATACCCCTCTGGTAATGGATACGGATGGTGTAAACTTCTCATCTCCTGATGACGTAGATACACATAAATATATTGGTAGAGGTCTAAATTGGAAGGTTAAAGAGGGTTTAGAATACACTGGTCCTGAGGCTGATGTAGCAGAATATAATGATATTTTTATGAGAGGTGAGATGGCTCTTGATACTGATGGAGTTTGGCCATCATGTATAAATTTAGCTCGTAAGAATTATGCAGTTATGGATGCTAAGGGTAAGATTAAACTAACCGGTAATAGTATTAAATCAAAAAAACTTCCATTATATATTGAAGAATTTTTGGATATTGGAATTAAGTTTTTATTACAAGGCGATGGCAAATCTTTTGTGGAATATTATTATGAATATCTACAAATAATATTTGATAAGAAAATACCATTAAGTAAAATTGCTCAGAGAGCTAAGGTTAAATTAACTCTTGAAGATTATAAAAAACGATTGAATACCAAAACTAAATCTGGTAATAGTATGAGTAGAATGGCTCATATGGAACTTGCAATACAAAATAATATAAATGTTAATTTGGGAGACGTTATTATGTATGTTAATAATGGAAATAAGGCATCTCAAGGAGATGTTCAGAAGATGACCGTAAAACAAATAAAAGATACAAATTCAGTAAATTTAATTAATAATCCTAAATCCAAACCAATATCTGATGGAGTTATGATTAATTGTTATATGTTGGATAAAGATATCTTAGAAAATGACCCTAATTTAACAGGGGATTATAATGTACCGAGAGCTGTTGCAACATTCAATAAAAGAATTGAACCATTAATGGTTGTATTTAAAGATGAGGTTAGAAACGGTTTAATTGTTACTGACCCAGCAGAAAGAGGATTATTTACAACATCACAATGTGAACTTATTAATGGACATCCATTAGATGAAGGTTCTCAGGATAAATTAGAAGATGTTATGATGTTATCTGAGGGAGAAGTATCTTATTGGGAAAAAAGAGGTATCGAATCGGATTATATGTATAAATTAGCCGAAGAAGGGTGGGAAGATAAATTAAGATTGCTTCAACCCGTCGGAACTTAAAATATACCAATTACCACCACAGAATCTAAATTCAACACAAGCATATCTATCTAATAGTATTTCATCATAATCTTCATCAATTTTACCAAAATCAGGTTTTATTGTTGTTTTAATCATTGATTTAACAACAATATGGTCTGTTGTTTTTGAATTTAAAGTAATGATTGATTCTGATACTCCCATAATTATAATACAATCTTCACCATTTGTACTATATTCTAATTCAGATATTAAAGATACTTCTGAAGTATTAATAATATCTCCATTAATAATTTTTTGAGAGGGTATTGTTCTTATTATTGCCATAATATAATTATATTACATATATTTGTCTTGGAAAGGCTCTAAACTTCATTTGTTTATTTAAGTTTTCAGCAATCGATGCTTCTTTTTCCATTTGTTTTTCAGGTCTTAATCTTTCTAATCGTAGTTTTAATTCTTCTTCTAATTTTGATTTTTCATCTTTACCTTCGGTTAAAAGACTTGTATAATCCATTGTGATTTCAGAATCAGGTGTTTTTAAATTACCGCTATATTTTCCTCGTACTCTACCCAATGTTTCTTTAACGTATGCAGTAAACCATCTTCTTACCCATTGTTGTGCCGGAACATTTAAATCAATCCAATTTAATTCTTCAAGAGGTACATCTGAAGGTAATTTTATTACATCTTTATTTTCTTTTAAACACGCCGCTCTATCATCAGGACCTACATCATAATACCAATACCAAACTACTTTTCCTTCATATAAACTATAATTGCCCCAATTGAATTTTCCACCTGGTGTATTATATAACATAATGTTTTTCTTACCATCAGGTAATCCTGTTATTCTATATGTTAATGAACCACCTAAAATTCTATTCAAAATATTTGCTTCTTGCATTCTTATTAAGTAATCAAAACCTGACATCATAAAATAAGAACCTTGATATCCCATTTGAGCATATCCAGCTTCACTTGCACCTAATCCGATACCACCAAAACCAAATCCACCAATTCCTCCTAATCCAAAAGCACTAAATGCTTGGTTACTAAACCAAAGAAGTTCATTTATTTCTCTACCAGCAGGAATTTCGTAATTTTGTGTATTGGCACTTAATATAAAATAATCTTTTTTCAAAACCCAAGGACCCATAGTTTGTAATCCAACAATTTTTGAATATGAATAAGCAAATTGTTGTTCAAAATCCATAGTTCTTGTTATTAAAGCTTTTGCCACAGATTTTTCTGACATATTTAAGTTAACTAAGTTAACCCATTGACTTTCAATAAGCCAATCTAAAGTATATTGTTCATAATCTTGAATAGAAAGTTCCATTAAAGAATCCATCATCTCATCTTCAATTTCAACACTTCTTAATGGAGCACCTAATAAATGTTTGACTCTTGTATATATTTTCGACCTTTCTGGTTCTGGTATTACAGGCATATCCTTTTTTATAATAAATATCATCAATCATATTCTATTTCACATATTGATAATAACATAAATATTATTGCCTTAATTCATTAATTCTTTGTAGTATTTCTTCAGCAGCATTTGCAGAATTTTGATTATCCCCCATTACTGTTGCAATCACTTGTTTTTTATTATTCAATATATCATATATTATCCCTTCAATTGTATTTTCAAATATTGGATAATATACTAAAACATTATTTTTTTGACCATACCTATAACTACGGTCTTCTGCTTGTGAATGGTCTGAAGGTAAAAAAGATAAATCATTCATTATAACAGCTTCAGCAGCAGTTAATGTAATACCAACACCTGCCGCTTTAATGTTACCAACAAATACTTTTATTTTTTCATTTTCTTGAAATTGGTCAACGCTGTTTTGTTTCTCTACCTTTGACATTGTTCCATTTAACTTAACAGCACTCTTACCAAAGTGTTGTGTTATCTTTTCTAAAGATTCTGTAAAGTTACAAAATATGATTACTTTTTTTCCTTGTTCAATAATATTTTCAGCAAGCTCAATTGTATGTTCTATTTTTTCATTGGCAATGATTTGTCGTATTTTTGTTAATTTGGTAAACTGAACTGTTAATGATTTTGACTCTTCAGGATTTTTATCATACCAATTATAATATTCACCCATAACTTCTTCATATTCTTTAGATTTTAATCTAAGGTAGATTGGTGTTATTATTTTTTCAGGCAAATCAAGAACATCTTCTTTTAATCTTCTTAAGATTGTTGGGGAGGTTCTATCCCTCAATTCTTCTAAATTTGAGGCTCCGACAACATTCCAAACTTTTCTACCTCCAACATTAAATTGATATCCTTGGCAATATCTAATTGCATAAGCCATCCAATTTTTTGCTGTAGGAGAATCAACTAAACTTAATAAATTAAAATAATCAATTGGTCTTGATGTCATTGGTGTACCAGACAATAACCATAACCTGTCAATATTTTTTACAAAATCATTAATTAGTTTTGTTCTTTGCGCTGTAACATTTTTGATATAGTGACAATTACTAACTAAAATATTATTTGCAAAATAGTTATGATTATCCTCAATTTCTAAATCATACACTCTTGTATTTGTTGAATGCATTTTTGTGGATTTGTCATAACTTCCTCGTTCCAAAATCTCAATACTTTCCACCCTAACATATTTAATATTTTGGTTTTTCTCTTGTCCAAAAATTTCCACTTTTTTTGTTTGTGCGTTCTCCCATCTATTTCTATGGATATTTTTAGTTTTGGGTTTCCAATATCTACTTTGTATGATGGTGGCAAACTTTTGAATAACATTTTTGCATTTTCTGTTAGAATTGGTAATTCCATTATCCATCCTTCCCCTAACATTTGAAATAATATTTCTTGTTGTGGTGTTATTTTCCCATTCCCTCCTCTTGATAAGAAGGTTCTTCCTTTTAATTTTTCTCTCATTTTTTCTAAACTCTCCAAATTTTTCATTGGGTTGTTTTTTTTCATCCTTTGAGAAGAAAATTTTGCCGTATGAGGATTTTTCATATGAGTATTTTTCATTATTTTTGACCACCCCCCATTTTTTTCTATTGTTTTTCTCCGTTTTTCTCTTACCTCTGGATTTTTTGATTTTACTTTGTTTGAACATTTTACAGAGCAATATGTTTTCTTTTTCATTTTTATGTCCGTTGTAAAACTCATTAGGATTCCACATTCCGGACAATTTTTGTGAAACTTCAATTCTTTTGTTTTTTGTGGTGAAGTTTTGTTCCTTATTATAGATGCACAACTTTTTGAGCAACATTTTGTTTTTTTCCAAATCTGTTTCTTCGTTAGTAATTTCTGACAACATATACAAGTCATCGGTTGTTGTGAGTTCGTTTGCCCTAACATATCCTTTATTATTTACATAGAATTTATGATTATCAGTACACTCTAAAAATAGTCCGTTGTTGAGTTTTATTTTGTAAATAGTGTCTTTATTTTTTCTAATCCATCTATTTATTTTTTTATATTCCAAAATTTTATTTCTATGGTTATATGTTAAAATTTTAATATCTAATCCATTCTCTACAATATCTCCAATATTTTTTTCACCAGATTCGGTCATAATTTTAGTGTCGTATGTAAAACATTCATCTAAAATTACTAAATCAAAATTTGTATCGTTAATTAAAGATTTACCATTCTTTTTGGTTTCGTGAAAATTTTTTATGATATCATAATTTATTATAACAAAATCGTGAACGGTTGAAAAGTTTTTACCTTCCGCAATGAATATACTTCTGTCTGTATAGTTTTCAATTTCTCTTTTCCAATTTATCTTAAGTGTTGCAGGACATATAATCAGAACTTTTTTTGCTCCTGTTTCTAAAGTGGCAATTATGGTTGACGTAGTATTATGTGTTACTATACAATGTTGGGCTACATATAATTTATCTGGAGAATCCACAGATATACAAGTACATTCATCTTCCCCATATTTTTCAATATTTGTTATATATCTTCCGATTGGATATTTTTTTGGTTCGACATATCTATCTGCTTTTCTTTTTAACTTAAATGGGTTCATACCCTTTGGTAATTTAATGTTAACTCGATAAGATATGTTACATTCAATTCGTTTACCATCTTTTTTGTAGAAACTACGTCTTGATTTTTTACGTGCTATTCCACCCAATGTTTGTACAATTTCACAAACATCATCACAAAGTTTTTCTGAAATTGTTGAAAATTCGGTTCCGTTAAAACTACCGTTTTTTGATATCATACAGTGACCATCAGTGTCCATTAAACCTTGTAAAATCGCAAGACGATTTTCAATTGATGTGTATTTGTATATATCAGGTATAAATTTATTATGGGCTTTAGTATTGTTTAATTTTAAGTCATTTAATTTATTTTGAAAATTTATATATCCACCTTTTTGATTGACTCTTGTTTTGATTTTTTTCAAATCAAAATTTTGAAATAATTCATCATAATCATTTTTGTGAACGGTAAAGCGACAATTCTTGTACTTATCAAAATAACCGTCACCCAACGATAGTCCCAACAAATAGGGGTCAATTGGTAAATCATATTTATTTTTGAAATGGATAGGTTGAACAATAGGTATTTGCCATTTATTATTTCCGTTTGGTGATTTATAAAAAGTTTCAACTTCATATTTTTTTTCCGAATTATAACCATCACCTTTTATTATAATCTTACCTCCTTCGTACATTTGTTTAGTAGATAGAGTTAAAGATTTTTTTCGTCTTTCGTTTTTTCTATTTTCACCATAATTGGGTGAAGATACCGACCATAAATGTACGTCATCCGTTATTATGGAATATCCATCATTAAACGTGATTTTGTACGTTTCTTTTTTTCCTTGAGGATACACACCATTCACATTATATGCTTTACCATCGGAACCAATAACCCTATCTCCAACCACAATTTCACCCATTTTTTTTACTCCCAATTCATTGTAAATCAGTGTGTTATTGGTAATCCCTTTACCCAAACCCATATCGTCAGCAAGTATAAATTTTTTATTTTCAACCAGCTTTTGAATCGCTTCTTTTTGATGCGGTAGTGGTGGACGATTTGAATATTTGTCATAATTAATAACAACATCTTTTACTCTGTTATCTTTAATGATTGATGCCTTTGGTAACCAAAAATCATGAAGTTGTTCTGTTTCAAATACTTTTCCCCAAATATGATAAGATTTTTCTTTATCTGCTAAAAGTTTTTCAACCCAAATTTTTTGTGGAATTTCTGTATATAATTTATCGTCAGCTAATTTTTGTGCAAAATACGAATCTAATATTACCCACTTCTTTGCAATTTTCGGTGGTTTATCATGAAAATTAATAATATATTCTGATTGACTTCTTGTCGGATAAAACTTTTTATTAATTTGAGATTTTCTTTTTAATTCAAATATATAATTATTACCTCCATCATATGTCTCAAGGATGGACATAGCTTTCGATTCTAAACTTATTTCTTTGTTCATTAAGTTAATTAATTATAATAAAATTTTGAGTATTTATCAATAAGGAAAAATAAACATATTATGCAAAAATTAGTTCCGGTAACACGTCTTGGTAAGTTTTTTGGTGATGAAGATTATACTTTAGATATTAATATGGGTGAAGAATGGTTATTGGGGGATATGAATTTCACAATAATTTTATATCGTATTGATAGATATAAAACAAAAACGGACGATGTGTATGGGGAGTCTTTAAAAGATGGAATTCAATTCTTATCTCCTATTGAACTTAAGGGTTATGTTCAAATTATGGCACCAACAAATCAAAAACTTGGAACTTCAAAAGTTCAACAAGATGAGCCAGGAAATTTAAGATTCTCTATTTATCAACAAACCCTTAGTGAAATGGAAGTTGATATTCAATTTGGAGATTATATTGGATATTATGAAACGGAGAAAAAAGTAAGATACTATAGTGTGTCTGATGATGGTAGGGTGGTTTCAGACAACCGCCACACTTATGGAGGTGTTCGTCCTTTTTATAGAACGATTATCGCAACTCCTGTAAATGAAAATGAATTTAAAGGTATATAAAATATTATGAAAACTATTATTAACGAATCTCAATTTGATTCTTTATTTGTAGGTAAAAAAGTTATGGTTTATTATAATTTACATAAACACACTTTTTCGGTAACATATGATGGTAAAGTTATTATGCACGCCGATTATGTTAAACTTGGTGATGTTGAATTTAGAGTTAGACAAGGTGGTAAAGAAAAAGTTAGAACTGAAAAAAGTAAAAATGTTCATGCCTTTGTAATAGGTAAATTATTGGATTATTGTGAATTTCCTTGTGATGATTTACCTGTAAAAACATTTGGAAAAATTGTAACATATAATCCTTATATGTTTGATACTTTTGTATATAAAGATAATCAAGAACCAGTTTATCATGCCAATAAAGTTAATATGATAAATTCTAAAGATAAAATATTTGTAACAAAAAAATAATTATGGGATTTCCAAAACAAATAAAAAAAACATTACCTTTAGTTCCAAAAAAAATTCTTTCAGCAAGAAGAGAGCAATTATTGGAGTACATCAACTCTGATGGGACGTATCTACCTAAATCAGTATTGCATGCAGATTTGGATAGAGGTATGTTAGATTTTGTTAAAGAAGAATTGAAAGTTGTTAGTGAAGGTGCTGTTGTACCTATGATTGATATTATGATTACAACACAGAATTGGTCTCAGTTTGCAGAAACAGGGACTTTTCAAGATAACGATTTAAATGTTAAACTTCCATTTATAACTGTTGTTAGAAGTCCCGAAGTCAAATACGGAACAAATCCGTCACTTCAATATACAATACCAAACAGAAAACAATTTTATTATGCATCGGTCCCAACATGGGATGGAAACAGACAAGGTATGGATATATACACAATACCACAACCTGTACCTGTTGATATTAATTATAGTGTGAAAATTATTTGTAATAGAATGAGAGAATTAAATCAACTTAATAAAGTTGTTTTACAAAAATTTTCTTCAAGACAAGCATATACTTTTATTAAAGGACAATATGTTCCAATAATAATGAATAATATTTCTGATGAATCTGTTATGGATTTAGATAAAAGAAAATATTATATACAGAATTATGATTTTACAATGTTGGGATATCTTATTGACGAAGAAGAATTTCAAGTTAAACCAGCAATTTCAAGAGTTGTTCAATTGTTTGAAATTGATACAAGTACATTAAAAAAGAAACCTTTAAGATTCCCTGAAAATCCTGATGAATTTAAATTAGATTTTTTATTTGTTGTTGATAATAATACATTAAGTGATGTTATGGATTTTACCGCAAATATGAATTTAGTGTCGACCGACAATATTGATTCGTTTGATGTTTATATAAACAACAATTATTATGGTAGTAATGTAGAAATAATTCAAATCACAACAAACGATATTCTAAGAATAGAAGTAATCAAAAATGATGATACAAAAGATTCAACAATTATTTATAATTGTAAATTAGTTTAATTCTCCCCATAAATATCTTTTTTTTCTTTACACTTTTCAAAAATTAAATTTTCTAAAAATTTATAAATTTTAATTCCCCTCTTATCACAGTATTTTTTTAAGACATCGTGTGATTCTGGCGATATTTTAATATTTTTTATTTCTTTCTTTATTTTCATAGGTAGAAAAAAGGTAGAATTTATTCTCACCATTTACAAATATATATTTAAAAGTCAAGTTTTTTCACATTCTAACTAATATTTATCATTAAAATAAATCCACAATAGAATTATTAAATAATGGCAACAGCACAAGCAAATCAAAAAGTATATGTATCACCCGGCGTATACACTTCTGAGACAGATTTATCATTTGTAGCTCAAAGTGTCGGTGTTACTACGTTAGGTTTAGTAGGAGAAACTATAAAAGGTCCTGCATTCGAACCAATCTTTATCACTAATTATGATGAATTCCAAGCTTATTTTGGGGGAACAGAACCCGTTAAATTTGTGAATACTCAAATTCCTAAATATGAAGCAGCATATATTGCAAAATCTTATTTACAACAATCTAATCAATTATTTGTAACTAGAATTTTAGGATTATCTGGTTATGATGCTGGTCCTTCATGGAGCCTTAGTTTAATTGCTAATGTTGACCCAACAACAATTGGTATTAATTCAGGAATATCTGCAACTACTTTTACGGCAAGTTTCACAGGAATTTCTTCAGCTAATACATTAACATTTGTTAGTGGTTCTTTACCTGCTAATGTTTTGGTAAACTTTAACAAACAATATAGATTATCTGATGGCAGTGTATCAACATTATCATCCGATTTTACTAATATAATTAATTCTATTTATGATAGTCCTCAAACATCGGCAACAACTGTTGTTATGTATGGAGCGATACCTGAACAAAATTATAATACAATAACAGGTCAATATTCAGCAGTTACTAATGTATATGGATGTGATACAAATAATTTAGCTACAAATGATTTAACAGCATCTTCCAACGACCCTTGGTTTTATGCGAATTTTGATATTACAAGTGGTAATAATTATACAGGATATTCTTTTGATTATGTTATTACATCTTTAGTTTCAGGACCATCAAACACTTTTACAGGTACTATAACTGGTAAAACATATTCTTTTACAGGAACAGCATATACTAATTTTAATAATATGGTTGTTTCAACTCTTCGTTCTAGAGGTATATCATTATATTCTAATAGTAGTGATAGTGTTGACCATGGTCCCGTTTATGAAGTTAGTGGATTAACTGATTTACAATTAGTTTGTAGTGGTCAGTATTCGGGTATAACTCAAAATCCATACGCAACATTTTTACTTTCAGGTATAACTAAAGATAGTAACACTTTCTCATTTGAAGTTTCGATGTTAGCATCTTCTTCAAAATATATTACAAAAGTTCTTGGTATTGATAACTTTGGAAAAAATAGAACTCAAGTTCCTATTTTTGTTGAGGAGTATTATCAAGCGACATTAAATTACGCATACAATAAAGGTTATATCCGTGGTTTAAAATGTGATTTAATTGCTCTTCCAGACGCAAGAAGTGAAAGCCCTTCATCTATAGCTTGGAATTTGGAAAAATATCAATCTCCTGAAACACCTTTTTTAGTTTCAGAATTAAGAGGTAATAAAGTTTATAGATTATTTAAATTTATTTCGATATCTGACGGAGCATCTGCAAATACAGAAATTAAAGTTTCAATTGCAAACTTATCATTTAACAATATGACATTTGATGTATTAGTTAGAAACTTCTACGATACAGACGCAAATCCTGTTGTTATTGAAAAGTTCACAAACTGTACTATGGACCCTGGTTCAAATAGTTTTGTTGCTAAAAAAATAGGCTCTTCAAATGGTGAATTTGCACTGATTTCAAAATACATCATGTTGGAAATGGCTAATGATTATCCTATAGATGCACTTCCTTGTGGATTCTATGGTTACACACAGAGACAATATGAAAGTGTTAATAATCCATCACCATATCCTGTATATAAAACAAAATACTATTATCCTGGTGAAGTAGTATTTGACCCTCCATTTGGAACAAGTTCAGGAGGTTCAAATGCTGTTGAATCTGGAGGTGATATTGTTAGAAGAACTTATTTAGGATTTTCAAGTCAATTTGGAATTGACGAATCTTTCTTAGAATATAAGGGAAAACAAAATCCAATAGTTGGATGGGCAGATGCTACAGATTCTGCACCTTGGAATTACTTAAGTAAAGGATTTCACATGGACTCAGGAGCTACTGTAGTTTCAATTTCAAATTCGGCTTTATTAACAAGTGGTGAAACTGCTTTTGAATGTGGAGTTGCGGATTTTAGATTTGACCCAGAAACTCAAGAAAATCCTTATTATTTTATTTACTCAAGAAAATATACAGTATGTTTTGCGGGTGGATTTGATGGATGGGACATTTATAGAGAATATAGAACAAACCAAGATAGATTCCAATTAGGAGCGTCAGGTTATTTAGCGGGAGCAGCACCTTCAACAAGGTATCCAACAGCTACAGGAGATGGTTTATTCAAAAGGATTGTTGTTCAAAACAATACTCAAGATTTTGCTAATTCTGATTACTACGCTTATTTACTTGGTATTTTAACTTTTGCAAATCCTGAAGCAACAAACATTAATGTTTTTGCTACTGCAGGTATCGATTATGTTAATAACTCCAATTTAGTGGAAGAGACTATTAATATGGTTCAATATCAAAGAGCGGATTCTGTTTATATTGCAACAACACCAGATTATAACATGTATACTCCTGATGGAACAAGTCAATATGATGTGATTTATCCACAAGAAGCTGTTGATAATCTTGATAATACAGGAATTGATTCAAACTATACAGCAACTTACTATCCTTGGATACTTGTGAGAGATACTGTGAATAATACACAAATATATCTTCCGCCAACAGGTGAAGTTTGTAGAAACTTAGCATTAACAGATAACATTGCATTCCCTTGGTTCGCATCAGCGGGTTACACAAGAGGTCTTGTAAATTCAATTAAAGCTAGACGTAAGTTAACTCAAGAAGATAGAGATACACTTTATCAAGGTAGAATTAACCCAATCGCAACTTTCTCCGATGTAGGAACTGTAATTTGGGGTAATAAAACTTTACAAGTAACTGAATCAGCATTGAACAGGTTAAATGTAAGAAGATTATTATTACAAGCTCGTAAATTAATATCAGCTGTAGCAGTAAGATTATTGTTCGAACAAAACGACCAAATCGTTAGACAACAATTCTTGGATAGCGTTAATCCTATTTTGGATTCTATCAGAAGAGATAGAGGTCTTTATGATTTCCGTGTAACAGTTTCTTCATCACCTGAAGATTTAGATAGAAATACTTTAACAGGTAAAATTTATCTTAAACCAACTAAAGCTCTTGAATTTATTGATATTGAATTCTTTATCACACCAACAGGAGCTTCATTTGAAAACATATAATAAAAAAAATAACTGGGGTACATATTGTATCCCAGTTTTAATTTAACATGAGAAAAGAATTTAAAGAAGGTTTCAAAGAAGAAGGTACCCCTGACATGAAATATTATGCATTCGATTGGGATGATAATATTGTTCATATGCCAACAAAAATTATTTTAAAAAATGATAATGGTGATGAGATTGGAATGAGTACTGAAGATTTTGCCGAATATAGAACAATGATTGGTTCAAAACCTTTTAATTATCATGGAGAAAAAATAGTCGGATTTGCGGAAAATCCTTTTAGAAATTTTAGAACTGAAGGTGATAAAACTTTCTTGATTGATGCAATGAAAGCAAAACCAGGTCCAGCATTTGATGATTTTAAAGAGTCAATAAATAATGGGTCAATTTTTTCCATAATTACTGCTAGGGGACATAATCCAAACACATTAAAACAAGCGATTTATAATTATATTATTACAGGATTTAATGGTATTGATAAAAATCAATTAGTTAAAAACTTAAAAAAATATAGGTCTTTTGTGGATGAAGATGATATGTCAGATAATGAATTAATAAAATCTTATTTAGAACTCAACAAATATCACCCTGTAACATTTGGGGGTGGTTCTAGTGCAAATCCTGAAGAATTAAAAGTTATGGCAATGGATGATTTCGTTTCTTACATTAAAGGAATGGCGGCACTATTAAATAAAAAAGCATATCTAAAAAAAGATATTGCTAATAAATTTAAACCAGAAAAACCATTAATTGGATTTTCAGATGATGATATTAGAAATGTTGAAGTAATGAAGAAACATTTTAAAGATAAACCAGATAATCTAGTTAGGACTTATTCTACTGCTGGAGGAATTAAAAAGGAAGTTAAATAAGAAATAATTTATTTAAAAATAAAGTAAATAGAAAAATTTTTAACTAAGATATATTTATATAAATAAACAAAAAAACAAAATTATAATAATATGGCTGATTTACTAATGAAAATGCCGATACCGTATGAACCGAAACGTCAGAATCGATTCATTTTAAGATTTCCATCAAGTTTGGGAATAAATGAGTGGTTTGTAGAAACAGCCCAAAGACCTCACATTATGATTAATCCGGTAGAAATACCCTTTTTAAATACGTCAACATATGTTGCTGGTAGATTTACATGGCAAACTCTTAATGTTACATTTAGAGACCCAATAGGACCTTCTGCGGCTCAAGCCCTAATGGAATGGGTTCGTCTACACGCTGAGTCTGTTACAGGTAGAATGGGATACGCTGCAGGGTATAAGAAAGACATTGACTTGGAAATGTTGGACCCAACTGGAGTTGTTGTTGAAAAATGGATATTATATGGTACATTCTTAACAGATGTTAACTTTAATACATTAGCTTACAATGCAGATGCTTTGGCAACAATCGCAGCAACACTAAGAATGGACAGATGTGTATTAGTTTACTAATTTTTTAAAGAAAAGATTTATTTAAAAATAATAACAATTATATTTAACCGTAAAGCACATAAACTTTACGGTTAATTTTTTTATATGGATAATCAAACAAGAGATTACGCTCAACAAAATTTCACATTACCACATGATGTGGTTCCTTTACCATCGCAAGGAGTTTTTTATAAAAATAAAAAAAAGTCAATTAAAGTTGGATATTTAACCGCTTCTGATGAAAATATATTAATGGCTGGAGGTTCTGACCTCACATTAAATCTTCTTAGAGCGAAGATATATGAACCAGATATTAGAGTTGAAGATTTATTAGAAGGTGATGTTGAATCAATTCTAATTTTCTTAAGAAATACAGCTTTTGGTCCTGAAATAAATATGACTTTAACTGACCCCCAAACAAGGAAACCATTCCAAACAACTGTTAGATTGGATGAACTACCAATAATTAATGGACAACCCCCATTAGAAGATGGTACGTTTGTAACACCATTACCTAAATCACAATCAACGGTTAAGATAAAACCATTAAGTTATGGTGAGGTTATGGAAATACAAAAAATGACAGAATCGTACCCTCAAGGAAGAGTTGCTCCGAAAGTAACATGGAGACTACAAAAAGAAATTATTGAAGTTGACGGAAGTACTGATAGAGCCGAAATTGCGAAGTTTGTAGAACAAATGCCTATTGCGGATTCAAAATACATTAGAAAATTTATGGATTCAAACGAACCAAAATTAGATATGAATAGAACAGTAACAACCCCATCAGGAGAAAAACTAACGTTTAATGTTGGGTTTGGGGTTGATTTCTTTCGTCCTTTCTTCTGATTATAGGAAAGGTCAAATAGATGAGTTTTACTATTTGAATACATTATTAAAAATAACATACCAAGATTTTGAAAAGATGCCAATTTTCGTTAGAAAATATCTTCTTGATAAATGGATTGAAGAGAATAAGAAGGACTGAAAAATCAGTCCTTCTTCTATTTATAGTATAATAAAAAAAATATTATGGCGGATTCTGAACAAATAAAAACTCCAGAACAATTAGCTGAAGAGTATAAAAAACAATTAGAAACTTTACAAAAGTCTTTTAATGATATGTTTTCATCTAATTTATTGAAAAACATGGCAACATCTGCAGAACAAATGATAGTTGCCGCAAAAACATTAGATAGAAGTTTTTTAACGTCTGGACAAAGGATTGATGAAATGCAATCTGCTTTTGCCAAAACCGTTCCTATTGTTAGGACACTTGGAGGAAGTATAAATGACGTTAAAAATATAATTGAGGCAATTGCCGATTCGTCTAGAAGAAATGTTATTGAGACAGAAGATGTTATTACAAAAATATATGCCACATCAAAAGTTTTGGGTGTAGACCTTAAAGATTTGACCGAGTCATTTATCAATGTTGGAATTCAAACTGAAAATATAGGTAAAAATGTTGAAGACTCTGTACATTATGTTCAAAGTATTGGACTTAATGCTAAAACAGTAATGAAAGATGTTTTAAACAACATAGAAATGTTAAATCGATTCAGTTTTACTAATGGAGTTGAAGGTTTAACAAAAATGGCTGCTCAAGCTTCTATGTTAAAATTTGATATGAGAACAACTGCAGATTTTGCAGATAAAGTATTAAGTCCTGAAGGAGCAATAGAAGCTGCTTCAGCTTTCCAAAGATTAGGAGTTGCTGTTGGCGATTTAGGTGACCCATTAACTATGATGAATGATGCTTTAGTAAACCCTGGAGCATTACAAGATAGTATTATTAAGGCAACACAACAATTTACAGAATTTGATGAAAAAACAAAAACATTTAAAATAAATCCACAAGGGATTTTAACTTTAAAAGAAATGGCTGGTCCATTAGGTACAACTGCTGCTGAATTATCAAAAGCTGCAATTGCTTCTGCCGATTTAAATAGAAGATTATCTGATGTTAAATTAGATATTCCTGAAGATGATAGAAAGTTATTAGCGAATATGGCAGTAATGAGAGATGGGAAATATCAAGTTAAACTTGGGTTAGATAACCAAGGACAAGAAATATGGGAAGGTCTTGGAGATGTTACAAAAGACCAATTTGGTAAATTAAAAGAAATTCAAGAAAAAGCTCCAAAAACTATGGAACAAATTGGTTTGGCTCAATTAGACTTTCTTGAAAAAATTGCTAATTCTGCTGAAGGAGCTTCCAATAAAATTGGATATAGTGTTGCTGATTTATCTGTTATTAGAAAAAATATTTCAGGGGTTGATAGACTCACTACTGCTGTTGTTGGAACTGTTAATAAAACTGTAGAAAAAACTCCAATCACAAAAGAACTCGCTACGGCTATGACATCAATACAAAGTTTGTTAAGCGGCAGAGACAAAATGAGTGATAAAGAGTTTCAATTAAAAATAAAAGAAACCGAAAAAAGTTTAGAGACTAAATTTAAAGGAGTACAGGGAGACGCTTTAAATGTATTAAAAGATGCAGTAAAAGAAATTAATAAAAAAATAGAACCACAAAGAAGCGATATTGAAAACTATGCTAAAAGTATGATATTTGAACCTTTATCAAATTTTTTAAATAAAGAAAAACCAACAACACAACAAAAACAAACGACTCAAATTGTAAATCCAAACACAGATAGAAAACAAACAAAAATAAAACCACAAGAAGCAAATCAACAAGTTGGTATGCCGATTGTTGATTCAACACCATCAACTCAAGTAGAGGCAATTACATCGGATAATTATAATAATTTAAGAGGAAAAACAGGAGATGAATCACTGACAAGTGTGATAAATCAACAAGTTGATTTTGGTGGAACGGTAACATTTAAAGTTGATGCTCCTCCTGGTATAAGCTTACAATGGTTAACCGATTATCTGAATAGTTCTGAATTTAAAGATAAAGTTTATAAAATGGTTGACAGTAAAGCTATTGAACTTGAGAAGAAAAAGTATACATAATCTATTTATCATAAATAAACTATAGATGCCAAGTCCATTACTAATAGATTCTGCGGGGTTTAGAAAAAAATTAATAACTAGAAACTTAGTCCCTTATGCTAAATCCCCTAGTAAAACTGACCCTCCGATTGATTACGAAGTAATTCAATCAGATTTATCTGTTGTAGATAGTCCAGACCAACTTATTGACGTACCATCCTTTGCAAATAAATTATTCCCATTAAATCAATATGGTAATGAGGGTGGATATAAACAAGTTCCTGACCCAAGTTCCTTATTAAATAATAAATCTAACGAAGGTGAATATGGATTTCAAGATGCGCATATAATTGATGAGGGATACGACGCTCCAAGAAATTGGAGACCATTAAACGCTTATGCCGATACGACACAAATTTTTGATGCAGCAAATGCTATTGCATCTTTTGAAACGGTAAGACCTGACCAAGATAGAACACCAAATAGTCAACCATATCCAGCATCTTTAATTAATTCATCATATTCTCCTGTATCTATTTTATTAAGTAAAGACCCTTTAGGTAGTAATGGTTTATTAAGCCAAGATTCTTTTTTGGCTAGATTAGGTGCGGTAAAATTAAAAGAAGCTTTTGAAAATAATATTAATAGGGAAGTAGTAAAAAATACTACAGGAAGAGCTAATATTTTTAATGTTAGGAGTGGTACTGATGTATTAAATTTAATTACAGGTAGGGTTCCACTTATAGAACCTGATTATACAATTACAATGCCTGCTAACCCTGTTTTAGCTGCAACTACTTATGCCTTAAGATTGGCTGGAAGTATATTACCAGTATCAACAATACCTGGTTCATATTTTGATTCAAGTATTAATTCTGGACAACCAACAACGATACAACAATTACAAAACGCTTTTAGACAATCAAATAATGGTGTTGGTAAATTTTTTAATAGATTATTAGGTGGAGATAAAACAGGTTCACAATTATTTTTAAATAATACAGGAGGAGGTCAAAAATCAAGATTATTTGGTAATTTAGATTATAATAAATTTAAACCTGATTATGATAGAACTTTATTTGATAGGGTTGCAGGTGTTATTGTAGGGTCAACAACTAACAATAGTGATTTTTATGTTGGTTCAAAAACATCCGACCCATCAAGAGTATTTTCACCTGGTGGTGATTTACCTGTTAATGAATATGGACAAGAAGTACAGTCTCCTGTTTATGGTCCACAAGAATTGGCTCAATTATATGAAGGACCAAGTCAAGATGTAAAATTGGGCGCTAACGGACCTACATATAGTGATGGGGGTGGAGTGGAAGGAGGATTTACATGGGTATCTCCAAAGTATAAAGGTAATGCCGGTAAAAAAGTTGGTATTGGTGGAGAGGTCACAAACCAAGCTTTAAATTATAAGACGTCATCGTATGATTCGACAGAATCTACAAACAGAACATTTAGAGAAGGTTCAATACTTGACGATACTCAAAGGATTATTGATAGTCAACCAAGCGGAGGAAGAAGGTTACAACACGTAGGTAACGCTATTGACCAAGTTAGTAAAGTATTTAATGATGGATATAAAGAATTAACAAAAGGTTCAAGAGTATTAAGTTACGTTGGTTCGATAGGGAATGAGGTTGGTACAGAATATTGTAGAGTTTTTGCTAAAGATATACCATATCTTCAATATAATAATTTACAGAAAACAGATGGCATGACAACTGAAGGTAGAAAATTCAGTTATTCTGTTTTAGATAAAACATATAATCTTAATATTGCTCCAAATAAACAAGAAGGTGGACAAGATTCAAGTAATTTAATTGGAAATACAAATCAAGCTTACGCTAAAAAATATATGTTTTCTTTGGAAAATTTAGCGTGGAGAACAGGTGGAGCACCAGGATATACTGTATCTGATTTAGCAATATGTGAAAGAGGTCCAAACGGAGGTAGAGTAATGTGGTTTCCTCCCTATGGATTAGTTTTTAGTGAAAATGTTCAGGCAAATTGGGTTACAACTGATTTTATTGGAAGGCCAGAACCTGTATACACATATAAAAATACAAGTAGAGGTGGTAGTTTACAATGGAAAGTTGTTGTTGACCATCCATCAGTTTTAAATGTTATTGTGAATAAAATATTAACAAATGAAACAAATAAAGCAAGAATAGACCAAATGTTAGAATCTTTCTTTGCTGGATGTTTAAAATATGATTTATATGAATTAGCTAAAAAATATTATACAATACCACCAAACGATTTACAATTACTACAAGAAGCGATTTCTTCAAAAAAAGAAACAAAAGAACAAATTCAATATTCAATTGAAACAGCACAATCTGGAGATAAACCAGTTGATAATCAAGTAAACCAATCTATTAGTTCAAGTAATAGTGCTAATTCTACTACAAAAGTAGACTTAAAAAGTTTTAATAATTTAGGGTTTTATTTTGGTAATGACTATCCGAAAACTTTTGGAGTTAATTATAACACTGAATATACAAGGTATACTTCAGATTCAAATAAAAAATATTATCAAGAACAATCACCAAGTACTGCAGAACAAACATCATCATTTTTTAATAGTGTTGTAACATCTAATTATGATAATTTAAATGAGTTAATAAATGAATTACAAAAACAATTAACTAATAGTACAGGAACTGTAACAATAATTATTGACGGAATGACTTCTGCTCCAGCATCAAACGCATATAATCTAAAATTATCTGAAAAAAGAATTGATTCTGCCATTATATTTTTTACATCAGACACTCGTATTCAAAATTTTGTTCAGACACAAAGATTATTAATTAAAAAAGGGCAGGCTTTGGGAGAAAATTCTGAAGTATCAATATATAATAAAGAAACTGGTAAATTATCAGGACAAAAAGTTAGTTGTACTGATGGTGATAACCCATCAGATAGCCAAACTCTTACCACGAAGATTTATTCGACAAATGCTATGGCGTGTAGAAGGGCTTATATATCAAGTATAATTCCAAACCTAAATCAACCACCGCCAGCTCAACCTGTAAATGTTACACAACAAAAACCACCAGATGTTTTAGTTGGAACAATAACTCCATCAACAACAAAACCACAAAGTTTAGAACAAAATCCTAAACCTAGTGATAATATAACAAAAAAAGTGTTAAGAGCTTTATTGTCAGAATGTGATTATTTTGAAACAATAAAACAAGATACACCTATGGTTTATGATAACTTAAAAGAAAAATTAAAATATTTTCAACCAGCTTTTCATTCTACGACACCTGAAGGATTAAATTCTAGACTTACTTTTTTACAACAATGTATGAGACCTGGAGATACAATACCAACAATAAAACAAAATTCGCCTGATGGTAAACCAGAATTACAATACAATGATGCGACAAATACTGCATTTGGTGCTCCACCTGTTTTAGTATTAAGAATTGGGGATTTTTATAATACTAAAATTATTCCATCAAATTTAAGTATTACTTATGAAAATTTAGATTTGAATCCTGAAGGAATTGGGATACAACCAATGATTGCTAATATTACATTAGGATTTAGTTTTGTTGGAGGTAGTGGATTGAAAACTGCCGTAGATAAACTTCAAAACGCTTTAACGTTTAACTATTACGCAAATACTGAAATGTATGATGATAGAGCAGATGTAACTGATGACAGCTTAAAAATAATAGATAAAGATTTTTTAAATTATACAAAAACTAATCCACCAACAACAAATCAAGTTCAAAACAATAATGGACAATCAAATAATGATACTATTGGTACAATAATATCGACTGTAAAAAATGTAAGTGGTGATACGATAGGAACAATATCATATCAAACATTTATGGATAGTTTTTCAGAAGCATCTCAAAATTATTTTATTAATTTTATTAATAAGAGTAAAGAATCTCTTAAACAATATAATAATGCGTTGCTTCAAAACTGGACCGCTGAAAGATTATATGTTGATGGAAATTTATTATCAAATACAACAGTTAATGTACCATTAATTGGAAAACCAAATTTAGATAGTAAAAAAAATGGATTAGTTTATAGAATAGATAAAGTATTTGATGATTTAATGTCTAATATTAAAACAAATAATGAAGAAGAACAAGATAGATTTATACAATATATGTCACAAAAAAAACTTGGATTTTCTGAAAAAGTTATTAGACAATTAAAACATAATTATGGTAATTTTATTAAAAATAAAAAATCAAGATACCAAACTGATATAACAAAAATAACTCAAGAATTTACAATTGCACAACAAAATTATATCCAATATCTTAGTAAAGCGAACGTATTATTATATCCACCAACACCAACAGAGGGTACTGATGGATTACAACAATTAAATGGTAATGCCGTAATATATAACATTAGTGGGACAACTGATGTTTATCAAGGAAGTGATGGAACAACATTAGATGAATTAAACCAAGACATTAAAAAAATTGGTGATGGGTTGATTGGGTATTATCAGTTTGCTCAAAATCAAATTTTATTTAAATACAAATCAAAAGATTATATTGGTTATTTACTATATGGGGCAAATGGTGAAAGTGATAAAACAAGTTCGAAAACTTTGCTAAAAGAAGTTTTTAATCCATTTAGTGAATTAGATGAGTTTAATAATAAAACTTTTAGACGAATGTATATGATTTTATCAAATGATATTATTGATGATAAAAATTTTCAAACATTCAAAACTGCAATTATTGGTGATATTGTAAATAATTCATCTATACTTGGTAATGGAAATGTTGATGTGGATAAAGAATTTTCTTTTTATTGGATGAGTATTGCAAAACCTAAATTTGAAGAAGAAAATAATATTACTACAGAATTTTTAAATAGTCTTGAAAAAGGAATTTTTAAAGATTTTGTTGTGTATACACCGTTTCCAAAAAATAAAAAAAGAATGTTTACTTATAAAGTAATGAATAATCCAAAGAGTGAACAAAAAGAATTAATTATTAGTTTAAATAATTCAACACAAACTGGAAATCAAAATACTAATAATAAAAAATGGAATACTTTAAATAATACGAATGTATATATTTCTAAAATAAAATTAAACTAATGGCATTTCCTTATTATAACAGATATTCAGAATTTTTAATAAATGGAGAACAAACTGTAGTTCCTTTTGTTTATTTGCCTCAAAAAACGACAGATAAGGCTTATATATATAAAGTTGCTCAAAGTAGATTAGATAAAGTTTCTCAAGAATATTATAACTCACCTTATTTTGGATGGTTAATTTTGCAAGCAAATCCCCAATTTGGGGGATTGGAAAATTATATATATGATGGTGCGGTATTAATAATACCTTTTCCTTTAATACCATCTTTACAAGATTATAAAGCAGCATTAGAAAATCATTTTTATTATTATGGCAGGTAAATATACATCGGATAACAATGGAGACATTCTTGTCGAATTTGATTACAATAATATTATTGTAGTCGACCCAAATAAAACAATTGATGTTTTTGGAAAAGTATCTGAAAGATTAGTCGACCATGAAAATTTGGTAATGTATGCTAATCTTGAGGCTGAAATAGTTCCAAGAACTAAATTGGCTATTGGAGGTAGTCCTGATGATAGGACAAGAACATTATCTATTGCTAAAATAAATTTTTTAAAACCATCAAAAAATGGGTATTTAAATGATGGATATTATGATGAATTAACTGGAAAAAATACTGTAGATAAAAATGGACAAAATCAACCTGAATCTCAAACAATTTATCCTAAAAATGGTAGTAAACCATATATAGAAAATACAGTTGTAGACCCACAAAATGTGATTGATAATGGATTATTAGGTATTAAAAGCATAACTGTGAATACAAACACATCTTTTATACCATCAGTAACCATTGAACTTGAAGATGTACAAGGTAAAGCGTTATTCCAACTTGGAAATAATTCACCGTATGCAGCATTTTTTAATATGCCATTTTGTCCATTCTATTTAACTTTAAAGGGGTATTATGGACAAGCTATTAGATATCAATTAAATCTTGAAACATTTAATGCTAGATTCAACTCATTTAGTGGAAACTATCAAGTTACTTTAAATTTTCATGGATTTAAATTTAACATTTTAAATGAAATTTCAATTGGTAATTTAGTTGCTACACCACATATGTATAGTCAAAGATTTGACATTATAAAATCAACGACTGACGTATCTACAACTAATTCAACCATAGAAGGACAAACAAGACAATCAGGACAAAACAAATTAGAATTAACAAATAGTAAAAATAATATTGTTGAACAGTTATTAACTGAAAAAGGATATCAAAAAATTGTTGAAGTTTATAGTGAGTATAAATCGAAAGGATTACTTGCACCAAATTTTCCTGAATTAACATTAATTCAATTATCAAATAAATTAGATTTGTTTGAACAAACAGTTTCTAACGCATATACCAAGGCAGATTTAGAACCTTTAACAAATATTAGAACATATAAAGAAAATTTAAAAAATTATTTTGATGAAGTAAGAGGTTCTCAAAATTCATGGTTTAACACATTTTTAAACCCAAGACCTATTGTTTTAAACGACAAATCTTTAGTATATACTTTTAAAGAAAATCTTGATGCTGCAGCAAAAAATGCTGCTGAAGGAAAATTAGAAGAAATTATTAATAGGTATAATGAACTTCTAAAAAATAATGAAACATTAGGTAATAAATCAAAAACTGAAATTAAATATGATATCAGTTATAAAATGATTAAAAAAGATGTTAATTTTAATTTAATAAATTGGGAAGAAACAACTAAGCAACAAACAGGAATTATATCACCAACGTATGAAAATACTAGAAAAGTAATAGAAAAATATAAAGATTTATTTAAATTAACTTTTGATACTGAAACTATGAATATTGGAATCTCAAATGTTTCATTACCAAAAACAATTGTTCCACCTAGTTTTTATGTGTTTGATGGAGAACAAAGATTCGATAAAACTATTTCAAGAATAGATGCTGAAGCAAATAAAAAGCTATCTGAATATGAGAATTTATTAACCGAACAGTTGGCAAAAAAAATTGAAGATTCTGCAACTGGAATTGGATTTAAACCAACAATTAGAAATATAATTGGTGTTATTATGGCATCAGCAGAAGCGTTTATACGTTTGTTAGATGACGTACATACAAATGCTTGGAATATGAAGTATGACCCAATAAGAAGATTGGCAATTCTTGATAATCCTTCTTCAGCACCTAGTACTGAAACAAGAGATAAAGTATCTATTTCTAATAATGCTCAACAAGAAAACCAAGGATTATCAACATCACAAATACCTGTTTACCCTTGGCCTCAATTTTTTGTTGAAACGCCCGAAGATAAAAATGGAAGATTTCAATTAAAATATATTGCGGACCCATCCGTGGTAAATATAACTAAAGGTAATTTATTTTATGTTTGGCCTGAAGTTGAATTTGTTGAAGAGTTTATGAAAGGACTTATTAAAAAAGTTGATAATCCAACATCACAACCTACAACAGATTCTAATACATTAACAAATTTAATTAATATAAATGCTATTGAATTTCCTCAAACAGGAATTGCTTATCAGAATAAAGAAGAAATTAAATTTTTTTATGAGATTTGGGAAAGACAATTACTCACGTCACATTATTCTGGATTGATAAGAGCGAATAAAAATCAAATTAGTGATTTAATTACTTTAAACATTGAAACAGAAACAAATAATATTGTTACAAGTTTAGGAGTTAGTTCTCCATATTTAGCATTAAAATTAAAAAACTTTAATTATAATTCTAATGATTATCAATCTTTTTTAAAAGATATATCAAACCAAGGAACAGGAAGAGCGTATCAAGATTTTATAAGAGATTTTTTTGTAACACCATATATTAAAGGTATTACTGAAAATTCTTTTAGTATTTTAAATGTTACTGATTTAGGTAAAACGCCACAAAATAGTCCACAATCACCAGCACTGACTCAATTATTAAAAAACGCATCTAATAATCTTTTGATTGTTGATACTTATCCATTTACAAATAATGAATGGGTTACCAAAAATATGAATTTGAGTTCTAAGAACCAAAATCAATATGTGTATAATACAAATAAAGTTTTAACTGTTTTTCAGGATAGGAATATAATTGCTAATTTTAATAATGTTTATGATTATACGGTTAATAGACCAGTTACTAATTTTTCATATTTAAATGTTAGTATACCATCAGTAGTAAATTCTGAGGATTTAAATTTATTCTATTTTAATAGAAAACCAAAAGACTTTATCCCAAGTGAGGGATATTGTTATTTTGTGTCTCCAAGTAAAAATACTGGTAATCAAATACCGACAATTTTTAATACAGATAAAAAAACAACATCAATATTAAATACCCCTTATTTTATAAACGCAATTCAAAATGGAGTATATAATGTAAGAAAAAAAGATAAATATCCATATACACAAGCGGCGTATCTTTTTTTAAACTCATTACCATTAGCGTCCTTAAGAGAAAGATATCAATCAATCAATAATGAAAATTTAGATTATATTTCATCTTGTTTGAAAAAATTTGGAGCAATACATAAAATGCCGTATGCTTGGGTTTTAAAATTTGGTTCTATATGGCATAGATATAAAAAATATAAAGAATCAGGTGTTGATATTTTAGATGGTATTTGGAATAATTTTAATTATACTGAAAATTATGACCCAATAACAAATTTTGTAGGTAAAGAATATACTTTTACAAATACAGGAGAAGTTAATGAAACAAATATTGTTTTACAAGAAGAAGTTCAAATAGATGAAGGTCGCGCAACAATAAAATTACAACCTGGATTTTATCCTAAAGTGATTAATGATTTTAATGTATTTTATAATGGATATGATTTATATAGTGGATATACGAGTTATGAAATACAACAAAGTGTTAATAACGGATTAAAAATATTTAATTTTCAAAATTCTAATATTAATGGTTTCCAAGGATTTAAAGCATTAAATTTGAAAACATGGTCTGTTTTATTACCTGATAGAATTGATGATTTATTAGGTGGTACTGAATGTGCGCCTAAAGATAACACAAAAGAAGAAAATTATTTTGTTATTCCTTCTTTTGGAGTGACTTTTAATCAGACAAAGTCAGAATGTTTTATTGGCAATAAAACTGTTGTTGATTTAACTAATAATTCCTCAATGTATAATGGTTCTGTTAGATTATTATGGGGCTCTCCAAACTATGGATATTTTGATAATGACCAAACAGTTAAACCGGAACCAGATTCTTATTTGAATTTTATTAACCCTACAACAACAGAACAAACACCAATGTCTTTATTACCTTTTCATACGTATTCAAAAATAGAAGAAATATTTTCTGTTTTTGAAAAAAGTGTTTTAGACCAATTTGAACAAGAATTTTTAAACTTTAGTAAACCAGTAACTGATATTGATTTGGGGTTAATTACTTTTGAACCAATTGGTGCTTCTCAAGTGGATATGAATAGTGGGTTTAAAAATTTTCAACTTCTATTCAGACATTTAATGACAATAACGCCTAAAGATAAATTAGTTTCAGAACAGATATATTTTCAAAATACGATAAATAATCAATTAGAAACATATACCAACATTATAAAATCATTTTTGGAATATGATATTATTTTAAGATATGGTAATCCTTCTAATTACAATAGAAGAGTTTTTGATTCATTTATTTCATTATATTCAACACCAGTAGTTGAAACCCCAATTCAATTTAACCCATATGTTATTGGTAGTTTACCTTCAATATCAGGAAGAACAACATTAGAAAATTCTAAATTAAATTATCCATCTGAATGGGTTGCATTAGAAACAGAAGTTGGATTTTCCACAATACCTGAATTAGTATATAAAAATACAGGTTCTTTTATCACTGATTTTTTTATTGATAATAATATAGAATTTAGTGTAGACAATATTGTATTATGTAAGCAATTAATTAAAATGTATGCAACACAAAAATTGAATAATAGTAATATCAATAGTTCTCAATTTAAATCGAATTTATCTTCGTATTTGAGTGATATGACAAATTTACAATATAATTTTTTTAATACAACTTTAACAAAAGTAAGAACAACATTACCAAACTATCAACAATTACCTGAAAGTACAATACAAAGTCCTATTGATGGACAAATAAGTAAAGTTGAAAACTATGAAGTTTTTAAAGCATTAAATGATAAATGGATTGCTGGTTCTGATTTTAAGTCAAAAACATTATTTGAGGATTTTATGTTTTTAGATAGAGCGTCAAGAAATATTGGGGATACTATTTTAGTAGATATTTTTGCGTTAAAAGATACGATAAATAAAAGTTCTTTAAATATGGAAATGAGTGTTTATACACTTATAAGTGGTATTTTAATAAAAAATAATTTTGTGGTAATGCCATTACCGGCATATGTTAATTTTTATAATGTACAAGATGTTAATGGACTTACTCAAGAAAGGGCTGAAGGTTCATTAGCCTTTGCAAATAATATGTGGGGGACATTTTTAAATGTTGATTATAGAAATTCAAGTCCAAAAATGGTTTGTTTTTATGCAAGTAAACCATCTGGTTTATTAGATTTACCAAAAGGTAATTTTAGATTTAGAGATGATTCTTTTGAATTGAGAAGAGCATCTGAAAATCCGTTAATTGAAGATTTAAAAAATAAAAAAGATTGGGCTCTTTCAAATAAATGTGTTGGGTTTAATGTGGATATCGGAATAAGAAGCCAAAATGTTTTTTATTCATTTTCTGTTTCACAAGAAAACGGAAAGGCAACTTCTGAATCGATTCAAACTCAATTACAACTAAGTAATAATTTTACAGGTAGAAATGTTACAACACAAAATGTTAGTTTATATAATTTATACAAACAAAGAAGTTATAAATGTGCAGTTGTAAGTTTTGGTAATGCAATGATTCAACCAATGATGTATTTTAATCTTAGACATGTACCTATGTTTAATGGACCATATATTATTACTGAAGTTTCACACACAATTACACCAGGACAATTCGAAACAAAATTTAATGGAACTAGACAAGGAATATATGATTTACCATCAATTGATAAGTTCCTTCAAAGTATTAATCAAAATCTACTAACAAAAATAGAAGATATGATTAAATCCAGAAAAGATGATACAATTAACATTACAATTACAAATCAAAATAAAACCGCAAATACACCTCAAAAATCTGACAATACTAAAGATACTACAAATAGTTGTACCACTAAATTAGCACCTGCGTATGAAAAATATATCGTTGAACCTGGACAACAAACTACTTTAACACCACAACAATTGGCTGACGCAATCAATAATAAAACTAATGATGAAATATTAAAAACAATAATATATTCCATTTGTTATGTAAGAACTTTCCCACTTCAAGAAACGGGCGGAGTATTTAAAACATCTAATTATAATTTTGCCAATATTGAATTAATTGATGATTATGGTGCAACTAGTGATTATTTTTCACCATCATATTTTTGTGTGAATGTTGGAGGACAAAATAATTCTAATCCACAAGCACAACCAATTGCTACTTTTGCAAGTTTAGACTTCTTTATCAATTTTATGATTTCTAGATTATCTAGTAATGTTAATAGAATATTACAAATAGGATTACCAAAATATTATTCTTGTTATTGGGTTAAAAAAACAGCTGTTAGTGAAACTGTATATGACGCAACTATAAAAGATTATGCGACAGCAATATCAAGTTTTAAGTCAGCATTAAATTCTGCTAAAAGTGTTGGATTAAATAGTTCAAAAAATAAAGAATTATTGGAAGGTTCAATTCCATTATCGACTACTGAAAAAACAATAAATAATTTAAATATTACACTGGCTCCAACACCTACTTGTCCACCACCATCAATTAAATCTTTTTCACCGTCAACAGGGACTACAGGAACTATTGTGACCATTAAAGGTATTGGATTGGAATTTACTACAGGAGTAACAATAAATGGAATTTTAATTACAACAGGGATTAATATTATTAGTGGTGAAATGATTGTGGTATCAATACCTAAACCAGCGGACGATACAATTGTTCAAGAAAATAATATTGTCATTAGTAATTCAAGAAACGTAGTAATAACGAGTGCAACTAAACTTGTATATGTTCCAAAATAATTTAATACATTAACCGTATATTTATATAAAAAGTATTTTATGAATTTAAAATCGTCATTAGATAATTATCTTGGAAAATCTGTTAGATATTCTGAAGAAGATAACGGAAACGGAACAAAACAAGTTTGTGATTTAGACACAGGAGATTGTTATACTGTAAGAGAAAGAGATGGTCTTATTGAAAGAGCAGGTCATCAAACTACTGCAAACAGAAAAGTTAGAGTTGAAACAGCAAAAGGAATTAAACAATTATTAAACGGATAACACTATGAGCTTAGATAAAAAAATATTAAAAGAAATTGCCAGATACAAAAGTATCAATAATTATATTACAGAACAAGACGCTCCACCACCTCCTCCTGAGGAACCTGGAGCTGATTTAGGGGCTTTAGCACCAGCACCTGGTGAAGAAGGGGCAATTGCTCCGCCGCCACCTGGAGGAACACCTTCATCAGAAACCGCGGCGCAACCTGAAGTTATTGATGTTAATGCTGATAAAGATGTAGAAAAAATAGATGACGAAGGTGAGTCAGAAGAAAACAAAGATTCAAGTTCTGAAGAACTTGATGTTACTGATTTAGTTGATTCACAAAAAAGTATTGAAAAAAAACAAGATGAATATTTTGAAAACCTTTTTGGACAAATTTCTAAAATGGAAGAAAAATTATCTGAAATGGATTCAATAATGAATAAACTTAATACTCTTGAGAATAAAATTGAAAAGTATAGAGAAAAAACTCCACAAGAAAAATTAGAACTTAGGACATATGACTCTTATCCGTTCAATCAAAAATTATCTGATTTTTTTGATGATAAACAAGATGAAATGCAAAAAACAGGTAAAAATGATTACGTGTTAACTACAGACCAAATTACTGATATTAATACTAACGATATTAAAAATTCTTTTCAGCCGTCTACAGATAACGAAAGTAATTTTGGACATTAATAAAAATAAATTTATTTTAAAAGGTCACCATTTGGTGACCTTTTTTATTTGACATAAGACCAATAATTTACTATATTTACTAAATAATCTAAACAATTTAATTTAAAAATTATGAGTAATGCATTAGATGCCGTATTGGCGCAGTATGAAAAATCGAAACAATCATCGGGCGGGGCCCAAAACAAAATGTCTCAAGATGAAAGAATGAAAAAGTATTTTGCTCTTATTCTTGGAGATAAAGAAAGGACAGGACAAAGGAAAATTAGGATTCTACCAACATCTGATGGTTCTTCACCATTTAAAGAAGCTTGGTATCATGAGATACAAGTTGGTGGTCAATGGCAAAAGTTTTATGACCCAGCAAAAAATGATAATGAACGTTCACCTTTAAATGAAGTTTATGAAGAGCTAATGTCTACAGGAAAAGAATCTGACAAAGAATTGGCTAAACAATATAAATCTCGTAAGTTTTATATTGTCAAAGTTATCGATAGAGACCATGAAGAAGACGGACCAAAATTTTGGCGTTTTAAACACAATTATAAGAACGAGGGTATTCTCGATAAGATTATTCCTATTTGGAGAAACAAAGGAGATATTACTGATGCTCAAAAAGGTAGAGACCTTGTTATTGAATTAACCAAATCAAAGACAGGTAAAGGTAAAGAATATACTAGTGTGTCGACAATAATGTATGACGATGCTTCTCCTGTTCATCCAGAACCTGCACAAGCTAAAGAGTGGATTAATAACACTGAAACTTGGACTGACGTATATTCTAAAAAACCTGTTGAATATCTTGAAGCAATTGCTCGTGGAGAAACACCACGTTGGGATATGGATAAGGGTGGATATGTTTATGAAAATAATATCGAATCAACAGTATCTGTTGGAGGTGGAAAATCCAAAGACAAGTATGTTGACCCACAGGCTAATGATGAGCCAGATGAAAACTTACCGTTTTAATAAAATTAAAATCATGTATGGTATCTTATATGGTACCATACATGATAATTTTATTTGTAATAAAAATATCTATCATTAAAAAATACAAATGGCAATCAAGAAAAAAGAAGGTAGCGGAGGATTTAAAGATAAATTTTCAACTAAAACAAAGTATAAAGAAACAAATTATTATAATTGTGGAGAAGCGTTTTTAAATGCTTGTGGAATACCTGGACCTGTTATGGGCGGTATTAATATGTTTTTAGGACATAGTAATAGTTCTAAAACAACTGCTATGATATTAGCAGCTGCAGATGCTCAAAAGAAAGGACACCTACCTGTTTTTATTATTACAGAAAAGAAATGGTCATGGGAACATGCTGTTGAGTTAGGATTGGATGCCAAGAAGAACTCAGATGGTGAGTGGGACGGAGACTTCATCTTCAATGACGGATTCGATTATATTGAACAAGTTACGGATTTTATTAATGAAGTTATTGACGCTCAAGAAAAAGGAGATATTAAACAATCTATTTTATTCCTTTGGGATTCAGTAGGCAGTGTTCCTTGTAAGATGACATTTGAAGGTCGTGGTGGAAAAATGCACAATGCCGCAGCACTTGCTGATAAAATAGGTATGGGAGTTCATTCAAGAATTTCCAAATCAAAAAAAGAAGATTATGCTTATTATAACACATTAGTTGTTGTAAATCAGCCTTGGGTGGCTTTACCGGATAATCCATTCGGGCAACCAACTATTAAGAGTAAGGGTGGTGAAGCGGTATGGTTGGCGTCTTCATTAGTATTCCTTTTTGGTAATCAAGCAAGCTCTGGTATTAATCATATCACAGCAACCAAAGGAGGAAGAACTGTTAGATACGCAATTAGAACTAAAATCTCAATATTAAAAAATCACGTAAATGGTTTGGGTTATTCTGATGGTAAATTAATTGCTGTTCCTCAAGGATATATTGAAGATACTAAGGAGGCTTTGGAGGTATATAAGAAAGAATATTCCCAATATTGGAATGGAATACTTAGTGGTGATGGTGAAATTAAACTTGATGAAACTGAAGACGAGATTACTGAATAAAAATATAAATAATTATATTTTTTAATGACATTTACTAATATGGGAAAAAGAAAAATTTATATTAGGTATGAATTTGGATAATCAGGGTAAATGGCATATTGACCACATCATTCCATTATCATCTGCAAAAACAGAAGGTGAATTTTATGAATTATGTCATTATACAAATCTCCAACCATTATGGGCGGAAAATAATATCAAAAAGAGTAACAAAATTATTGTTTAACCTTAAATAGGTTTAATTGAAAAAAACATTATTAATAGATGGTGCCAATCTAATGAAGATTGGTTTCCATGGGGTAAAAGACCTTTACAGTGATGGAAGTCATTTAGGTGCTATTTACCACTTTATAAATACAATTCGGAAATTCCTTGAGGAACATAACTACGATAAAGTAGTTGTCATGTGGGATGCCGAAAATAGTTCATCCGCTCGCAAAGAACTTTATCCACAATATAAAGGAAATAGAAAACAAGATATGAATGAGTATAAACTCGAATCATATTTAACTCAAAACGCTCGTATTAAAGAATATCTTGAAGAGGTATTTGTTAGACAAGTTGAAATACCGCATAACGAAGGTGACGACCTTATATCATACTATTGTAAAATAGCAATCAACGAAGAAATTACCATTTTTTCATCAGATAAAGACCTCACACAACTTATCTCGGACAAAGTATCCGTTTACTCACCAAACTCAAAACAGTACTTTAAACAGGGTGATATGATTACTATCAATAAAGTTCAAATCCCCCACTATAATGTCTTAACTTGTAAAATTCTTACTGGAGATAATTCTGACAATATTAATGGTATTGAAGGGTTAGGAGAAAAAACTTTAGTTAAATTATTCCCTGACATGTTGGTTAAACCATGCACTGTAGACGAAATACGAGTTAATGCCGTAAATATCATGCAAGAAAAAAAATCAAAAGTATTAGAAAATATTTTGACTGGTAAAACAAAAAGCGGTATACTTGGTGAAGAGTTTTACTTAACAAACAAAAAAATAGTCGATTTATCTAACCCCTTAATTACAGAGAATGCAAAAAAATTAGTTGAACAAATAATTACCGACACAATTGACCCCACAGATAGGGGGTACAAGAACTTAATGAGAATGATGATGGAAGATGGTCTCTTTAAGTATCTTCCCAAGAATGACGAAGCTTGGGTAAATTTCCTCACACCATTTATGAAATTAATAAGAAAAGAAAAACGAAAAAAATAAAAAAATGAGCACAATGAGAGAACAAGAAATCACAAAAATTGAATTTCTTTTAACGCTAAACGATAATATTATCGTACAAAGATTTTTTAATGTTAGAGGATATAATCCTATAGCAAAAAATTCAGTGGATTTGTATGAGTATATCAAATCTCTTAAGGAAGACCTTCAATATTATTTGAAGATGAAAACAGTATCCTATATGATGGATAATATGGAATCAATTATGGCTGACCCAAACATAATGGAGACATCTTTTACTGAAGGACCTGAAATTTTTAATATCTTCGTTAAGATTGGTGAGCAGACAATTTGTCATAGAATTTTTGATGGTAAAATGTTTCCACCGAAAGTTCGTTATACAGTTGATGTAAGACCATTTTTAAAAGACGTACTTAGAGAGTTAACTGACATCTTTTCAGATGATAGATTAAATTACGAATATTTGGAATTTGATTTGAGTAACTAAGTATTTAATTAATAAGGGTCAATAATATTATGAATAAGAATTTCGATTATTTAGGAAACACATTTCAAATACAATTATTAAATCAGGTAATTGTAGATAAAGAATTCTCTTCAACAATTATGGATGTTATTGAGAGCGTTTATTTTGATAACAAATATTTCAAAATCATTTTACAAATGACAAAAGAATATTATTCAAAATACGAATCAACACCAACATTCGATACCCTTGAACAAATTGTAAAATCTGAAATCACACAGGAACTTGTTGCTAAAATTGTTTTAGATACATTAAAACAAGTTAAAGAAGCACCATTTGAAGGAGTAACTTTTGTACAAGAAAAGGCTTTGAAATTCTGTAAACAACAGGAATTACAAAAAGCCATGGACAAAGCTCAAAAGATTATAAATGAAGGTGATTTTGAATCATATGATAAAGTTGAAGGATTAGTTAGAGAAGCTTTGCAAGTTGGGGAAAGAGATACTGGAATAACAGATATCTTCTCTAATTTAGATACGGTACTTGATGAGGATTTTAGACACCCAATACCAATAGGTATACCGGGAATAGATAAACTACTTAAGGGTGGATTAGCTAAGGGTGAAATAGGGGTTATACTTGCACCTACAGGTGTGGGTAAAACAACCATCCTAACAAAGATTGCTAATACTGCTTTTAATCTTGGATATAATGTACTTCAAATATTTTTTGAAGACAATCCAAAGATTGTACAAAGGAAACATTTTACTCTTTGGACAGGAATACCTCCAGATGATTTGGTTCTTCATAAAGAAGAAGTTATGTCCAAGATTAATGATATTCATGATACCATGAAAAATGAATTAATTTTGAAGAAATTGGCATCTGATAGTATGACAATGAACCAAATTAAGAATCAAGTTAGAAAGATGATTGCTGACGGTACAAAAATTGATTTAGTTCTTTTGGATTATATTGATTGTGTATTACCTGAAAGTTCTAGTAAAGATGAGTGGAAAGCTGAAGGTTCTGTAATGAGAGGATTTGAATCTATGTGTCATGAATTAAATCTTGTTGGATGGACGGCTACCCAAGGTAATAGGTCTTCAATATCTTCAGATGTTGTAACAACAGACCAAATGGGGGGTTCAATTAAAAAGGCACAAGTAGGACACGTTATTATCACAGTTGCAAAATCATTACAACAAAAAGAAATGAATTTAGCGACAATAGCTATAACTAAATCAAGAATAGGTAAAGATGGTGTTGTATTTGAGAATTGTAAGTTTAATAACGAACTTCTCGAAATAGACACTGAAAGTTCTGTAACATTTTTAGGATTTGAAGAACAGCAAGAAGAAAGAAAAAAAGATAGAGTTAAGGAATTATTAGAGAAAAGAAAAAATAGAGAACAAAAATTATAAATTTAAAAAAATAAAAATGGAAACAAAAGAAAGAATATTAGTAGAGAATCCTAATCGATTTGTGATATTCCCAATTCAACACAACGATATTTGGGAATATTATAAAATGCATCAAGCTGCTTTATGGACTGCGGAAGAAATTGATTTAACTGGAGATATTAGAGATTGGAATAATTTAACTGAAAATGAACAATATTTTATTAAAAATATATTATCGTTTTTTGCAGCGTCCGATGGAATTGTTAATGAAAATTTGGCTGAAAATTTTTATAGAGAAGTTCAATATCCTGAAGCAAAGTTTTTCTATGGGTTTCAATTAATGATGGAAAACATTCATAGCTTGATGTATTCATTACTTATTGACACTTATATATCAAATGAAGAAGAAAAACATAAATGTTTTACAGCTTTAGATAATTTACCAGCTGTTCAAAAAAAGGCTAAATGGGCTCTTGATTGGATTGAAACTGCGTCTTTTCAAGAAAGACTTATTGCATTTGCTGCGGTTGAAGGGATTTTCTTTTCTGGGTCTTTTTGTTCTATTTTTTGGTTAAAGTCTAGAGGAATTATGCAAGGGTTATGTAACGCTAATTCTCTTATTTTTAAAGATGAAAATCTTCATTGTGACTTTGCAATACATTTAGTTAATAATCATTTAGATAATAAACCAAGTGAGAAAAAAATAAGAGAAATACTTTTATCTGCTTTAGATATTGAAAAAGAATTTATCACAGAATCATTACCGGTATCTCTCATTGGAATGAATCATAGTTTAATGAAACAATATCTTGAATTTGTTGTTGATGGTCTTTTAATTAAATTTGGATGTAAAAAAGAATTTAATGTTGAACAACCATTTAAATTTATGGAACAAATTGCTGTTGAAACAAAAGGTAATTTTTTCGAATCAAGAACTGTTGAGTACCAAAAAGCAAAATTAAATGAGACATTATCATTTGATTCTGATTTCTAATTTATTATATTATTTACTATGATGTCATTAAAAATTAAAAAAAGAAGTGGTGAGGACGCATCCTTTAATCCACAAAAAATATACAATAGAATTAAAAGGGCTGCAAAAGGATTAAATGTCAATTCTGATGAAATATTCATTAAAGTTATAACATCTGTACCAACAGAAGGAATGATAACCACAAAAGAATTAGATAAACTTATATGTGAGATTGCTGCAGCATATACTGGAAGTCATCATGATTATTCTAGATTAGCATCATCAGTTGCAATATCCATGTATCATAAAGAAACTGATGATAGTTTCTATAATACTATGAAAACTTTACATGAAGAAGGTATTGTTCATGATAAATTAATTAAAATAATTGAAGATTATGGACCATCTAATGTTGATTCTATTGTCAACCATGATGGTGATTATAATTTTGATTATTTTGCTTGGAGGTCTTTACAGGAAATGTATTTGTTAAAAACACCACAAGGTAAAGTAGTTGAAAGACCTCAACATATGTATATGCGTGTTGCTCTATGGTTAACAAATACATTTGAAGAAGCGGTTGATTATTATAATTCATTATCAAATCAACTTATTTCACCAGCAACTCCAATTATGATTAATTCAGGTACTAAAATACCTCAATTAGCTTCTTGTGTATTACATTACAACAATTCAGATTCAAGACAAGGATTACTCGATACTGTTAAAGATGTTTCAACATACTCTGCAGACGCTGCCGGTATTGGATTATGTATGTCTAATATAAGGAGTAAAGAAAGTAGAATTAATTCGTCTGGAGGATATGCTGGAGGTTTATTAAAGTATTTGAAAATTGTTAATGAATCCTTGAGATTCTTTAATCAACAAGGAAGAAGACCTGGTAGTGCTGCAATATATCTTGAACCTTGGCATAAAGATATTATTGACTTGTTAGAGATTAAAAAGAACACAGGTGCTGAAGAAATGAGAGCAAGAGATTTGTTCACAGCACTATGGATTCCTGATAATTTCATGAGAGCGGTTAAAAATAATTCTGATTGGTATTTGTTCTGTCCAAACGATATTATTAAAAACAATATTAAACCATTACAAGAATGTTATGGTGATGAGTATGAGGAGAATTATAATAAAGCAGTTTCTCTTGGCATCGGTAAAAAAGTTAAAGCTCAAGAAATTTGGTCTAAAGTAATCGAGTCTCAAGTTGAGACTGGAGTTCCATATTTATGTTCTAAGGATAATGCTAATAAAAAAACTAACCATCAAAACATTGGTGTTATTAAACAATCAAATCTTTGTAATGAGATATACCAATATACTGATGAAGAAACAACGGCAATATGTACCTTATCATCAATGGTTTTAAAAAACTTTATTAAAGAAGGTAAGTTTGATTATAATCTTTTATCCAATGAAACAAAAAAAGTGGTTAGAGCATTAAATAATGTTATTGATATTAATATCTATTCAACAGATAAAGGATTAAAAGGAGGTCTTGAACAAAGAGCAATTGCAATTGGAACTCAGGGACTTGCTGATGTATTTTATTTAATGGATTATATATTCACATCTGAAGAAGCTAAAAAACTTAATAAGAATATTTTTGAAACAATTTACTATTCGGCTATTTTTGAAAGCAATCAATTATGTAAATTAGGTATTAGAAAACCATATAAATTATTTGAAGGTTCTCCAATGTCTAAAGGAATATTCCAATTTGATATGTGGGGAGTAGATAGTTCAGAATTATCTGGAATGTATAATTGGGAATCACTTAAAGATGATGTTAAAAAATATGGACTATGTAATAGTTTAATGACCGCTCAAATGCCCGTAGCATCATCCGCAAAGATTACAGGTTCATTTGAAATGACAGAACCAGCACATTCTGCTTTATTTAATAGAAGAGTTGTTGGTGGAGAAATTATGATTGTAAATAAATATCTAATTGCTGATTTTGAAAAAATTGATATATGGTGTGAAGATTTAAAGAATGAAATTATTTTAAATGAAGGTTCAATTCAAAATATTAATTTTAACAAATATCTTGATACTGAAGAAAAAAATTATAATAAAAAAGTTAAAAGAATTGAACATCTTATTAGTAAGTACAAAACAATTTGGGAGATATCACAAAAAGAACTTATTAATATGGCGGCGGATAGAGCACCATTTATTGACCAATCACAATCAATGAATATATATATGTCAGCTCCAACTTTATCAAAAATATCTTCCTCACATTTTCATTCATGGGAGAAAGGATTAAAAACATTGTGTTATTATGTTAGAACTAAAGCAATTTCAACAGGAGCAAAACATTTAGCTGTTGATATTTCAAAAATGGAAAAACAAAAACCATTACCTGAAGTTCAAAAAATTGACTATAGTTATCTAAATTTACCCAAAAAACCTGAAAATATGGATATAGAATGTTTCGGATGTTCATCATAAAATAAATTATTAATAACATTAATCCTGATATATTATCAGGATTTTGTTTTTTACTCTATTTATAAGAAATAACGTGACACTATATTTTTTTATATGGCAGATGGAACTACATACGGCATAAATTTTCCCTTTAGGGATTCTATGAGAGGTGATTATTTAGAATTAACTCAATTACAATCTCAAGAGGTAAAGGCAGATTTAATACATTTATTATTAACTAGAAAAGGTTCTAGATATTTTTTACCAGATTTTGGTACAAGATTATATGAATATATTTTTGAACCTTATGATGGATTAACTTTTGATGCGATAGAATCTGACATTAGAGATTCTATTCAAAAATATATGCCAAACTTGTTAGTTAATAAAATAACAATAGAACCGGCAGATATTAATAGTGAAGTTAATGCAACAAATAGTAGGGATATTGCAGGAGACCAATTATGGTCAATATACAGAGTACCTGGAAAAGGGACCGCAGAATATACTGCTAAAGTTAAAATAGATTATGCTACAAATGCATCAACTTTCGCTCAAAGTGATTTCATCATTCTTAATATTTAATATAAATGGCAAATCGTACAATATCATATACAACTAGAGATTTTCAGTCAATTAGAACTGAACTTTTAAACTACGCTAAAACATATTATCCTGATTTAATTCAAGATTTTAATGACGCTTCTGTATTTTCTATATTCTTAGATATGAATGCAGCGGTTGCAGATAATTTAAATTATAATATTGATAGAAGTATCCAAGAAACTGTTTTACAATATGCTCAACAAAGGTCGTCAATATATAACATAGCAAGAACCTATGGTTTAAAATTACCTGGACAAAGACCATCAGTTTCATTAGTTGATTTTTCAATTACTGTTCCGGCATATGGTGATAAAGAAGATGAAAGATATCTTGGAACATTAATTAGAGGTTCACAAGTTATCGGTGCTGGTATTGTATTCGAAAATATATACGATATTGATTTTGCATCACCATATAATGCTCAGGGATTTCCAAATAGATTAAAAATTCCTAATTTTAATGCGAATAATGTTTTAATAAATTATACAATAACTAAAAGAGAAATTGTTGTTAATGGTATTACTAAAGTGTTTAAAAGAGTTATTGGTGCAAATGACGTTAAACCATTTTTTGAATTATTTTTACCTGAAAAAAATGTTTTAGGGGTAACAAGCGTTTTATTAAAAAACGGAACTGAATATACGAATGTGCCTACAACTGCAGAATTTTTAGGGTTAAGTAATAGATGGTATGAAGTTGATGCTTTAGCGGAAGATAGAGTATTCATTGAAGACCCTACAAAAGTATCAGACCAACCAGGTATTAAAGTTGGTAAATATATACAAACTCAAAATAGATTTATTACAGAATATACACCAGAAGGATTTAAAAAAATGACATTTGGTGGAGGTACAAATACTGCTCAAGATGCTTTAAATGAATTTACCACATTAGGTACTACTTTAGAATTACAAAAATATTCAAATAATTTTTCTTTGGGTTCTACTTTAACCGCAAATTCTACATTATTTATTCAATATAGAGTTGGTGGAGGATTAGCAACAAATTTAGGTACAAATGTTATAAATCAAGTTGGTACGGTTAATTTTTTTGTTAATGGACCGTCAGAAGTTACGAATTCTGCCGTAATTAATTCCCTTAGATGTGTTAATGTAACTGCAGCAGTTGGGGGAGCCGGAGTACCATCTTTAGAAGAAATTAGAAATTATGTTTCATTTAATTTTGCGGCACAAAAAAGAGCGGTTACAGTTCAAGATTATGAATCATTAATAAGAAATATGCCATCCCAATTTGGGGCACCTGCAAAAGTATCAATTACTGAGAATGATAATAAAATTTTAATTCAAATATTATCATATGATACGTCAGGTAAATTAACAAATATTGTATCGAATACTTTAAAACAAAATATTGCGAATTATTTATCTAACTACAGAATGATGAATGATTATATATCAATCTTTACTGCTGAAGTAATTGATTTGAGTGTTGATGTTGCAATTGTTTTAGATTCGGTACAAAACTCTGGACAAGTAATATCTGAAGTTATTGATAGAGTATCAACATATTTTAATCCACAAACAAGACAATTAGGGCAAAATGTTTATTTGTCTGAGTTAAGAAGTTTAATACAAAATCAAAATGGTGTTTTAACCGTCGCTAGTTTAAATATTTATAATGAAGTAGGAGGCCAATATTCTTCAGCGGAAACATCAATGGTATATTCTAATCCTGAAACAAAATTGATTGGTCCTATTGATGATACAATATTCGCACAACCATCGCAAGTATATCAAATAAGATATCCTAATAAAGATATTAGAGTTTCTGTTAAAAACTTCCAATCTATTACTTTTTCTTAACAAGTTTATTTATAGATTTATTGTTCTATAATTTATAATGTGAGTAATTTATTCTTACCTGAAAAATTACACATAAACTATTTATAAATTAAAGATGTCTAATGGGGCAATCGTATAGAATAAGAACGGAACAAGGAATTAATAAAACAATTACGGTTCAGATAGACCAAGAGTTTGAATTTTTAGAAATTTTATCTTTAAAAATTCAACAATCAGACATTTATTTAAGAAATTGTTCAGATTATGGTGTTGTTGTTGGAAGAGTTACAGCAAATAATGGATTTGGTATCCCAAATGCTAGAATATCTGTATTTATCCCTATTGAAGTCATAGACCAATCAAATCCAATCATAAGTAGTATTTATCCCTACAAATCTCCTTCAGATAAAAATCAAGATGGTTATAGATATAATTTATTACCATATGAAAAATCTTATTCTGCTCATGCGGCAACAGGAACATTACCATCTAGATTAGATGCTTTAACAGGACAAACGGCAATTGAAATTTATGATAAATATTATAGATATACCGCAAAAACAAATGAAAGTGGTGATTATATGATTATGGGGGTACCATTAGGTACTCAAACGTTATTCATGGATGTTGATTTATCTGATATAGGTGAATTTTCATTAACACCTCAAGATTTAATTAGAATGGGATTAGCAAGCGAAGCTCAAGTTGCTGGTGGAAGATTTAAATCATCAACTGATTTAAATTCATTACCTCAAATAATTAATTTATCACAAACTATTGAAATTTCGCCTTTATGGGGAGACTCAAGTATTTGTCAAATCGCGGTTAACAGATTAGATTTTGATTTGAGAGAAAAGGCTAATATAGACATAAGACCAACATCAGTTTTTATGGGTTCTATTGGTTCTACGCCTGATAAATATAGAGTTAAAAAAAATGCTAAACCTAAAGATGATATGGGTAATCTATGTAGTTTAGTGTCTGGACCGGGTCAAATATTAACCATAAGACAAACAATAAACCAAGATTCAAATGGTAATCCTGTTTTAGAAGAGTATACATTAGAACAATCAGGAAATATTATAGATGGTAATGGTGTTTGGATGACAGAACTACCAATGAATTTGGATTATTATACCACAAACGAATTTGGAGAAAAGGTCATATCCTATGACCCAACAATAGGAATTCCCACCAAAGCAAAATATAGATTTAAAATTAAATGGCAACAACCAAAAACATTAACTGAACAAACAAGAAGACCTTATTATTTAATTCCAAATATTAAAGAATATGGATGGAAACCCTTTCAAGGAGACCCTTACACAAATCTATCCGCAACAGAACAACAAAAAGAACAATTACAAGGTTCTTATTATTTTGGTCTCGATTGGAGTGGGTATACAAACCAAGAATCTGCAATAAACTGCGAAGACACATTCTACATGTTTGAATACAATAAAGTTTATACTGTTTCAAGTTTAATTACTGAATTCAAAAAAGGGGGTAAAGGAAGATTTATTGGTATCAAAGAGATTGATAGTCAAGATTGCGAGTCAACAACTAATAAATTTCCAACAAATGACGGATTTAGAAATTTTGATTTTTTATTTTTTTTATTTTCAATTTTGATGCAAATAATTCAATTGATAGGAATCCCGTTATTAGTAATATACCATTTTTTATCATTTTTATGGAATAATTTTGCGGTCATTTTTTTAATATTTCTTATAGGGTTCATGTTTGAACAATCGGTTCAAAATTTCATTGCATCTGGTCTTGCGGGTTCTCCGCCATTTCCTGCAGTAGGATTAATTATTGCGCATATTATTTTTGGTATATTATTTTTAGCGGCTGGTATATTTTTAACAATAAAATTTGCTAGTATTGTTAAATATAGATTCGGTAGATTAAAATTATCTATGATGACATATCCAGAATGCCAAGCATGTGAATGTGATGCAGAGACTACAACCCAAGATAGTTCTGTTGTTGCTACAAGTTTAGTAACACAATTATCAAACCCTGGATTATATTATGAAAAATTAAATCCATTAGTTAAACAAAATTTAGGACATAGTGATGATGATACTACAGTATTATCCTTATTATTTTCTCAATCTATTGGTGGTAGAATAGATGAAAGGACTAACAATACAATCTATAAAACAACAGAATCACAAGAATTAAGACTTCCTGACACAACTAATTTCTTCGGAACACCAGAAAAAGTATTTTCTGCAAGTTCAAATTTACCACTTGGAGAAAGAATAAATGTATTTAACGGAAGAAAAAAATATTTTGACGGTATTAATAGATTATCTGTCTCATTTGATTATCAATCTAACATTAATCAAAGTCATTTTGATAGTAGTTTAACTGTTCTTATGAATACAAAAATACCTTCAGGTACTTTATTAACTTTCTTAAATCCATCTAGTACTACAGACGTTAATTTTTTATATACGGCTTCAACGGCAAATGGAATTGTAACAGGTATTAGTGGAACATCTAAACAAACTGGTTATGGAACAATCTCATTAACTTATGCAAACCCATCTAACCAAACACAATCATTAACACAACAATATTTTTTAAATACTGGAACAACTGAAAGTAATTATAAATTTCCATCAGACATTGAGTATTATCAAGTTGTTACGGCTTTTACAATTTCGGAAATAAGTTCAATATGGAATACATCTAATGATAGTTTATTACCAGGGTTGATAACAAGCTGTACCGATATTATATGGAATGAAAATGGTACCCGTGGATGGGGAAATGAACATAATCAACAATATTGTACAAAAGATATTTTTGCAGATTTTAATAATCAATATATTACAATAATACAAAGAGGAGTTGACCCATATTCTCCGTTATATAATAATTCTTATGGGATTGGTAAAATATTAGGATTAACAAACGAAAGTGATTACATTCTTACCGCAAGAACAAGAGTTAACATACCAATACAACCAATAACATCTGGAGGATTAGCAATACAAGAACATAATAATCAAAATAACATTTTCTATTCTTCTTATTTTTGGGAGGCAAGTAATCAATTTTCATCATTTACAACTTCAAATGTCGGGTATTATTCATCATTCGATGCAAATTTTTTACAAAGTTTTACGCCAAGAAATAATAATGTTTATTGGAATGGATTAAGAGGTATTGTATCATCAACATCTAATAGTTCTTATTCTTTAGAACCATCTTCAAAATTTTATGATAACTCAGAAGATTTATCTGGCGTAGGATATCTATATACTAATATTGGAAATAAACCATCAAACACTAATGAAGTATATGTTGCACCAAGTTTATTGCCAACATATACGGCAACCCCTTTAAATATCGTTTCAAAAGTTAAAAATGTTATGAGAACCGATAGATTACCAAACTCAAATTATATGGATGGTAGTGGTTGGGATAACAATGCCGCTGTTTTACAACAAAACTTAGGATTTACCATCTATGTAATAAACACAGATACAGAAGATTTTACCGCACAAAGATTTGGTACAGGTGCTGATATAGTTACCGCAGATATTGAGGGTCAAATAAATTATACTAATGTTATTGAAAGTTTGAGTACTTGTAGTAACTTAGTTGGGCTTTCTTGTTATAGTGGTTATTCAGGTACATTTGGCATCAAAGAAAATTGTCAAAATGTAGATTCAGTTCAAAACGGTTGCTATATTTTAGTTAATAAACCTTTAAAAGATTTGGGTAAAGATATTAAAGCATTTGAAGAATGGGCTTATAGGTTCAGATTTTTTTATGGTTTATGTAGAGGAGTTCTTGCTCAATCATTCGTTAATAATTGGATTAATGGATTTCTTTATATGTTCCCAATTCAAGTAGATACATATTATGATAAAAAGAATCAACCATTACCCCCATCATTCACAAAAGAATTAGTATATTTTGATACATTATCTAATAATTTTTATTACAGAAGTTCTCCATATATAACAGGAACTACATCTTATTTTGTTGGAGCACCAAAATTAGATAATACTTCTGTTAATGAGAGAAACTTATTGTTTCCAACAACAATAATAAATTTAGGAATAAAAGATTCATTTTATCAAGAAATAATTTTTGACCCATCAGCTAGAGCTTATATTGTAAAAAGTTTAAATTCTACAAGTTATTCAGATACCTCAGATATTGTTAATTTGTTTGTAATTTCAAGAATAGCAAATGCAAAATTTCTATCTGAAATTTTATTATTAAGAGATAATGGATTAGATAAATTATTTTCAAGACCTGAAAAAAGAATTGATGCTGATTTAGCTCAAGCTATGTCAATCAACAGTGAGTTTGGGGTTATACCTTTTTCACAAGAATTTTATAGTTCCAATGGAGATGCTAATGACCCTGTATCTGTTTATGGCGGGGAAAATAATCCTACGATTGGTATTTTCTTCTCATCAACAACAGAAGATTTACAAAACAAAGATTTTTTAACTCCAGGGGTAATTGATTTTAGACCGTCAGATAATGTTAATGCGATAACGTATCCATATGGAATATATTCTCAAGAGGTTCCTTTTTATAGATGGGGTTGGGACACAAATACAACAGGAACAATATTTGGAGACCAGTATAATAATTGGAAAACAACAACATCAGATATCTTTTCAAGAAATTATCAATCTTTAGATAGAAGAAAAATTTATCCAAATAACGAATATTTTATCGGATTTAATACACAATTAGGTGACATATATGAGAGAGGATACATTTTTAATATTGACGGTAATGGTAATTATGAATCAACATGGAATAATATTTACAATAAATTTTTAGTTGGAGCTCCAAATCATTTTTATTTCGGGTTAGTACAAGGAGAAAGTGCAATAGATAAATTCAAAACAAAATATTCTATAAGTGAATAACTATACAATCATACCAAGTAATCTTAAATATAAGGCGGCTCCTTCCGTAGACCAAGAAATTCCAGTTTCATTTGAAGAAAAAAGTCAGCAAATGATTGAATATGATAGGAGTTCTACTGTTAGTTTGGCACAAGTATTTGATGACGAAAGACAAGAATCCACAATTTTTAGGCCAACATTTAAAATAACCTACATTTACGATAATACTTATATTGGAACAACTAATTATATACCATTTCAATATAATTTATATTACGTTAATCCTGAAAATTCTATTTCAAGTGGTTTATGGAAGGGATTTCCCCAATATTATGAATTTGATTTTTTTAGACCTGATATTAGCGACCAACATATACCATATAAAGCAAAAAGTGCTTACACATATAATTGGACATATTATTTAAGTTATGCTTATCGTAATAATTACGATAAAAAATTATTTACAGTAATTAATAGTATAGGACAATGGACAGCATCAGAAGGAATTCCATTTTCAATAAATAATTCAACTCAAAATGGGAATGGATTAATTTCGTTTGAGTGTATTTCTCCTCACGGTCTTAGTGTTGGAGAATATGTTGAATTATCTATATTTTATGGCACGACTAATTTATTTCAAGTTAATTCATTAGGTAATGATAGTTTTGGTAGTGGAGTATATGTATTTAATATTTTTAATATTGGATACACAGGGAATACATTTTCAAATGGTGTTACGGGGACATTTAAAAGAATTATAAATCCTGATAATTTACTTGAGACCAAATCAAAATATTATGTTAGAGAACATAAAATTTTAACAAATATTGATGATATGGTAATAACTAAAGACGGATTTGAAAAAAACGTTTTTAATGAGACTAAAAAATTTGAATATAGTTCTATAACACCAAATAAAATATCTAGAATATCTCAAAAAAATAGTAGTAACGCTTATAATATAACAACAAATTACGATATTGATTTAAAAGGAGTTATAGATAATCAAAAAAGACCAATAAGTGAATTATTTATTACAATAATTAATAAAGGATATTCAGGTTATTTTAATTATCCGAATAATAATGTTGGCATTAAACAAGGATGGGAATTTAATCTTGGAAGTACAACGAATTCTTGGTGGGATTCTAATAATGCCAATTCAAATACTAATATACCTGTATCTTCATATATTTTAACAAATGGAACAAAAAAAACTTTTTATTATAATAATGATTTAAAAAGAGGAGATATTGTTGACGGAGATTTTTGCGAATGGAACGATTATGAGCAGATTGAAAGAGTGATTTCTCCGTATTATCAAAAAATAAAATATAATCAATTAGTATTTCAGACAACTACTGCGAATGATACAAATTCACCAGGATATTATTATCAACCACATCATTCTATGAGTATAAGAGTTTTTTCTGATTATATTGAAACTGGAGATGTTGGAATTATTGATGGGATTCCTACGTGGTCTTTTTATTCGGCATCAGACCAACAATTTAGATGGAGAGATTTATATACTTATGGATTTATTGATAATTTAGGTAGAGGTGTTGATTATCCATTTTTAAATGGGGCACAATATCCTTTTAAAAATGTAATTTTTAGATTAATTCCTGAAGGAATAAACTACAATTCCGATTTACTTGGAACTGGAATACCTATTAAACCACTTATCGATGGATGTGAATAATTTTATAATAAAGAAAAATTCTTTTGTTAATAAACAAGTTAATATACCAATAAATTTGAGTTGGGATTATCTTGGTATAGACCAAAGTATTGATGAATATGAAACTGAAGTTATAAAAGATGTTGTTGGTATTGGGAGAGATTTTGAAATTGATAGATTTGCAAATTCTCCTTCAACAGGAATTACACAATCTACGGAATTAAACTATGAGTTTTATTTTTATTCTGGAGGTTCATTAGATGACAGAGCAAATTGGAGAAATGATTATCGAAGTGAAGGATTTACAACACAAGAAATTTTTTACTATACAAATAATTTTTCTAATTCTTTTTTTAAATTAGATTTATATGATACAATTGACGATAAAAAACAAACAAACTATATAACACTCATAATACCGACACAACAGGGATTAAAGATGGATACAATGATGCAAAGAACTCCAGTTTCAATAAAGAAACCAAAATTTGCTTTAAATTATGTTGGAGATAAAGAAGGGTTTTTTATTTATTGGTTAAAGAAAAGAACTTTTTTGGATATTAAAACTTTTTACATGACGGCTAAGTTTTATAATGCAAAAGATGGTACATTCATAAAGATGATGAATACTCCACAATCTTCAATTTCTGCTAATAAATATTCTTTTGATAGTAGTTCATATTTTTATTATAAAGTTGAGTTGGATTATGATAAAAGAGAATATCAAGTTTTAAATATTAATCCATATACTTCGGAATATCACCAATTTGGTGAAAGGGCTGGAACACCAGAACCCATAAAATGGTATGAGTATGTTAACCCCCCAAGATAATGGATTATAATATTATAATATCGCCAGAAAATATTGCAGGAGATTTATATCTTGTTAATTACAAAGGAACTGAAGTAGGTGTTTATTCTGCTATGACTCAAGTACTGACAGGTGGACCAAATGGTAGTTCATTATTAACAGGATTGACCGTACCAATATTAATAACCCAAACAGCTATTGATGCAGGATATTATAGTCCTTTTGATGGGGCTGTATTACAAAAAGATGTTGTTGCTAATTTTATGTTTTCAGCGACAACAGGACATCCATATACCTATTATGTTTATAACACGTCAAGTGATTTTCAAAAATTTCTTGATTTATCCGCATATTTTATTGATTGGGGAGATGGTTCTCCTAAACAAGCAATTACTACGTATGCTCCTAATTCAATTAGTCATACATATCCTAACGCATCTACAAAATATGTTATAACATTAGAACAGACAAATCCTTGGGGTGTAACTAAAGTATCAAAAACAGTACCAACGCCATTTGAAAATGTGATAATATATAATCCTAATGGTGAAGCTTTTTTTGTTCCTGCAGGAGGTAGTTGGTCCACAACACCAATATCTTATGATTATATTTTTTCAGGGGATGCTGTTAATGAAGTTGTTCCTCAAACGTCAATAAATTATGTTTCAATCCCATATACTATATCAGGAATTACAAAATCAAGAATAACTGAATTGGCTCTTTATGGAACACCGAAATATCAAGTTGGAACTCCTGTAATAGCTAACAATCAAATATGGGGTGTTATTACAGACATGTCACCAATTTTTACTGCATATACAATTACTGATATTAATTATTATGATTATATAGACGGAGTAACGATATTTTTTCAACAATCTTCAGGATTAACCGATAATAATTTAACTGCGGTACCAATAACAAAAGAAGAAGTTTTATTGAAAGTTATTGACCAACCACAGATACAAACAAATGTTTATATTGAAAGAGGTAAAAACTCCGCTCTTGAAAGAATTATGAGGTTGGGTGAAGTTGACAACTTGGGAGATATGATAAACTATGGGTATGGTTTTTTTAATGTAGAGAAAAAAAATTAAAAGGTATTTATAAATATGAAAGTTTGTTGTAAGGCATGTCCAAAATGTGGAAGTATTCAATCCTATACGACTAAATATAGATTAGATGGGAATTTTCATTTAGACCACAAATTTTCAATTGTTGAGGGATTTAATCAAAATATAGACCCAAGTATTATTGGCGATATTAAAAATTTAAAATTTATTCCTTGGGAAGAAAATGTAAAAAAAAGAACTAAATGTTCTATAACAATAAATGAATTAATCAAAAAATAAATTATATGAGCATTGGAAGCTATGGTACAATAAGAGGTAGTGATGTTAGTCCTGCTGATGTTGAGATTATAATGAATTATACCCCAACAAGAGATGTGACTGATGCATTTGTTTTAACTAAACTTGATTCTCAAACAATTTTAAAACCATATTTCAGTAATACTGAAACAGGAGGTAACGCAGGTGTTGAAGTCTTAGGTGGATTATATAATTTAACATTACCTGCAGAACAATTTAATGCTCTTGGCATTTATACTTTATATTTAAGACCAGCACAAATAAGAACGGTAATTACGGATTGCGGAGTTTTGAGTGCTTTACCAAATGTAAAAGGAATTGTTATTGATTTAACTAATGTTCCTGTTGAATATCAAAATAAATTTGTTCCTCAGGGATTGATTGGATTTAGAATTGAATATTTAAATACCGATGGTTCAAAAATACCAAACTTCTTTAGAGTTATTACATCTTGTTTTTATTGTGAACCAGTAGTTACTAATGAAGTTAACACAACACAAAAAGCAATAAGATATAGGTATGTTGATGGAAATTCTAATTTAATGTTTCTAACATTATCACCTTCATCATCACCAACCAATAAGCCAAACGCGACTCCATATATAGGTCAACCTAGTCAAAGTATAATAATAACAAACACATATTTTAATCCAATTACTTTAGAAATTGAAATGGTTGAGAATGATATTTCAACATTAGCAATTGCTCTTTACGGTAATCAGACTAAATCTATTGATGACGGAATATACACAATTTATGATGCTCAAGATAACATTTACAAACAATACAATTTGTACGAAATTAGAGACCAATTTAATGCATTATTATATGAGGTTAGGCAAAGCAGAGGAAATAATATAGATTTTAGTAAGAACTTTACAAATATAACAAGTTAATGGCAACATCAAGAAGTAAATATTTTTATCCCCCAAGGCCAGGGAATGGCGCTGGAACATTTTCTGACAACATAGTTGGTTTACAAACTGTTGAAGGTGGAGGTCTTACGCAAGGTAATTTTGAATTCACAACTTCGGTTACTGAAAAAGTTAATAGACATTTTAATGTTGGAGCTTTTTCTGAGCCAATGACTTTAGATGGAATGAATATTGAAGATTTGACAGAAAGTCGAAGAATAATTGCGACACAGTTTAGAGTTTATCCGAACTATGATGTTTCACAAGTTCTTAACTTTTCAATGTATGGTTCATTATCTAAAAGATTTAGTGTGTCGGTAACAAAAATAATAAATTTTTTTCCGGCATCGTTAGATATTCTTTATAATTCTCTTGATTATACAACAGGAAATACTGCAATAAATATATTTTATGATAGCAATTTAGATGAAACTTATTTTGAAATAAATGTTAATAGGATTCTTAATCCGTTTGATATTGATTATTCTATTAGTGCGACAACTAATCTATCAATTAGAGAAATTACAACGTCTCCATATAGAAATTTATATAATACTTATTTAGACTATTGTATTGATATTAATGATAATATATATAAAGTATTATCATTCCAACCATCAGAAACTTTAACTAGTGGGTATATTGCTTTTTATGTTTCGGGAGCTCCATTTGGTACCTCGGCAACAACTTCAAATAATACTTTTAAAGTAAGACCAAATGATTATATAGTTGATAGAATTTTTTCAGAAGATTTTGATGAGGTTGAAAAATTTTTAGTAAATAGGTTAGTAAGACCTGAGTATACTGCAGTTTTTCAAGTTCCACAACAAAATGAATATGGACAATTTTATACAGATTATAGACAAGTTACTTGGCCTAAAGATGGTACATGGAATTTAGATATTAGGTCTTTTTTGTTTGATGATTATTTAACACAGTTACAAGATATTGCAGAAAACTTAGATTCGTTTAAAACAAATTTAATTTCAAGATTTTTAGTTACTGGAGCGTTAAAAGATTTTGATACGTTAGGACAAAAAGTAGAAAAAATATTTCAAATATATGGAAGAAGTTTTGACCAAATAAAACAATTCATCGATGGGTTGGCTTATATGAATTCTGTAAATTATAATCCATCTAACGATATTCCATCACAATTACTCGCTAATCTATCTCAAACTTTGGGATGGAGTTCTAATTTTTCTCCAATTACAAATGAAGACTTTTTAAGTTCTGTTTTTGGAAACACATCGACTCCAACATATCCAGGATATGCTAGAGCTTTAACTCCAACAGAATTAAATTATCAATATTATAGAAATCTAATATTAAATGCTGCTTATTTATTTAAATCAAAAGGAACGAGAAGGTCGATAGAATTTCTTATGAGACTTATTGGGGCTCCTGATTCTTTGATTGAATATAATGAACATATTTACTTAGCGGACCAAAAAATAAATTTAGACCAATTTTATACCCAATACGCAAAAATATCTGGTGGAACTTATGTTGATGAATCTCCGAGTTTTTTACAAAATGATACTTTTAAAGTTAAAGGACAATTATTTACTGCATTCACATCTACTTCAGTTTATGAATCCGTATCTATAAGATTGGTTGATTATCCTATGGACGCTGAAGGATATCCAAAGGCTCCATTAAATACAGAAACATATTTTTTCCAAATAGGTGCAGGATGGTATGAAACAACACCATCACATAGAAGTCCAGATGAAATACAATTAACTGGACTTGTATATACAGGACAAAATTATAGTATACAAACACAATTAACACCTTTCACATATGGCCAAACTTATCTAAATAGATATAGAGATTTTCCATACATGACAGAAGGATTTAAATTAAGAAAAGTTGTTGATAATAATAAATCTTGGTTAGCAACTGACGATAAAATTAGAGTATCAATACAAGGTGATTATAATGCATATTATTTTGTGGATAATGAGAAGTTAGTATTAAATGTTAAAAACATTGATTTATTTTTAAATCCTGCTCAAGGTCTTGTATATGACGTGTGGGATGAATCAAGAAGATATGATTATCCAATTCCTGAAAGCGGGCTTACAGTTAATTATCCAGTTCCGGGAGGAGTTGATTCCACTTATATTAAACCAGACCCAAAAAAGAAAACATTTTTTGAATTTACTCAAACTTTTTGGGAAAATATGATTAATGTTAGAAATCGTCAATACATTACTGATGGAAAGACTGGAGGGTACCCAACTTTACAATCTATTTTTTGGAAATATATCCAATCTCAAGAAACAGTTGGTTTGCCAAATAACAAATATACTTATCAAAAGTTGATTGATTATGTGAATGGTATCGGGCCATATTGGTTAAAGTTGGTAGAACAAATGATACCAGCGACAACAATATGGAATGGAGGAGTAAGATTTGAAAATTCAATTTTTCATAAACAAAAATTTGTTTATAGAAGACAAAGAGGGTGCCAATTTATTCCAGTTCCTGTTAATCCTTGTTATATAATATCAAATATTTTTGATTATACATGTTCTACTGAATATGTTGATTTTAATATATATCCTTGGTTAAATGGGGACGTTACTGTTTCAAGTTTTAGTAGTATTTTATATAACAGAGTTAATAATTTATTAGCGTCTAGTGGATTAACATTAACACAATGTAATCAAAATTCTGTTGCCACTGATTGGTATGTTGATTTAAGAATTGGTAATGAAATTATAATTCAAGAACTTTTCTATGTTGGATACGGAATAAATGATGTTCCAACAAATATACAATGGAGAACAGCTTTAATTAATTATTTACCTATGTTGTATGATTATGGTTTTACTTATTTCCTTAATGGTAATATGTTAACTATAAGTAGCTTAACATGTCAACCAAGATATATTAATGAAACACTTTGTTTGAATGTTGGTATAAACATAGACATAAATTGTAACAAATAATAATGGCAGCATTTAATTATCAAATATCAACAACAGGGGATTGTACAAGTTCTTTAGTGGGAATAATATCAATATTACCATATGGAGGAACTCCACCATATACAGTAGATTGGCAAAGTCCTAATTTGGGAGTAGATACTGTTACCGTATTACCTTCTATCAGGACAGGATTAAGTGGCGGAACATACGCACTTCGTTTAAATGATAGTACTTTACCTACTAACCAAGAATTTTATGTAAATATACCAGTATCTAATGGAGTTTGTTGTAGTATAGTTGATACTATGAGTACTTCTTGTAATATAAATAATGGCTCGGTTACAGGAACTTCTACATCAAATTACTCCTCAACTAATTTTTATTTATTTGATATAAATAATACATTCATTAATTCAGGAATTACAAATACTTCAACAATCATATTTGGAACTTTAAGTGCATCAACATATTATTTAATTGCACAAGATTTAGGAGGTTGTTCAGGACAAAGTCAAACATTTATTATTGAGGAATCACAACCATTTGATTTTGGTTTATATGTTGTACCTAATTCAAGTTGTGGAGGAACACCAATAGGTAAAATATATGTGACAGGTCAGACAGGTGTTGCGCCATATTCGTATTATTGGAGTAATGGTCAAACAGGAAATACAATAACTGGATTAACGTCTGGAAATTATTCGGTGCAAGTTATCGATAGTTTAGGGTGTTCTAAAACTGAAAGTGCATTTGTTGAAAATGTTCCTGCAATAGGTTTTGGCCTTTTTACTGTAACGCCACCTAGTTGTTTTGCAAGTGATGGAGTTATTAATTTAACAATAACAGGAGGAACCGCTCCATATTATTATTCTGCGTCTACTGGTTTTTTTGAAATTTCATATAGTAAAACATTTAGTTTAAGTGGATTGTCTTCCGGACAATATAATTTTTTAGTGACTGATTCAGGTCTTTGTAGTATTATAGTAGGAACAACATTAAATACACCTCAGGGAATCAGTTCAATTAATATTACAACTCAAAATTCCACATGTTCAAGTGTTGATGGTTCTATTACTGCATCTGTCATTGGCGGAACAACTCCATACACATATACATTAATTGAGCCTGGTGGAAATACGTTAGTTATTAGTAGTTTTCAATCAACACAAGTATTTTCAAATTTAGAATCTGGAACTTATACTATTTCAGTTCAAGATGCAAATGGATGTGCATTTATACAAGAAACTACTTTATTTACCGAAAATAAATTCACAATTTCAACATTAACTACGCCAACAACTTGTGCTCAAAATAATGGAGCTATTGAAGTTATGAGGACAACTGGAGGAACTGCTCCTTTTAATTTTTCTTTGGATGGTGTAGTCAATATTATTGATACTAATCTTGATACGGTAACATTTACAAACGTATCATCTGGTCAACATACTGTAACAGTAACGGACGCTGTTGGATGTACTCAAAAATCTCAAGTGTTTGTTAATGGAAGTTCCTTAGTTGATTTTACATTATATAGTACTTCTTGTGGTAATGGTTCTGATGGTACAATCAGTGCGCTCATTTCTTCTGGAGTTCCACCATTTACTTTTAATTGGTCAGATAATGTACCATCGAATCCGCAACAAATACAAGTGTCAAATCTTACTGCCGGAACATATAGTTTAACAATCATTGATAGTAATTCATGTTCGTTACATAGAACAATTTCAATTAATTGTTCTCAATTATATGCATCTTATCAAACATACGCTATGGGATGTGAAGTATTTCAAATAGAGTCTCCAACCAAATATGGATTAACTCAAATGTTAAATGAAGGATTTTTTGATTTAACATCTGGTAATACAAATTGTGATTTAATTTCGGCAACATTTACTGCAAAAGTTTCAATAAAACCGTTAGGTACTGTTATAAGCCAAGTTTTTTACACTGCAACTACATTAACATCAGCTCCAAGTGATAATTTATGGTATGACGAGATTCAAAGTATATTACTTGGAATTCCTGGAATTGGGTCAGTTACCATAGAGGCTTTTAATAATCAAATAACAATAACAACAAGTACAATAAACCCTATTCTTAACAATCAAGAAATAATTATAGAATTAATTATCATATATGATATTATGTGTTTAACATGAGACAAATAAGAATAACAGAAATATCGGGCAGTACATATCCTATATCAGTTTATATAGCAGATATCTACGGTAATAATCAAACATTGATTGGGATTATACCATCTGGTCCTGTACCACCAACAATAGCATATAATATTACTATTCCCGCTATTTTTGAAACAGCACCAGAAGTGATGCTTTTGTTAATTGATAATAATGGATGCCAAATTTTTAAAATTTTAGATTGTGTATTATCTTGTTCATTTGAGATTATTATAGAGTTATCCGTATGTCCTTAGAATGAAACAGAATGATTGTGGTATTTATTAAATAAAACTCAGTGGATGACAACATACTCTATCATAGTCGTAAATAATACACCCGGTTGTGGTAATATTATAGAACAGCAAATAAACGTTGATTGTTGCACGACATGTATTGTTAGCCTTGACCCAGCATCAAATGCAGTAGGTCCATTTAGTATTTACATTGATGATATTATTTTTGGTTCTGGGTATTCAAGAACTCAAATGATTGATGGTATTATCATTTATTTACAATGTGTAACTCAGACTCCAACTCCAACGCCTACTTTAACACCAGTAACTCAAACTCCAACACCTACTGAGCCCGTTACACCAACTCCAACACCTACTGAAACGGTTACTCCAACTCAAACACCTACTGAGCCCGTTACACCAACTCCAACACCTACTGAAACGGTTACTCCAACTCAAACACCTACAGTAACTAATACTCAAACACCTACTGAAACTGTTACTCCAACTCAAACACCAACATTAACTAATACTCCAACACCTAGTGCTTCTTTATATCGAGCTTATGTTTTTCCTGAACCGCAAGATAGTGTCTCTCAAAATAATTTGGGTCAGTATATGTATGATAATGGTTCAAATAATTACTATGGATATACTAATAGTGGAGGTCCTGCAGGAGGGGAAAGTTATGGTTCTGATTTGGCGATATATGTTCAATATTCTGGATGGACAGGGTCAAATGGTAACTTTATTACAAATGTATCAACACTATCAGGAAATATTAAACAATCTATTGGAACTGGAGTTGATTCATATGGATGTCCTCAAAATCAATACACATTTGGAAGTATTCCAATAAATACATCAAATGTTAATGTTAATCAACAGTATGTATATACTGTTTGGATTCCACTTGATGGTGTTGGGGGAACTTTTAATAATATGACACTTGATGTCGGAAGTGGAAATGCTTGTTCAACATCAATTATTAATAATGGAATACCGGATACGACAAATGCAGGGATTAATGTTTTAGTTCCAAGTGGAAGTGTAATTCCTTCAGGAAACTATAGGGTATTATGGATGCTTGAGTTGTATTTAATTCCTTCATTATCTAATTTACCATTAAACTCTACTTTATGGATAAAGGGAAATACAAAATCATAAAATAATTAAAATAACAAATTAACTATGGCAGTTCCTTATAAAAATCCATTAACCTCATCTCAACTTTCAGGCCCAAATAGTATATCTAGAACTAGTACTTTTGGTACTAATTTTTCTGTATTAGATATTGGAGGTTATATGGAAGTTTACTATTTAAGTGACCTTTCATTAACATTAACAGCTAATACGTATCCAGCGGTAATACAATTATCGGCGAATACAATAGCGATTAATTTTACAAAAGGAACTGGTTCAGCCTTTTCTCCTGATGTTATTAATTTAAATTCAGATAATATTTCAAGTGGAAGAAGAAGGTTGGGAATGCAAGTATATGTACATGAGACTGATACAGTATATCAATATATTATACAAAACTATCAAACATTATGGGATAATTTATCTGGACTTACAGGTAATTCTGGAGTGACAATGACAGATTATTCTACAACAATAAATAATCGTTCACAACAAGGTCAAAACTTTATTAATGCTTGGACAGCTTCAACAATTGAAGGATATAATGGAGTTGAAAGAAATGATGCTAGATGGAGAATAGTTCGTGGGACGGATATTCAAATTACTGGAGGAACTTATTTTTCAGGGACTCAAATTTTAGATTTATATAACAATACGGGAGGTACTATTACAATTACAGGATTTAATGGTACTATAACCGCAGGAACTTATGATAGTAATGCTCAAATTTTATACTTAAATAATAGTGATAATAGTGTTATTACTATTACAGGATTTACATCAGGAACTTCTGGTTCTTCAGGGACAAGTGGTTCTTCAGGGGCAAGTGGTTCTTCAGGAACGTCAGGAATAAGCGGAGTTGATGGAACGGATGGTACCTCAGGTAGTTCTGGTTCTTCAGGAACGGATGGTACTTCAGGTAGTTCTGGTTCTTCAGGAACGGATGGTACCTCAGGTAGTTCTGGTTCTTCAGGAACAGATGGTACTTCAGGTTCAAGTGGAACAGATGGTACATCAGGTAGCTCTGGTTCTTCAGGAACGGATGGTACTTCAGGTAGCTCTGGTTCAAGTGGAACGGATGGTACTTCAGGTAGCTCTGGTTCAAGTGGAACAGATGGTACATCAGGTAGTTCTGGTTCTTCAGGAACGGATGGTACTTCAGGTAGTTCTGGTTCTTCAGGAACAGATGGTACATCAGGTAGCTCTGGTTCAAGTGGAACAGATGGTACTTCAGGTAGTTCTGGTTCAAGTGGAACGGATGGTACTTCAGGTAGTTCTGGTTCTTCAGGAGCAGATGGTACGTCAGGTTCAAGCGGAAGTTCAGGAACGTCAGGAATAAGCGGAGTTGATGGAACAGATGGTACTTCAGGTAGCTCTGGTTCTTCAGGAACAGATGGTACTTCAGGCAGCTCTGGTTCAAGTGGAACGGATGGTACTTCAGGTAGTTCTGGTTCTTC